AATCTTCATTCCTTCTTGGGCTTTAGCTATCTGATTATATACATTAGATAATGCTTTCTTATAATTGGGGTCAGTTGCATATCCACCTTTAACTACTCTATCAATAAAGTCTCCAGTGAAGGCATTATATCTTTTATTATTTAATAATGATACATGATAATTAGCATAATCATCTATATCTTTAAAGTCTCTAAAACTGTCATTAATGTAAATACTCTTACCATTTACTACTTCTCTAGTTCTCCTTGTAGTTCCTTTCCCCTTTATTCCTCCAAAGTTGAATTTGCCTGACTGACTTTTTCCCCAATTACTTTCCAAAGCTGACTGGGCTACTAAGTACTTTGCATATTTAGTATCTAAACCTCTAGCTTTAAGTGCATTTTCAAATGCAGGAGTCATTGTCTTTATAAATTCATCCTTTGACTTTATATTGATAGGTGCAGATTCTTTATTTTCTACAACAGGAGTTTCTTCCTTAGAAGTGGGAAGAGGTTCTGTATTTACCTTCTCTTCAACAACTGGCTCTTCTTTTTTCTCCTCTGCTTTAGCCATTACATTCTGCCTATTAGTTTCCAATCTACTTATCGGAAGTTCTTTAATTTCAACAGTAGCTACAGGCTGTTCAAATACTGGGCCTTCATAAGGAGCTATACTATTATATGTAGTAAATATATTTCCTCCTAACTGTCGTTTAAGAGTAGTGGGTTTTTTTAAATCAGATGTGGGAGTTGTCGATTTAACAACTTTCTTTCTCATGTCTCGTTTAGTCCCTGTTAGAATTTTATGATTCTTTACTAACGGAGACTCTTTAAATTTCATCGCCATATTCTTTTAATCCATTTATACTGAAAGACTTTTCTGCTTTCATAATAATCAACCTCGTATTGAGCCATTCTAGCTTCTCTTTCAAAAGATACAGCTTTATATGCAGTATTCCAATTTCTATAAATAACTAACTTAATAAGGAACTCCAGTACATATAAAGGATAGTAAGGAAGTATTCCAACTTCTAACATTTGTATTGTATGAGTTCCTTCATGTCTGGCTGCCATATCAGTAAATTTTTCTAGAACATTCTTTATTCTAGTGACCATTATCCCAAAGAAATTAAAATACTTGAAGCCCTTAAAAGGAAGTAACTTGTTAATAAAGAATAAGAGTTTTCTTTTCTTATCCCATACGAATTTCATACTTTAAATTTTAGTTAGGTTGTCCGTAATTTTCATCTAACCATTTTCTAAAGGATTGAGCATCGAAGTTTTCTAATGATTTAATAACTCCTCCTTTTGCATGTTTCCACTTAGCTGCATTACGAGCAAAATTAGCTCTTTTCTTTTGCAATGGAGTTGCATTTGGATTGTTGAGTACAGACTTAGCATGTTCTTGAACACTCTGTCCTGCCTTCTTTGCTGATGCTGTAAACTTACCTTTGTTTTCAGGTTTTATATGGATTCCACTTCCACTTTTATGTTTCGGAATCAATCTACCTCCCTTTTTAAAATAATCTGCTTGTTCGTAGCTAAGTGAATTTACATAGGCTACGGCTGCTTTGTGCAGTCTGTCCAATAAAGTTTTATTCTCTCCCATAGTATAATAAAATAATTATTTCATTTTGTAGACTACAAAAATATAGCTAAATTTGCACAATAACAAATGAAAGTATGAATTATATGAAATAATGTGGAAAATTTAAGTAAAGATTTTTAAAACTATTTAACTATTTAAGAATTTAAAGAAACAGAACAATTAGTATGTTAGATTTTATTAAAAAGGTGTTCAATTTTATAAATGGCTTGAATCCTACAGTTAAAACCATAATCATAATGGGACTACTGTTTTGGTGTACACAAGTATGTTTAGTAAATCAAAGTAGGCTATTTATAACTGACTACATCGAGTCTGTTGAGTACAATAACAGAAAATCTGAGGAGTATTCTCTAAAAGTCTCTCCCAAAATTAGGAGACAAGTAGAGAACATTAGGAACAAAGATACAGATGCTTCAAACGTTCTTCTATTATCTTTTCACAATACCAAGAAAAGTTTACAGGGTTTTTCTTATATGTATTTAACGGCATTAACTGACTCTCCAAGGGGTATAGATGATGAAAGTTGCCTTGACATATGGACAAATCTTCCGTATTTACAGTTCTCGGACGAAGTAGAAAAGATTAGAAGAGCTAGCTATTTAAGAATAGACTCGTTGGAATCTGCAAAGGAAAAGTTTCCACAGTTATACAAGAAACTAAGATTGAGCGGAGCTTGTGCCGCAGCACTTTACCCGATTGAGGGTATTGATAGTGAAGGTTCTATAGAACCTGTTGGAATGATTGTCGTGATGTACGACGAACCAAAACGCTATTATTTAGGATATTATAATGAATGTATTGCCCCTTATATTCAAGTACTTTCCACGCTATTAAACTATAATACAATGTACAAAAATAAACAATGAATTATGCAAGTCGATAAGAAAAATGGTAATGTATGTTACAATGATGAAGCACACATCTATTGGAACGAAAATGATGAATCTAGATATATATCAGTTACTACACTAATACACTCTTTTACTCAACCTTTTGATAAGGAATTTTGGAGTGCCTATAAAGCATTAGAAAAACTTATTCCAAAAGAAAATTGGGCAATAGAAAAGAAATCACTTTTATCTACTAAAAGATTTGATACATCTATATTGAATTTATATAATATTGATGCTGGAGTATTTAGTGATACGCAACAAGATATACTAGACGAATGGGATAAGGCTAATAAAGACTCTTGTGAACGAGGTACTGCAATTCATGCAGAATTAGAAAATCAATATTACAAGAAGCCGAAGGATATAAGCCTTAAAAAGTACGGACTCGGAGGTAAATTCGAGTGTAAGAAAGGGTATACAGAATTAGATATGAAACAGGGAGTTTATCCTGAATATCTAATATCATATGAGTCAGAAGATGGGATGTTAAAAATTGCTGGACAGATAGACTTATTAATAAAAGATGGTAATGACATCTATATTGTGGACTATAAAACCAACAAGAAAATTGACCAGAAATCTGGATTCGACACATCAACAAAGAAAAATGCAACAATGCTTTATCCACTTACTAATCTAATGGATTGTAATTATATGCATTACACTATGCAATTAAGCACATATGCTTATATGTTACAGCAATTAAATCCAGAGTTTGTAGTAAAGCAATTAATATTAGTGCATTATGACCATGATGGCAACGAAACTACATATAATCTCGATTATCTAAAAGAAGATGTAGAGAGAATGTTTAGCTTCCATAAGAAAAACATGATTAAGGAAAAACAACGAGCTAAAAGACAAAGGATAGAATATTAATCTTAGTAGAGAAGAATAAATTTAAGGAGCATTTTTAAAGCCTTATATAACGCTTTAAATGTTAAGCAATGTAATAGAGATTCGAACGGATTAATATATCCTTATTTATAGACATGAATGTAGGACATATTGTAACTGGACACTTAAATGAAGTTCTCAATTTGAAACAAGATATTTCAAAAAAGAGACTAGAGATATGTAAAACATGTCCCTTATTTACTCCTAAATTAGGAGGAATGTGTAATAGAAGATTATGGTATAATGCCCAGACGGGAGATGTAAGTACAGTTAAATTAGATGGATATGTGCGAGGATGTGGTTGCAGACTAAAAGCAAAAACCACAATGTCAAGAGAATCTTGCCCCGCAGGAAAATGGTAAAAATTTTAAAATGTAAATGAATTATGGCACACAACCCAGCAGAATACGAAAAAGTAAAAATAGCACAAGAATTAGTAGGATTAGACTCAGGTGACCAACACTTTGTAATGTCAGCAGAAGAAGACGTTAAAGAGAGAATGGCAAGAGACGCTGCTGTCAAATTTAATAATAGTGTTGACGAATATACAGCTAAAATGGACGACTATATTAAAGATGTTGAAGAAAAGGCAAAGAGTATTGCTGAAAATATGAATGGATTAGAAATCATGCCAGTCTTCAATTATATGATAGTTAGACCTTATGACCAAAATCCTTATCAGAAAATTAAAGTTTCTTCATCAGGACTTATTTATGATTTAGGTGGACACAAACCAGAGTTTAAGAACCCTGATAATGGACAACTAGAAGAAGAAGAAAACTTCATTGTTGTAGGTAAAGTAATTGAAGTAGGTCCAGAAACTAAGTATGTTAGAGAAGGAGACGATGTATTCTTTACTAAACCTTCACAAACTCCAATACCATTCTTTAAAATGGGACTTGTCTATGTAAGTGAACAACGTGTTCTTGCAGTAGTAAATGAAAAATTAAGAGCTCGTTTCCAAAGAGCTGCAGAAGGAAAACTAAAAGCATACAATAAATTTTAATTATGGAAGAGAAAATATACTTTTTGCCTGGCGATGTGGTAACACTACGTCAGGCAATTCCTTATAAGCCAACTATGATTGTTGTGAAGAAGGAAACAAAGATAATAAACCCACGTAAATCTGCTGGAATAGAAGGATTTACAGGGGGGAAAGAAGATTGCCTTAAAGGAATTAAATGTAGATGGTTCACATCAACTGGTGAATTACAAGAAGCAGTATTTAACACAAAGGATTTAATAAAACTATAACAATGGTTTCTAGAAGAAAACTTAGACAACAGACTGAGAGAAACTCACAAGCTGCACAATCATCTTTAGCTAACTTTAAACCAGCAGCACCAGCGGCACCCTCTTACCCTAATTTAGGAACTAGAATTGGGCAACAACCTCAAGGACTTTCTCTTAGTGAGAGAAACGAAATGAGAACCAAGTTGAACAACACCAATGGTAAGAAGATGATACAGGATACAAATGCTAAATTTAGAGAACAGCCAAGTAGGTTTACTGGCTCATTTAATAATGCATTTGCGGCAGCTAGACAGAAGGGATTGCAACAATTTGAATGGAATGGCAAACTGTATGGAACACAATTAGCTACTCAGCAAAAGGCTCCCACACAGCAAAAAGCTGCTCCTGCTAATGAACCTACTTATCTTGATTCTATGAGAAGAGGTTCTCTACCACAAGTAGATGTAGTAGCAAAGAGAGTTTCAACTACTCCTATTCCTGCTCCGGTACAGCCTGCACAAAACACTCCAAGTGCAGACTCTTTAGGATGGGGAAGTAACCAAGGCCCTTATCGTTCAGCAGGAACTATTGCTCCTACACGAGGATTTGATAATAGAGGAGCATATTCTACGACAGGTGGTTCATTTACAAATACAGTTGGAAACAATCCAAATTACGAAACTTCTCCACAAATAAGAAGGTATACTCCTTCTTTCAGATTTCCTGGAGTTCAAAGCAACAAGAAGGGAGGAAAACTTGAAGACAAACAAAAAGCATTTGTTGCATATTTAATTCAAGCTTCTGGAGTAGAAAACGAAGATGAGTTAAATGATTACATTCAAGATTTAGGACAAGAAGGATTACAAAAAGAATTGGAGAAATTTGAAGAACTTATGACACAAGGAACTGAACAAGTACCGGCAGCAGCTAAAGGTGCTAAATTAAATTATATCAAATCACTAAGAGGACAATGCCCAGATGGATTTGAAATGCAATATTTCAAGAAAGGTGGAGTAATGTGCAGTCAATGTATTAAGAAAGCACAGGCACAAAAAGCTACCAAGGCAGAGAAGGGAACTAAAGTAGTTCAAGATTTTAAAGCTGACATGAAGAAATGTGGCGGAAAGATGAAAGGTAGAATGAAGAAAAAAGAAGACGGAGGAAAAGTAAAGACTATTCCCGGAGTTTTAGATACGAAAGAAAATAAACTGTCTCCAAAGAGTAAAGTACAAATAAAGAAACATTACTTTGGAGGAAAACTCTAAGTAACTTATGCAGAAAATATTTCTATATGATAATGTAAATAATAGAATAGAGTTAAATGTTCCGGAAATTTTACTCACTCGTGAGTTTAAAGCCCTAATGGATAAAAAAAGAAATATTACTCCCAAGGATAAAGAAGGAAAACTTGGAACTCAAGCATTTAAAGAATTTACATATATATGGCTGGCATTAGATTGGCTGTCTCCTTATGCTGATTACGCAGAACAAGAAAGACACCAAGAAGCTTTAAAAGACGCAGGACTTACTCAAGCAGAGTTTGATGACCCAATATTTAGAGCAGCTTGTAGAAAGTATAGAGCTTTACAAGAGGAAACTCGTTCAATAAAGATGCTAAAGGCAGCCCAAAACACGGTTGATAAATTTATTGACTATTTTAACAATATAGACCCAGAAGAGAGAGACCCACAAACTGGCAGACCTGTCTTTAAAGTAAAAGATATTATGGCAGAAATCTCTAGTTTATCTAAAGTTAATGATGAACTTAAGGCATTAGAAGGTCAGGTTAAGAAAGAACTTGTTGAAGATTCTTCTTTACGTGGAGGTGCTACTGATGGATTTATACCTAAAGACTTTTAATTATGGCTAGAGGAAGAAAAAAGAAAGTTGTTGAAGAACCTACTTTAGATATCCTTCCGGAAAGAGTCCAACGAATATTACAAGAAGTAAAACAGAAAGAGGACCAAGAGTTCAAGGATGAAATTACTTCTCTAATAAAGGCTAGAAAAGGAGAATGGGATGTCACTATAAATGATGATATCCCATTTTTTGATTCCAATCTATCCTACGAACTTACAGGATATAAACCTATCGATGATAAACATGGGTTGGATTTTGACCCAGCTTGGTATACTGAAGCTAAGGATACATTTATGAGAACAGGACATTACTGTACTTATAGATTTGGAACCAAGCCTTATAATGACTTCTGGACGCAAGAATATATAAGATGCAGAGATGGAATGACAGTTAATGGATATACAATTACTGGTGATAATTATTTCTTCTTGAATTATTATCAATTAATGGACTTGACATCAGCTGACAAAGCCGGTGGTGGTAGACTTTATGACTTCCCAAGATTCTTTGTAAAACAGTATGAATATTTCCATTACGTTGAATTATGTAAGAGATTAAGAAAAAATGCCATAGGACTTAAAGCCCGTGGAGTTGGATTCTCTGAAATCGGTGCTGCAATTGCAGTAAACACATATAATTGTAGAAGAAACTCTGTTATAGTTATTGCAGCTCAACTTGAAAATTATCTTACTAAGACTCTTAGTAAATGTTGGAAACAGTTGGACTTTTTAAATGACTATACTGATGGAGGATTCTTCAAACTAAGGCAAGTAGAAGATACAGCTCTTAGTAAGAAAGCATCTGTTTATAAAGTAATAAATGGACAGAAAGTAGAAGCTGGATGGATGTCAGAAATCACTGGTATCAATGCTGATAAGCCAAATAAGATTCGTGGTGACCGTACCGACTTATTAATATACGAAGAAAGTGGTTCTTGGCCTCAATGGAAAAGAGCTTTCGAACAGGGAGACGCTCTTGTAGGTATTCAAGGAGCAAAGTTCGGAATTAAAATGGCTTGGGGAACAGGTGGAGATAAAGGTCCTTCACTTGAAGGATTAGCTAAAGCATATGAGGAACCCGATACATATGATGCTCTTCCTTACAGACATAGATATACTCCAACTGGTGAAGAAGTTATTACAGCTTACTTTATTCCTGCATATACTATCATTAATAGACCAGGACTTATTGATAAAAGAGGTTGGACAGACCCAGTTAAAGGTAGGGCTTATTATGAAAAGGAAAGAGACAAGAAAGCAGCTGACCCTGAAACTTTAATTATACACTGTGCTGAATATTGCTTTACAGCAGACGAAGCTCTAGCTTTGGAAGGTACTAATAAATTTAATAAGGTACTTATTTCAGAACAGATTGCAAGAATTAGAGTTGACAAACAAGGTCAGAAAATTAGTGTAGGTTCTCTTGAATATAAGTTTAATGGCCCAGTACAAAAAGAAAATATAGTTGGCTTTAAATGGATAGAAAACTCTGCTCATGGTAAAGTACATATATTGGAACATCCTATTTGGACTATTGATGATAAACAACCTAAGATGAGGGATATGTATGTGGCTGGAATAGACAGTATTGATATTGGACAGAAGGAAACTTCTGATGCTACTAAAGACCCTTCTGATTTTTGTATTGTAATTAAGAAAAGAATTAGAGGTCTTACTGACCCTATGTATGTTGCCTATTATAAGGACAGACCTCAAGACGTAAGAGATGCATATAAAATTGCACTAAAACTTATGGAGTATTACAATTGTCAATGTGTAATTGAAGCATCTAAAGTTGCCATGATTACATGGGCTAGAGAAAATAAATGTCTTAATAGGTTTATGAGAAGACCTAGGGCTACTATGCCTGATGTTCAAAATGGACAAAGTAAACAGTACGGTGCTCCAGCAACAGTGGCAGTTATTGATTTACAGACTGACTTAATTGCAGACTTTGTAAATGACTATTGTCATACAATATGGTTCCCAGAAATGCTTGATGAACTTAATCGTTATACTGATGAGAATAAGCGAAAGTTCGATATTGTGGCGGCTATGGGTATGGCTGAACTTGGTGACCAAGAATTACAAGGAATAATACCTAAAGCTGTTGAAAATGTAGATGATGCATTTCAAGACTTTGGATATTATAGAGACGAGAATGGAATTAAAAGGTGGGGAACTATTCCTAAAGAGAAACCTAATATTCCTAAATATGATTTATTCCCTTATCATTATGACAACGACAGAACTAGAAGCAGCAATCCTCGACATAATCCGCAGATGCTACAAAATGGAATATACTAGCAAACTTATAGTGAAAGAACTTCCAGAAGGAGGTTATTCAGCTATATTTGCGATGAATAATATTGATAAACCGTTAGTAATCTCTGGACAATTAGGGGCTTGCGACTTTTTGAAATATATAGAACAAGAACTTAAAGACAAATGTCTTTGGAGAGTTGAATATTCATTAGGATATCAATCATTCCCAGAGCCTTGTCCAGAATCACCTGAACAAACAAAATGTAAAAATGAAAGATACTAAAAAGAATGAAGAGTTGATGGAAGCTACCAACAGGGCAATCAGCGAGCTGGTTTATCCTAAGTACAGGTTGCAAAAAGCATACAACTACTATAACTGCAAAAGAGATGCTGAGCAGTACAGATTTCTTGAAGAAAATTATGGTATAGGTCAACCTACATCAGTAGAATTCATACCTCTTATTAGGAAACATGTGGATGCTTTAGTAGGAGAGTTTCTAGGAACTCCAATTCTTCCTAAAGTATCTTGCAAAGACTCTGCAACGATAAGTGCCATCACTCGTGAAAAAGAAGTCGCAATTTCCTCTGAAGTATATAGTCTTCTACAAAAACACTTAAAGAACTCTATGCTTAGCTTTATTGACGGAAGAGATATTACAGATAAAGCCATAGAACAACAAATACAAAAGTTGATTGATGATTTAGACCAATCATTTATTTCTCAATATGAAATGGCAGCTCAAAATGTTATTGAGTATATTATGCAAAGTAGAGACACAGACCTTATGACTAAACTAAGAATATTGTTCTTAGATTTACTAATAACTGGTTATGCTTTCTACAGAGTAAAGCCATCTACAAGTAAGGGAAATATTGATATAGAGGTACTTAATCCTTTAAATACATTTATTGATAGAAATCCTGAATCTATATATATTAAAGATTCTTATAGAGTTGTTGTAAGAAAATGGCTTACTAAGAATCAAATCTTAAATATATATGGTAGAGATTTATCAAGAGATGATATTGCTAAAATTAAAGACTCTTGGCATCAAAGCTTTGATACTTCTCATTATTATGTAAGGTCATTTGCTGATGTAAAGAGTGGCGCTCCTATGACAGACGGACTTGAAGCAGGAAGAGAAATAGTTCCTGGATTTCCAGATGAAGCTATTCAATCTTACAATTATAAACTAATTCCTGTTTATGAAGTAGAATGGACTGAAACTGATAAAGACTATAACCTACAGAGATATGAAACTGTTCGTATAGGACAGGAGATTTATATCTTAAAAGGTAAAAATGAGGAAGTAATAAGAAGTAAAGATAATCCTTCTTATTGTAGTTTATCAGTAAATGGAGTCTACTTTAATGATAGAAATAATGAGCCATTCTCTTTAGTATTAGCTTGTGCTAATCTACAAGATAGATATGACTTATTACATTTCTATAGAGACAATTTAATTGCAAATAGTGGGACTACTGGAGATTGGTTAGACTTATCAGTGCTCCCAACAGCTCTCGGAGTTAAACTTCCTGAAAGAATCCAGAAATGGATTGCTTATAAGAAATCAGGAGTTGCAATTATTGATACATCTCAAGAAGGAAGACAATTTAATAGTAATACTACATTCTCTGGATTTGATGATACGGTTAAAGCTCAAACTATCCAAGGTATTCAAATTGCAATTGATGCTACTGAGAACACAACAAGTTCTATTACTGGAGTCTTTAGAGAACGTTTAAATGGAATCCAACAAAAGGATGCAGTTACTAATGTACAGACAAGTGTTAATAATTCATTTATTATTACTAAAAAGTACTACCAACAAATGGATTTAGTAACTAATGAACTTCTTCTTGACTGCTTGAATATAGCTAAGATTGTATATAAGAATGGATTGAAGGGAACTTTAATTCTTGGAGATAAATATCAAAGAGTCTTTACTGCACTTCCAAAATACTTTACTGTTAGTGATTATGATATTCATATTGTAACAAGCACTGATGTTATTAAAGACATGGAATCTATTAAAGCTATTATCCCTGAATTTATTAAGAGTGGAACTCTAGAACCAGGAATAATCTTTGAAGCATTAACTGCCAAGAGCTTAACTGAACTTAAATATAAAGTACAGAAAGCACTTAAAGTACAGAAGGATGAAAATGGCCAGATGCAGCAACTTATGCAGCAGAATGAACAACTTCAACAGCAAGTACAACAACTTCAACAACAACTTCAACAAGCTCAAAATAAGGTTGAATCTCTTAATGAAGCTAAGTTACAAATTGAAGATAGAAAGGCTAAAGCTGATGAACAAATCGGATGGTATACAGCTAAGACTGATAGAAGGTCTAAAGATTCTAAAGCTGAAAACGACGATAAAAGAACTGAAATTGAGTACGCTCAATTATATGATGGCAATTCTAATAATAACGAAGTAAGAAATATATAATATATGACTCCTGTATTTAATGTATGTAAATCTAATACTTGCGGATTAACAATCACTGGTCTCTCAAGAGAGGCCGGTGAGTATCTGCCAGAAGATTCTACTGAAAACATAATTAACACTTTTAAGTACAGTGAAACTGTAACTGTAAATGTTATACAATTAGATAAGATAGACGAACCTGAATTTATTAAATCTACTGTTGTACCTCATTTAACTAACACTGATGAAGTAGAAGTAGATATATCTAAAGATGGTAACTACCGTATCTCACATATCATAATTCCCACTACAGAGTGGTTGCAAAAAGAAATAGATAATCCTAATAGTTCTTTATCTTCTTATGCAGTTGTGTATGTTTCTGACGGTTCTACAATATATAAGTACATAAATGAAGGGCTTGTTGAATGTCCTGCACTCGAACTTGCTGAAAGAAATCCTGACGGGACTACAATTTCCATAAGTGAAAAAAATACCTTTTCCATTTGTTATTTATCCAAATGTTTTGTTACTTTGTGCAATGAAATTTTAAACATGAACCTTCTTAAATGTAAGAGTAAAAATGCAGATTTAGACAACCTAATATTTAAGAGAGATTTTGTTTGGATGACTATTAACGTAATTAAATATTCCGTTAGCCTTGGTCAGTATGCAGAAGCCCAAAGAATATTAGAACAAGTAAATACTTGCAATGGTTTTTGTGATTCAATTAATAACAAATATAAAACTTTAAACAGAAGTTCTGGATGTGGATGCAATTAGTTTACTTAAACAGAAAATAATTGAGGATTATAATTCTTACGTGAAAAAACTATATAAGGGATACCGAGAAGACTATTCTTTAATTTTGCACGAAATAAGTTTTATAGAGACTCATACTAAATTAGATAACTGTGACTTTATTTATCAACAACTAATGTTAGCATAATATATGTCAGAATATAAAGTACTAGAAGAAGGAGTTCTACTTGATGACTGGATGAACGATAATCCAGAACAGCCATATATTCCTAAGAAAACTCCTAGCTGTAATTGCAACACTTGTCCAGACGAAGACGGACATCTACTAAAGGATAACTTCTTTGGGGAGTTCTTAACTGAAGCTGATAAGAGAAGAGCTAGAGAGAACCTAGGACTCAAAGATATGGAAGGCGATGCAGCCAACATTACTTATAAGACAGATACTGACCCTGATATAGAGTCGGTTAAAGACGCCTTAGATAAGTTGTTCTATGTTCCAATAACTATTAGCTCATTTACTGTTTCTCCTAATGAAGCAGAAACAGGTTCAGAAGTTAATACCCTTACATATAACTGGAAATATAATAAAGAGATTAAACAACAATACTTTGACGGAGAAGAAATTAATGCTTCACTTAGAACTAAAACTATAACTGGAGCATTTAAAACTACAACATCTAAAACCTTAACTGCATCGGACGGAACAGAATCCAAATCTAGTACTGCATCTTTAGTATTCAAAGATGGAAGATATTATGGAGCAAGTGCAACAGACCCAACAGTTTCTGATATGATTTCTTCTTTTACAAGAAGCCTGAATCTTACTAGAGGAAACAGTTTTACAGTTAATGCTAGAGAAGGTCAATATATCTATCTTTTAGTCCCATACTCTTTAAAAGATATTTCTTTTTCAGTAGGTGGATTTGAAGGAGGATTTTTTATAGTAGACGATAATTACCAATTCACTAGATATGAGGGAACTACTATAAAATGCGTTCTCTTTAGAAGTGATAATCCGGGCTTAGGAAGTACAACAGTAACTATTAAATAACATGGCAGTAGAGTTAATTAGCGAAATAGTTCAAAAAGGTGGTCAGGATTTCGCTCTAGTTGATGCCAATAACATTCGTGGAGGTTTCTACCAAGTAACCGAAATGAGCGAAAGAGATGCAATACCAGACAAAAGAAAAAAGAATGGTATGCTTTGTTTCGTACTCAATGACCCTGACAAGGTCTTTACATACCAATGGCTTAATGGTTATTGGATTAAAGCACAACTTGGCGGCGGAGGTGGTGGAGACGGAGACACTAGAGTTGAAATAGTATCAACGCCAGAAGAGCTAGCAAACAGAGTAGACTTGGAAAGAGCTGGACAAATCGTATATATCGAGAGTACAGATGAAGTTCTATTCTGGTCTAATAAAGACAAATGGAGCTCTTTTGACCATATTAAAATACAAGATACAGAACCAGTTGATGATGATGCAGTATGGATAAATACTAGTCAGAAATCACTACCTCAGTATACAAATCCAGATTTGGCTACTATAATAGAGGCAGTTGAAGCACTTAGAAAACTGGTAAATAAGCATGAATATGCATTTACACATGAGATGTCAAGTGGGGGTTTTGAAAATAGTGCAAGACTCGATATGATGAAAGCTGCTTCACCTTTGGAACCAGGAACGGAAACAGAATCGACAGCAGCAGAAGAATATCCAGAATACACTGAATATGAAACTCCAAATTTAAAGCACTTAGCTATTAAAGCAGGAACTTACTCAAGCCTGCTTGAGAATACAAGAAACTTTGTAAATAACGAATTACTATGGTGTACAGACACTAAACAATTATATATTATGAGTAATGGTAGTTTAAATTGGATTAATAAAAGCGGAAGTGGAGGTGGTGGAACCGAGTGGGACCCATCTGTTCTCGACGAACTGGATACCATTGGATTTGTTACCCCTAGTGGTCAAACATACAGGGTTAAGATAGAGAATGATGGAAAAATGGTTATCTATAAGAAGGAAATGGATACGCCACAAACTAAACCAACTGGAGGTCAAGAAGACCCTTCTGGATGGGTTTATGTTACATCACTATTCTTACAGAAGCTATATATAAATTCCATATATTGTGGAGGATTAACATCTAATGAACATAGTTACAACTATTGTTCACATCATTTTGTTGAACTCTCGAACCTAACTAATGAAGATATTAACTTGAATGGTCTTTCTTTGCAATATGCAACTGAAGGAACTCAATGGCAAGTACTTCCGTTATGGGGAACAATTAAAGCACAATCTACATTCTTAATTAGGGGTGCTCAATGTTCAGTAATGGATGCAAATACTACTAAGATTAAAGTAAAAACATATGATATGGAATGGAGAGATTCAAGCGGAAATTTAATGAAGTTTGATAACAACAAATCCAAATTCTATCTTACTTGGGGAACTACTCCCTCAACAGTTAGAAATCCATATTCAAATGCTGACGGAAACTACAGAGTATCATTGGGATATATTGACTTAGTTGGATTTAACAAGGAAAATGCAGAATCCTCTGATACAATTGATGCAAGTGAAAACAAACCGTATACATATTTAAGTACTGATAAACTCTTTACTAAATATTATGCAATGGACCCAGTAAGTCAGGCTACTAAAGCATTGGATAAAAGAAATAATGCTAATGATTGGTATTTTGTTGACCTCACTAAAGAGTTAGTTCCAAGTGTTGAAGCTTTTACTCCAAGAGCCTCATTTGAAAATAAAACAATATTCTATAATAAATCTAAACTAGTAAGTTTAAAGCCTAATTTAATATCTTGTACCTTTGGTAGACAAGCAACTGCTCCAAATGCCACAAGATGCTTTAACTGGGTATCAGTAGGATATTTTGACGAGTATCTATGGCATAGACCAAAAGGAAGTAGTGGCGAAGGCCCTTGGACTAAAGTAGAATCATTTAAAAACGAAACAGGTGTTAGAAAATACTATAATCGTATTAGAATGGAAGCTACCGATGGAACTCCATTTACTACTCATAAAGTAATTCTTAAAAACTTAGGAGTAGGTACTTATGAATACAGAGTAGGTAGAGCTGATGCAGATGGCAATCCAAGTGAATTTGCTAGTGATTCTTTAACATTTACAGTAAGAGGTACTGATGATATAAAAGACGATTTTACATTTGTTCAAGTAAGTGACCAACAAGGTTTTAACTGGGATGAATATAATGTTTGGAGAATATCAGCAGAGTATATAAAAAATCATGTTCCAGAAGCTCAATTTACTATTAATACTGGCGATATGACGCAGAATGGAAATAGAATCAATGAATGGATTGATTATTACAATGCTCGTAAATCTCTATGGGGAGTTGAAGAAATGGTAACAGTTGGAAATAATGACTTATGTCCAGCTAATATGTACGTATTAGGAAATGGTGGAGACAGTTCTAAAATTAATCCCTCTAATATGTCGTTCTTCTACACATTTGAGATGAATGAAACTAATCCTCCTATATTTACTATTGAAAATAAAGAGGTATTCATTGATTCTCTTTACTCATTTAATTATGGTAACGTACATTTCATGTGTGTAAACTCTGAAATTACTGACATGACAGAAACTAATATTTATGGATTAAGCACTGGAAAGATAACTTATCCATATATAAAACAATGGTGTCAAAAAGATATTGATGCTAATGCTTCTGCTGCTTGGAACATCGCTTACTGTCATGAAATGCCCTTTACTATTATTACTCAAAATGTTATCCAACAATTCTATTGGAATGACACTGAAAATAACAAAGTAGAGAGAAGTGGCAGCCATTTAAATTATAATGTACCTAATTCTGACAAATACTGGTTTAGTAAATTCTGTCAAGAAAACAATATAAGACTTGTCCTTGGAGGACATAAACATACATATAGCGTTAGTTGGCCTCTTAAAGAGAATTTCTCACAAGACGGAACTCCTATAAGTATGAAGCCAATTATTCAAGTGACTCAATCTGATTTAACTACTTACTTTAATAGTGATAGTTTATATGAGGAAACAGAAGGAGACTTGGCTGGACAAAAATTCCCTTCTGCTTGGAAAACTGATAATAACTTTAAACAGCATAAACACTTATGTACATTTGAGTTAGTTGATAATATCACTGCTCCTGTGTATGCGATGTGTCAAGCTACTGGTTATAAACATACATCCAATAAGGAATTACCCGCACCAAATATACCTTGGTTAAGACGCTACTTCCCTGCTACTGTTAAAGTTGTAGACCAAACCAACATTACTGCAACAGTAAATGCTGGACAGAGATATCCATTCTATATTATATGGAATGTTACTCCTACTCAAATAACAGGTACAGTTAAGAAGATTAATTATGTATTTACCTCTGCAGGTAAGTTTAATATTAATATTCAAAGTAGTGTTAATCCACCAGAAGCTATTGGTGGTAATGGGGAAGAAAACAACGGAAATGATTTAATTATCATAAAATAATGTCAGGTAAAAGTGTAAGTATAAAAAACAAAACTACTAATGAATGGGAAATCGTCGCAGGTAGCGACGCTTCCCAAATTAGTACTTCTAATCCTGACGTGCTAGTATCTGGAGAAGTAAATATCTCTGTTGACCAAGCACTCAGTAGAACCAACAAAAAGATAGAAACACTTCAACGTAATGTTTCGTGGCTTGCGGAACATGGCGGGGGAGGCGGTGGTGGGGGAGGAGATTTCACATCCTCTATTAAATTAACTAACGGTGGTATTACAACATCTGAAGGAGTTAATATTCTATATTCTACCACTAAAGAAGTTAAACTAGATTACTTAATCACAGCATTAAAGAACAACCAAAAATTTACTATAACTGTTTCTCTAGACGGAAATAGTGTTATTTCAGGACAAGAAGGATGGTCTGGAACTCCGGGAAGTTTAATTATTAAAAACATATCCCAGTACTCATCATCAAATAGTCACTCGGTAGTAGTTACTGCAACCGATGCAGAAGGAATTAACGCTACTCCTTATATGTTAACTGTAATTGAATCATCTATTAATTTATCAAGTAGTGTTTCATCAGTTACTGCAACAATTGGATTGGCATATAAAATAACATATACAGTTACTAATAAAGTACTGGCTGCAGACACATCTTTGATTGTTAACAATGTCACTAATGGTGTTTCTAAAACATTTGAGCTTGGTAAGTTTACATCTACTGAACCTTTGTTATATGATGTTGATTTCTTCAGCTTATTTACAGGAACTCCAACGGCAGGTTCTTCTTACACTATTGAAGCATTTGCACAAACATCTATTGACGGAAAAACTATTACTTCTGATAAAGTAACTAATAAAGTTGTAGTAGAAGACGGAACTTCTCTTGTAGTACTTGTTGATGGTATTACAACTAAAGAAGAAGTAACAGCAGGAACACCTGCAACAGAGTTCCCTCAAGGTGGTAATATCTCATTCTCATTCACTCCTTATCTATCAGGTATTAGCATTATTTACTATGCTGTTAGAATGAAGAGAGGAAACATCGTAAGAGATATTGGAACATTTGAGCCTGATGCAGAAAACCCATTCAATGAAAACCAATATGTGCAAAGAGGTAAACAACAAATCTTTAGTTGGGCTGTTGCACAGAATGACGATTACTTAGGTGATTGGGACATTACATTGAGATGCTGGTCTGAAAAGGGTTCTCCTATGACAGATACACAACTTGCTTGTGTTGTTGTAAAATCTGCACAATCTTTAATTGCTGACCAAAATCCTAGAAATACTAGATATGCAAGTTGGAGTATTAAGAATGAGTTTCCGACAGCTCCCACTGCAACTACATGGATGTCAAAAGAATTAAACTATATATCTCCGGGAACAACAGACCCGATTGTAGTAAATACTCCTTTAAATGTATATAATACTAATGGAGAACTATCTGGATTCTTATCTAGCAATGGACAAACAAAACTAAGACTCAGTGGTGAATCTTACGGTATAGTAGATTTACAACCATTTAAGGATGAAATAAGTGATAATAATAACTGGTCAAGACTAGGATTTACATTCTCTGTAACTCTAAAAACTGACCTACACCCGTTCTCTGATAGAACTATATTCTTTATAGGAAATTACAGTTCTGACGGAACATTCTCCGAAGGTATTAAAGTTGGATTGGAAGACATTGTATGGTCTTACGCTGACGGAAATATCAAGGAAACAATCTCTTGCAAGCTACAACAGAATGTTATTAATACTCTTGACTTTATAGTTGATAAGAATAATAGCGAAGTTAAAATCTTTATCAATGGAGTACTTAATGCTGCAAGGGAAATCAAATCTGACTTTACTTGGAAAACTACAAGTAAGTTCTATTTGGCTTGCGATGCTGACGCAAATGGAAATATAGGTAACTTTGCCGATGTTGAACTTTACGATATGAGATTCTTTAGAAGTGCATTAAACGATAAACAGATTGTAATTAATGCTTTAAATGCAAGAGCTAACGCTTCACTTATGTCGGACGGTACAGTAGATTTCTCTCTGTATAACTCTTGGAAATCAAAGAACTTCTTTAGTACATCAGAATCAACAGCATCTTCAACTTTATGGGACGACCAGAACAATACATATGCAAACATCAATTTCGATGCTTTAATTAGTGACTCTAATAAGAAGCCGCCTCTTCCAGTAGTTTATATTGACTGTGGTGGTTCTGGATTTACTAAGGCAGTGTATGAAGCTGTAGGTGCAAACCCTACAGAATATACTGGTTGTACATTTAACTACTTCGACCCTAATTCTACTAAGAGTTCAGCAGTATCTACTGGAGAATTATCAGTACAGATTCAGGGTACATCATCTACTGGTTATAGAAGTAAGAACTTAGAAATAATGTTCAGAAAAGAACTATATGATGATTTAGGTGGTTTAATCGGCCCAGAGCTATTCCAGCCAAATAATACATGGATGCCTGAAAGTCAATTTACATTGAAAGCTGACGTAGTTGACTCTGCTCATGCTAACAATGCTTCTATTGGTAAATGGATTAATGATAATGCAGACTTACTGTTTGATAAAACCCCACCAATGGAACAACTTGAATCAAGACGTCCTGTTGATACTAGAGATAAAACAGTTACACATCAAAATGTAACAATTAAGCATACACTTGAAGGATTCCCTTGTATCTTACTTATTAAGTTTGATGGAACTGATACTCAGGAAATGTTAGGTATTTACTCCTTTAACTTAGGACGTAATGCTTACTTTAACATGGGATTCAAGTTTTTTAAATCATTCTCAAGAAGAATCAAGGATTCATCTGGACAGTATCAAGAAAACCCAGTTCCTGCTTTCATTACTACTTACGAAACATATAAAGATAATGAAAATTTTGGAACTATTGACCAAAGACAAATATACTCTTATGAGTTCTCTGAAAATGCTAACATCATTATCAAAGACGATGGAACTAAGCAGATGACTGCTCTGTTCATGCAGGACGACTTATCTATCTTGCAGCATGTTGGAGAATTTAGGTATAATGGAGCAAATGGAGATAACTCCGATGTATCTGATAACAATATTTGGCAAAGACTTCAATTACTATTTACCGACTTAGCCAGTATGACTGGTGAAGCTGTTGATAAGTATAGATGGAATGTCCAAACAAAAGGCTACGAAAAAACAGGAGACCAATATGCAGCCCAACAATCTTGGTCAGCCCTAGCTGATGATTTAACTAATAGGCTAAATATTAGAAATGCTTATTCTTACTATATAGTTTGTATAGCATTTGGACTTGTGGACTCTCTTGGTAAGAACATGACACTGCGTTCTTGGAACGTTGGAGGAAGCCTTACTGATGAAAATATGAACAAATGGTGGCCTTGTTTTTACGACATGGATACGGCATTTGGTCTATCTAATACAGGTGAAGAAAATGTTCCTAAGACAGCATATCTTGATACCTTTGCTAATGCTAAAGTAGAATCTGGAGTTAACTCTCTGGTAATTACTCAAAATTCAGCAGATGGAGGATATGATACATACTCTGCAAGATTATGGGATGTTCTTAGAGACACAAGATTTATAAATACAGGGGTTTATTCAGGAGCAGGATATGATGCTTTATGGGAAACTTGGCGTTCAGTAGGAACACTTCTTAAAGAAGCTAACTACTTCGTTGATAACTATTTCAGCATCCAAATGAAGAACTGTGGTGAGCTTCTATATAATTATGACTACAAAGTTAAGTATTTAACTAGATATTCAAAGGATGAAGGTAGTGCCGCTTCTTATGCTAATATTGAGTTCTTACATGGACCTCGTGTTGAATTTGTAAGAGACTGGCTAAAGAAAAGATACTACTTTATGGATGGTGTATTCCAATATTCAAATAGTGCACTCATCCAGCCATATAATGAAAAGGGTGCTTTTAAATGTGGTGGTGCGGAAGGACAAGCTCCTATACTCACAGTAAAATCTAACTGCCCGTTAATCTTTACGGTAAACATTGGACAGACATCTGCGGGAGATATTAGATATTTTATTGATGAGAATATCCCAACAACTATTACTCTATCACCTATATCTTCTTTTAATACGCAGATTACTATTAATGGTATTTCTCAAATCAGTCAGCTTGACGGATTGAAATATATGAGATTCCAAGGATTTATGTCTACATTGAGACTGCCAAGTTTTGCAAATGTAGATATATCAGGAGTAAAGACATTGTCAAGTGCTCCAATTCTATTTGAAACAGCATTTATTAATGACCAAGATTTCTCTGATGTAAGACATATTGACCTTAGTAATACATCCTTCTGGTCTGGAAACAGTGGTGTAAGTACATTTACAGTAAACATTGAAAAGTATACTAAACTAAAAGATTTGAACATCTCTGGTTCTTGTGTAACTTCTCTATCTTTACCAAATGCTTCACTTGCTTCCCTTAATATTACTAACTCAGATGTAGAAAAGATTACATTACAGTCTCAACCATTCTTGAGTTCTATCGACTTTACAGGATGTAAGAAATTAAAAACTGTAATTATTGATTCTTGTACTAAGATAGAATCACTTACTCTATCAAGTTTAAGTGACTTGGATTCTGTAACCATTACAGGATGTCCTAATTTGAAATCTATTGTTTGTACTAACAATACTGCGCTATCAGTATTTAATGTATCTAACTCTAACAATGTAGAAACAATAAACCTATCTAATTGTAATAGTAGGTCTCTACAAATATATATTGTAGGTGCGGCTAAGATTAAAACACTAAATCTTTCTGGAACTACAACTCCAGAGCCAATTCAGTTAGCACAAGGTCTGAACACAATTACTTCTTTAGACATTAGTAATAGTTCTGTATCTGCTTTCCAATTTGGTAACGACCCTATCCCTACTTATAAAGGTGATAATATCTTAGATTTAAGTCCATTTAATCTTACTTCATTATCTTTAAGAAATGCAGGTTTAGTTAAATACATTAAATTTGATAATAATAAAACTAAGCCATTTACTGTTGGTAATTCTTTCTTCGTTGGATGTTCTTCTCTTATAAGAGTATTCGGACATTTGGCACTTAGTGGACAGAGTATATTTAGTAACTGTAACAAGTTCTTTATACATGACATGCCAGATACTATTCCGACTCCAATGATTAGTCCTACTGAATGGTTCGGCCCAGATACGAGCACAGAAGATGGAAAAACTCAATGGAAAGCTAACACAAATCTAGATACAAACTTTACTATCTCAACCACTGCTTTAAACAGTGTGTTTAGTACTACTGCTTGTACTCTATATGATGTGTATTATATACTTAATAGATGTCAGAATGTTACAAGTTTGAATGGTACGTTTGTTGCTTGTAGACAAGTTACTACTTCAGTTCCTAACTCTTTTAACAGAAATATGTTCAAGTACTGCGGTAAAGTAACAACCATAGATAGCTTATTCTGGGATTGTGGAGACTTAACTAGTATATATTTTAGCCCTACACATGATGACGATGGAAACATTACAGCATACGATGGACTGTTCTCACCGCTTGTGAGTTGTACTAATATGAACAACTCATTCCGAACAGGCGGCCAGAAGTATATGGATGAATATCTATTTGCCCCAGTAAATGCAAATGGAGATACTCTAAAACTAACTTCAATCAGTTGGGCTATCTACAATGAGACATTTATTAAAAATGCAAGTGTAGCAAAACAAGAGATATTAGAATCCGATTATATATATGCTAAAGCAAGTAAGTTATTGAAGTATCTTCCAGAATTAACCAATATTGGTTATCTATATGGAACTACTAATTCTAAGATTGAATTTGACTTGGAAACATACGAGGAGAATGGAGTTACAGCTTCCTACTGTCCTCTATTTTACAATAACCCTAAGCTCGTTACAATACATCAATGTTTTAACTGTTACGGTAAAGGTTCTCTATTAAATGTATTTGGAGGAGATGAAGTATTTAACTCAATGAGAAATAACTTCCCTCAAGCACTCCAATATATAAGAGCTTCCTTCAATTGCGCTAAAGAAGGTTCTAACACAGTATTATGGCCTATTAAGAACTCAATGTTTAATAAGATTAAATCTTCTATTAAGTTCATAGGTCCAAGTGATGAAGGAAACTTTGCAACAAGTGGAGGTAGCTTCGCTGGAGCTGGTATTGTTAAATCCTATGTTCCAGATTTAGTAGGTGATAAGTTCCCTTATGATGTATTTAGAGGTTGTACTAACCTAACAGAAGCTCCGGCTTTCTTTGCTAGAATGGCGTTTCCTTCTGATACAACAACTGAAATTCCGGGAACTACATTTAATGACTGTACCAAACTTACTAATATTTCTTACATGTTCTACAACATGAGTAATGTAAAATACTCACTTACAAGTAGAGGATTTAAGAATTGTAGGATAGTAAATGCCACAGCTTGTTTTATGGAAGATACATCTAACTATTGTAAAATAGGAAAAGTTCCTTATGGTTTATTCTATCAAGAAACGGATGTAAGAAAACAATTTATTGGTTGGAATCATACAGACGCTGCAGCTTCTGGAATTACTGAAACATTTGGTATTACAGAAAGTGGAGAATGGATTCCTGATGATGAATTGCCAACTCAATTACCTGCAACTAAAACATATGAGTTTACAAGAAAACAATTAAATAGAACTATAAGAACCTTAGATGGATGTCTAAGAGGATTTAGAAGTCCAGATGCATCTCAATACTTAATTGATTGGGGAAATCTAGAATATGGAGATTCAGGGGATTTAGTAGCAATTAATGAAGACTATAACCCAGTTGAGTTTATAAAGAACTCTGCTTATGACCCAAGAGAACAGGTTCCTAACCCTGCTTATAATCCAGAGAATCCTGGAGCAGAGCCAGAGTTTATTCCTAATCCAAATAGAGATATTCGTAGAGTATTGAAGAATACTAACTATGACCCCTATGAAGAAATGTGGAATTATTGGGCAGTTGACGGTAGGGTTGGAATGAAGGGAATTATAGAAAACAGTAATTTATATAGAGATGTATTAAATGGCACTGTAACTACACTTCCAACAACCATTCCAGATACTATGGAAGACGAAAACAATAGTAGGTCATGTATAACTCCTGCTTCTTACACAGCTAAAAGACTAGTTATGAACTACATTTGTCCTCCAGATTTATTTAGATATTGTGAAAACAGTGCAGCACTGAATGTGAATAACATATTTATGCAAAGTGGGATTTCTTCAGACGTCACTGGTAATTATCAATCTTATGGTCTATGTGGTAGAATCCCGCCAAGATTGTTTGAGCCAATATCTAATGTGACTAAGCTAGAAGGTATATTTTATTATTGTTTTATGGTTAATCCATATACTTGGCCTGATACTACAAATGCTGGAACAATGTATCCACCGAACCTATTCTCAACATTGAGAAATTTAACTTCTATTAAGTTGTTATTCTCATACAATGAGATACCTTCTAATATTGCTCTATCTTCTTCACTATTTGTGAATAATTTGAGTCTTTCAGACTTAGATAGAACTTGGATGTGTTGTAGATGGTATTCGGATGCTACATTGCCTGCACAAGTCCCTACTGACTTATTCTCTAGAAATGGAGCTTTAGGAAACCTAAGAGGTACATTCTCAATTTCATCTCTGAGTGTAGATAGTAGTGATAATGTAACAGCTAGTTTATATACTTATGGAAGAAACCCAATAAAGATAGACAGTACGTTAGTAACAAGAGCAAAACATGCAAATGTATCAAACGTATCTTATATGTTTGGTGGTTGTAAGACAACTCAAGGAACTGTACCTGAGCTATGGAATTGGCTGAACAAACTATCTCTTAAATATAGAACACAACCATTCTATCAAATGTCTAAAGCATTAATAACAAATAGTGCTGGCATACCTGCAGAATGGTCAATAGGTATGAATGATTAATAATTTTAAAACGATATAATATGTACGGATACGGAAAAGTAGCAAACAGAGAAGGAAAAATATCTTCTGTCCAAGTAAGTATCTTGCAGAATGTTCCTGCCGGAGATTTCTTCCCCGGTGTGATATTTCTGATAAAGAATATTACTGATGATAATATAACAGCAGAGATTAGACCTGCAGGACAGGACAATTTCATAGAAACAGTACTATATCCCGGATGGAACCCTGAGATGTGTGAAGAAATAAGAGACGCAGAAGAAGGAACATTACAGTATGGGTACTAATATAACTGGTATTGGTAACGCCAATGCCATAGGATTTAAGTCTAGAGTTACAGGTGGGACATACTTCCCACCTGAACTTAAAGACGCTCTTGTAGGGGTATGGTCAGCCTACGGTAAATCGAATGATAGTACTGACCGTAACATTATCAAGAATAAAATAAAAGATAGAGGTGGAGACTTTGTGATAAGCAACGCAGCTTTCAAGCTGAACAGTGGGTTTGGGAAGTACGAGGAAGATTTTACTTCATGGGATAGAATAGATGCTAGTACTGCCGAAATTTCCAACGATGGTAGTAAGATAAAATGTATAAATACTATACTTAATGTTCAGTATCTTTTTAATTCTATTAATAAAGATATTCCATCTTTTAAAGTTAAGATTTCAAATTTTACAAAAGGTAATATTGCTTATTACTATCGTAAAGAGGATGGAACAGAAGCATTTTTGAGAATTGAACCTTCACCTTTAGATAAAGTATTAGAATTACCTAAGTCATATAATACTGTTGAAGGTGGAACAGGTAGTAGGGGAGGATTTTATTCTTCTAATATAAATATTGGAGTAACCATCGAGCAAATCCCCTCTTTCGAAGGCGCATTTGTCACCGACGGAGTTGACGACCTGATTACTTCCACCAAGACGGTTCAGGAGATGGGTATTACTGACGAGATAACTGTCGTTAGTATGATTCATAAAATTTCATCAGATAATAATTGGACTAATTTAATAGGTGAATTAAAAGAAGACCATACATTTGTTGCTAATAGAGCCACAAATACTGATAAAACAGGAATATATGGATATACTTATAATTATGTAGGCGATGCTATTGTTATAAACAATATATTAGGCGATAAGAATGATTATATAGTTAGAACTTCCACATCTTTAGGTCTTGATAATAAGTATTATGTTACAGGTTTTAGAAGTGCTGGTATCATTCAAAATATATCTCAAATAGCTTGGTATTGGACATTCATAGCTAATAGAGTTCTTACAGAGGATGAAATTAATCTTGTAATTGAGAAATATAATCTTGATAGACCCGGAGAAATAGTTAAACCTCAAGTTTATTACAACATAAAGAAACAGAAGATTTCTAATGATAATCACTCTGCATTTGATGATAAACTAATTGACTATTCTGGAAATGGTTATGATGCTAAGCTGTATAACTTTGGCTGGAAAGAAGATAGTGGAATTGGGAAATATGAAACTGATTTTACTGATTGGAAAAAGAGTTTTAAAGTAACATCTTTTGATAGTGAATCTATTAAGTTTACTAGCGATGTTTCTTGGGTATTACTGTATCATCCATCTAGTATTGGAGAAGATATTCCCTCTTTCAAAGTTCGTATAAAACTTTATGGAAAAGGCACTTTATATTATAACTATATAACTCAAGAAGGGAAATACACTAATGTAGCTGTAAAATCAGAGATTTTTGAAACACCGATTTGTTATAACACAAAATATACAGGTGAAAAGGGAGTAAACGTTGGATTTACTCTCGGCGTTACCTCTGGTGAATGTAGTGGTACTATTACACAAATTCCAGAGTATGAAAATGCATTAGTATTAGATGGTGTAGACGATTATGGAAAAGTAACAGGATTGCCTATTCTAAAGGACTATACAGTTGCTGCTGATTATATCAGAACATTTGCAAAAGAAAGTGCACAGGATTCTCCAATATTATCTAAGTCTAAAGTTGCAGGTAGTGGAGCTTTTTTATTCAACTACTTAAACGCTGACTCCATAACAAGTTCTTATTCATTTGGAACAAACAACATACTAAAAGAAATAAATGATTCTGAAAGAAAAATTTATTATCTATCTAAATATGCAAGTGACGGCCATAATGTTAATGCTGGCTCTGCAGTAGATTATGATACTATGTGGTTAGGTACTTATAGAGATAATATTAGTAATTTCTTTACTGGAGCTTTGTATTTTGCAATGCTGTTCCCTTATTCTTTATCAGAGTTTCTACTTGAAAGACAGATAAAGAAAGCCAGAGCAGGAACATTATATCCTAATCAAGTTGAGTTTAGACCTGTAATTCCAGAGGATGAAAACATTACTAGAATTGATTATTTTGTTGTTAATTCTGGTACATGGACAGTAATTAAACCTGGAGACTATGTAGACGTAGGAGCTAGGATTGTTCTTAATGTATATACAAAACTTCCTTATAAAATAGAAAAAGTATCTTCGTTAGCTTTTACTGGTATGAGTGTTGGACCTTCAACAAGATTAAATGCTTTTGATGTTAAAGGATATATAAAGGATAAGACTCCACAGAAAATCAAATTGACTCTTGCAGTTAATGAAGATATTGTTCAATGGAATCCTGCAATTACATCTAATCTACTTGACTCATTTACTGTATCAAGTTGGTATTTAAATGGTTGGGATAACACCCTAACAGCAGGAACTTGGATTAAGAAAACTGATAGAGTATTCTTCAAAGCCACATTTAAGACAGAATTATATGGTCTTGAAACAGCTACATTTGGTGGAACTAAATGTGTAGTAAGTAAAGCTGATAACTGGTCTGATTCTAAAAACATCTGGGATATAAGAATGCTTGGAACTGTTGGAGACTTAAGTCAAGTATTCAATTTAGATGTATATGAATTGATAAGGTTTGAAGATATTGTTCAGCCATATCCAGTTCTATTGAGATTCAAGGATGAAAATGGTAACGAAGTATCTTGGGGAGGTAAATTCAGAGTAGGTTCTACTATTACTAGAATAGGTTCTGCCGCTGATTCTAATCTACTTCCTAATATATATAATATATTTGGATTATTATTGAATGGCAATCAAGTAACTAGTTCTAAAGTTATTGTTGAAAAAACAATGGTATTTAAGGCTAAAAGTGCTTATATATTTGATAATAATGAACCTAACTGTATCCTATCTCCTAGACTATTGAGAATACCTAACTCTAGTTATAAGATACTAGGTCATATTCCCGATATATCCGGTCATGGTAATAATGGTAAGATAAACAATTCTGCTTATGAAGGAATGAGTGGGGTGAATGGTTATCCTGTTGTATTTGGGAAGAATAAAACTTGGGCGAATGAATCTAACGGATATGTTACTAATATTACTAGTAATACCATTCATATTACTAATGTTCTAAATGCAGGTTTAGCTTTATTATATTCTTATGTTAAATATAATGGTAATCTTCAAAATATAAAAGAAATACCTCCTTTTAAGGTTGAAATTAAAGGGTTAGAAGGTAGATCTAAATTTATATATAAGTATTTAGCAACAAGCGATGCGACTAAGGAAACAAATCTATATCTTGGGAATGGTACTCATGAACTACCCAAATCATTCCTTCCGACAGAGGCTTTGATTAATAATGCTGTGGTAGGTTTTTCAATAAGTCCAATTGAAGAAGGAGTTACCAATTTTTTAAGTGATATTACTATTAAAGTTCTTCCTGAATATGAAGGTGCATACTGTTTAGATGGTGTAGACGACTTTGTTACTATTCCTACTTTGTCTAGCGGAGGTAAGCAGGTGTTGATGAAGGTAAATTCTCGAAAGTCTGATTGCTATCTATATGACCAAAGAAATAATTGGACACAATATTTAGGTATTGTTTCAACCAAAGACTTTATAGCATACAATTATTCGAATCAACGTGGTAAAACTTATATTGATGGAATACTTAATGAAAATATTACCGCAAATGATTTAATAGATATAACTCATAATATAACTGTGACTAATAATAGAGATGATGTAAAACAATATTCTCCTTGCATTGGCACTTCATTCGCTAGAAATAGTTTTGCTCAAATGGCTCTCTACGACTTCATGCTCTTCGATAACATCTCAACAGACGATAAGATTAAAGAGCTGAACGAGTATATAGGACTAAGCGGAAATATATTCGAGTTTAATCCTCCAACATTTACGATAGACCTTCCTATGGCGATTAAAAATATTAAGGTATATCAAGGAGGAAATGAAATAAGTCCAGGTTATCTATATCCTAATAAAGATACTGAGTTTGAAGTATATGTATCGCTTAATGATGGTAAATATGCTGTTGATACTATTACAGTAGACGGTGTAGAAATCACTAAGGATAGAGTAGTTGGAGAATATAACATATTTAAGTTTATTCTTAATGGCTCTTCTGAACAGAAAATTAAAATTCATTCTTATGAGTATATAATGTATGAGGATATAAATCAGCCTTATCCTGTGATATTTAAGGTTAAAGACAGAACTACCAATCAAATATACAGTTGGGGAGATAGGATTAAAATAGGAAGTTCCATACAACTTATTCATGGTGAAAATCCTAATCTTTTACCTGAGTTATATAGTATTATTAGTTATACCTATGAAGGAAATTCTTATAGTTATAACCAATTAACTAATCTGGTTATTACGGTAACTAAAACTATTTCTGTATCCTGCCAGAAAACATGGAAACTTGGAAGCAACGAGCCTAAATGTATATTGTCTCCAAAAAGATTAAAATTAGCAAATTCTAGTTATAAGTATTTGGGTTATATACCTGATATTTCTGGAAATGGAAACAATGGAGTATTTAATAACTTTGCTTTCTCTGGCATGTCTGGAGCGAATGGTTATACTTATGAATATACTAATACTTCTGATTTTTCAGTATTATCGCAATATGCAAGGACAATTAATAGTGAAAAAATTGAATTTTTTGGATATATTAATGCAGTAACATTTTATAGAAAAAATCCTACATACAAAGGAAAAATAAAAATAGAAGGATTAACTAGTGCAATTAGTAGTGGAAAAGTACAACATTTTCAAATTTATACTAATTCTAAAACAAATACTGAAACTTCTGTGTTTAAAACGGATGGAGTTTATGATATAGACGTTACTGGTATTGGTGATGCAACAAATGTCTATTTCTATGTTCTACCTGCGAATACATCGGAATCTGGAACTTTAGATAATCCTATTACTATTGAACAAGTAGGAAATTATGAAGGTGCTATATGCTTTGATGGGATTGATGATTACGTCACAATTCCGACATTGAGTAAAGGAGGGAAACAAGTACTAATGAAGGTGAATTGGAATACCATTAATAGTATTATATATGACCAAAGAGGTAGTGGAGGTTTTGCAATATATTGTTCTGATTATAATAACCCAAGTGATTCTATTACAGTTCCTGCTTATAAAGGAAGAAATGCTGCTGGTACTACATATATTGATGGTATTAGAAATGAATATATTATTGCTAGTCAATTAAGAAACGTTACTCATAATATTGTAGAAATATTAGATACTTCTTACGCAGCAGGTAATATCAATCCTATTATTGGCAAGTCGTATCTAAATGCTAACTATGGTAAAATGTCACTCTACGATTTCGTGCTATTTGATGAAGTAAGTACTGATGAAGAAATAAAACAACTTAATGATATAGTAGGTATTGAAGGTGGCTATGTACAGAAACCTCCTTATTATTGGGACGCTTATGGTAAGACTAATCTCGATGCAGATAAGGCAACTATTCAACAAAGAGGTGTAGCCGTAGGTGATTATGATTTGACTAACACTAACTTTGCTTACGATAAGATGTCAGGGTTCGGTGGTTATACTTTAGGTAAATTCACTAATTCATGGTCGCTTAGTAACAATAGTAATAGTATTAGTATTGTAGCTCGTAATCCTTATGATATTACTTTAAAGAAGTTAGGAGGAAATAGCGATTGGGAATTTAATACCACAGAATTAAAACTTACATCTAATCCTGTATCTGTTAAATTTAAATCTGATAAAAATATAAGATTTACGTGCGATTATCATTACTATACCGTAGGTGGGAATAGTGAAGGCGCTCCTTTAGGAATAACTTCTAAAGATTTAATTGCTAATGAAGATACCATTATCACAATTTCACCAATTAGTCAAGAGAATATAGACAAATATAATATTGATATAAATAGAGGATATTACCTTATTTATTTCCAATTATCGCCTACTCTTGCAGTAAACGAAGAAGTAACTATCGAAATGCTTCCTTTGTATCCTAATGGTTTAGTATATGATGGAGTAGATGATTATTCAGAAAACACTAGTATTCCGGCATTTACTGATTATACTTATATATTTAAAAGAACTTTACTAAATAAAAAGTATAATAGTGCTTCTGTATTTAAAGGAAGTAATCAACAAAGCGGCGGAGGAGCATTTATATGTGATTACAATTCTGTTGAACCAGAGTTAATGATACAAGGATATTCCTTCGGAGCAGGATTATATGCAAATAGTTTAAATACAAATGACATTGTATATGGTACAAAGAACTCTGTAAATGGACAAACAATTACTTCTGGTAACAATGCTGATACAGAGGGTTTAACTATTGGTAAATGGAGAGCTTATAAGCAAATGGTATTCTACAAATTGATGCTTTATCCAAGAACTACTGATATGCTAACCATTAATATGATAAAAAATATGATGGCAGAAGATGGAATAATAGATATACAAGGTAAGTTATTTACTGACAAATATACAGGAGATTTTAATTTAGACTTTAATAAAGACTTTTTAATAGGTAACTAACAATGGCAAATTGGAGTAATTTAAAAACAGCAATATCAAATGTTGTTAAAAGTAACGGAATCCAAGGGATTACCGGAGATTCACTACAATCTGTAATGTTAAATATGGTTACAAAACTAGGAGAGAATTATATGTTTGCAGGGGTAGCTACCCCTGCTACAACTCCTGGGACTCCAGATGGTAATGTATTCTATATTACTACACAAGCTGGAACTTATGCCAACTTTAATAATACAGTAGTGGCAGATGGAGAACTAGCAATTCTTATGTGGAATGGTGCTTGGACAAAACAGAGTATGGCAATAGCCACTCAAGCAAAGATGGAAGAAATTGACCAACATGTAACGGAAGTTGATGCTAAACTTAATGAAATGCAAAAAGGTATGGAAGATGTATATGCCTATGGAGTCGAATGGGATTCTACTGTGGCAGACCCTACTCTCACAAGAATTGGGAATCTTACTCTTCATAAATCGTTACCTATTCAGTCTCAATTAAAAGGCTGCGTAGCTAACGGAGGAGTAATCAATTATTATCTTCATCCAGATGATTGGTCAAAGAAAGAAGATGGCACACCATCAGTATTAGATGGAACTGACGGAACTGTCAGAGTTAAAGTACCTCGATTCTGGGGAAAATCTGGAGTTGCAGGAACAAAAAGATGGGTTAAGATTTCTACTGTATGTATTGATGATACTTGGACAGAGATTCCAGCAATGTTAATAGATGCATATAGGTCTACAACAGATAACACTGTAACGGCAACACCTAAGTTGGTATCAGTTGTGAATACTACTGCTGCATTTAGAGGTGGAGGAAATAGAACAGCTTATGATACCTATTTAGAAACTGACCCAGTTAGAACAGATTTAGGAAAACCAAGAACAGCAATGACTAGAGCAGTTGCACGTACTTGGGCAACTAATGCAGGTTCTGAGCTATTATGCTATGAATATTACAAATGGGTAATGTTTTGGTTACCTGTGATTGAGTACGCTACATTTAATATGCAAGCTAACTTCAATTCAGATTTAACTTCCGAAGGATTTCATCAAGGAGGATTAAGCGCAGGTGTAACAAACATGTCAAATTGGGAGTTTTACAATGGAAATTATTCAGTATGTCCTTGCGGATATGCCAATGAATTAGGAAATTTTACAGGAGCTAAGGTTATTCCTCAAGCTGATTGGGTTTATGAATCCACAGGTTTAACTAATATGGCTTCTTATTCAAGAGATACTGCTCAAGCAGATATGACAGCAGAAACAAATAAAGTCACAATTACAAACGTTAAAGGTACTAATAGATATATGTATAGAACTTGGGGTTACCAAAATGGAGAAACCGTTTATACTATATCAGGATTAGCAGAGGGACAAGATGTAATATTCTATGTAGGAGGTACAACAGTAGCAACAGCTACAGCCGATGGAGATATTACAGTAAATTGGCCTACAAACAATCTGGGAGATAGATGTATTAAATCATCTTTTACTGGAAGTTGTAATATTGTGATTTCTATTAAGAGTGCATCTAACGTAAATGTAACAGTTAGCCGTCCAGCTATGAGTATTGCAAGATATAGAGGATTTGAGAATATCTTTGGAGACCTGTGGACAAATATGGAAGGCATAATTATACAAGGTTATACAGACGAAGGAACAAGCACTTATAACTGGAAAAATGTATATACAACTACTAATCCAGAAAATTATGGAGAAACAGAAACTCAAAAAGCTAAAATGAAATTAATCTCTAGTAGAGAAATTCATGCAGATGGATATACTAAGGATTTTGACCTCCAAACAACAGGAGAAATAGTACCATGTGCTGTTGGTGGTGGAAGTACTACCTATATGTGCGACTATCATTACACTGGTAATAAAGACGCAAGTCTAAGGACGCTCTTGCTTGGCGGCAGCGCTCGTGACGGTGGTTATGCCGGCCCTGGTTTCTTCCATGCTAATTATGGGGTCGGCATTTCCGGCGCCGATGTGGGTTTCCGTACTCTAAATAAAATTGAAAAATAATTTTTCATAACATATAACAGATAGGGCACTATTTACCTTTTTACCGGGTTGCAAGGGCAGCGAAAGTTTACTGTGAAAAATAAAACTCTTACTTAGCAGCAACGCTAATAACAGTAGTAATGCCAGCCCTAGTTACTTCAATTCTAATAATGGAGTCAGCAATTCCAGCACCAATGTAGGTTTATTATATATTTTTATTTTGATAATTTTGTTTTTATTATTTTGTCTAAATAGTGTCCTTGCCTCTTGGCAAAAAATAACGTAGTATTTAATATAACTGGTGTTAGTAGGTTAATTCTCGAACACTCCTTGCATAAATATATAAGACTTTGAAAAGAATAGGATATTTGCATGAGCAGGTATGTAGCCTGTCTAATATAGAACTTGCTGATAGAAAAGCAAGAAGACACAAATCAGTCAGATGGGGAATCCTGAAACACGATAAGCATCATGAGAGGGAAAATGAAAAGTTGGCAACCGTTTTGAAGAACTTGACATATCACACTTCAAAATATAGCACGTTTAAAATCTATGAGCCTAAGGAGAGATTAATCTTTAGGCTTCCATATTATCCTGATAGAATTACGCATCATGCGATAATGAATATAACAGAACCAATATGGGTAAACATATTTATCAAACATACATATTCTTGTATAAAAGACAGAGGAATACATGATGTTGCAAAAGACTTAAAGTACGTTTTGCAAAAATATCCAGAAGAAACTAAGTATTGTTTGAAAATTGATGTGAAGAAATTTTATCCGTCTATTAACCATGACATACTGTACGAAATACTTCAAAAGAAAATAAAAGACCCTAAATTGTTGAGTCTACTAAAGGAGATAATATATTCGGCAGACGGAGTACCCATTGGAAACTATTTGTCTCAATTCTTTGCAAATTTATATCTTGCTTATTTTGACCATTGGGTCAAAGAAGAGCTTAAATGTAAATTCTATTTCAGATATGCAGATGATATAGTAGTATTAAGTGACAATAAAGAATTTTTGAGAACAGTTCTATTGTCAATGAAATTATATCTGCGAAATGTCTTAAAATTAGAACTTAAACAAAATTATCAAATTTTTCCCGTAAACAGTAGAGGAATAGACTTTGTAGGTTACAAGTTTTTCCATACTCATGTACTGCTCAGAAAATCTATCAAAGTTAGATTATTCAAGTTAATTAAAGGGTACAAGGATAAGAAAATTGATAGAAATGAGCTAAGAAGGAGAATGCAATCGTATTTTGGATGGTTAAAGTTCTGTAATTCTAAAAATCTACTCCATAAAATTCAGTTAGAGACTGGATTGAGATTTTCTAACTGGAATGGGAAGAAGGTAAATATTTCAAGATTCTATGGTAAGTATATTCATATAGTTGACATCATATTGTATAGCAATAGATTCAGAGTCAACTTTGTATATAATTATAAGTCATATTATTTTGAGAGTAAGAATAAACGATTGCTTTATTCTATACGTAGATATTCATTACCTGTAAATTTTAAAATAACACCATATGTTAGACCCAAGAAGAATAGAAGCAAACCTGCAACCCGAACCGATTGAATTGCTTGGAAATGGTACATATTACTATAACTATGATATTAAATCAGAAATAGTATACGTTCCTCACATGGACGGAAGTACAACGGAAGAAATTAGATGGAATTACATTCAGATACATTTAAGTGGAACACCAGAATATAAGGCATGTGCTAGAGCTATTATTAGACAATATATTGATGAAGAATCAGAGTTCTCCATAATTAATGACTTTAATGCACACCAATTAGGAATTAGAAAAGATGAAAAAGCATACTCTGAATACATAGAGTATATTAATTTAGTTTCAGAAATCAAATCAAAAATTAAGTCGGACTTTAATAAATAAAATTATGGATTACGCAATTGTAACAAAAGAATGGATGACACAACGTGGTTTAATCATAGAACCACACATGAGAACAAGTGTAGATAACAACAAAGTAGTATTACACAAATCGTGGCTAAGACCTTTCTTAGAAGATGAAGGTATTGAGCTTTACTATCATGACGACCCTGCTTTTATAGCACTATTAGCATCTGCAGAATGGACATCTCCTGAGGGAGAAATCGAACCTGTGTCTATGGGAGAAGGAACAAAAGAAAGTCCTTACACATATGATGGAGTAATGTCTTTAGTAAAGGGTAACTATTACTCACAAGATGGAGTTACATATCTATGTACAAGAAGTCTTTATGAAGAAAACAGCACTGCTCTTAAAGATTTAATAGGAATGTATGTAAAGGAAGCTGCCTAAATGGCATCTTTCTCATTTGAAAAATAATTTTTAACACTCGTAGCTAAATTACAAGAATTTTTAAAGAAATTTAATAATTTAGTTGCGAGTGTTAATTTTTATTTATATCTTTGTGCTGTTACAAATGGAGAAAGACCGAGACGTCTAAAATTATAATTAGGTCGATTGAAAGGAGTAATAAGTAACTGATAATAAAAAAAGTTACTTTAGTTCATTTATTAATTTAAAAAATTTTTAAACATGGCAGAGTTTTTAACAATGGAAGATGCCGAAAACAAATTCGGTACGAAAGGGAGAACAAATGCGGGCCTAACCCTAGGTATTATTGGTACAGCACTAGCTGCACTTGGTAATAACGGAGGAGGCTGTGGAAACAACGGTGGTATTTTAGGTGGACTCTTCGGAGGAAACAATGGCTCTTGTTGCGCTATGCAACAAGCAGAACAGGCTAAAACGTTAGCAATGGTTCAAGGACAACAGGCAGATAATTTATCTTGGGCAAATAGAGTACAATCTATGCAAGACGACATCAACCTATATACTTACATCAATGCGGCTGATACAGGACTTCGTAATCAAAACTACGAAGGAAGAATCACCGACCAGGGAGAAAAATGTAATATGTATATAGACCTTATAACAAGAGACAACGCACAGAATCTGAGATTGTGTGACGAACTCTATAAGAGAAGAGAACAAGATGTCCAAGAAAAGTCTGATTTGTTCGCAAGATTAAGTACTAGAATCAGTGATTTAGAGAAGAAAGAAGCTGCTACATCAGCTGCATTACCTCTAATGTTCGAACTTGCAAAAGAAAAGTCAGAAAGATATTCTGATGCTTGCTGCTGCAAGAGCGAAAAAGATTTACTTAAAACTGCTAGTGCTCTTCAAACTGAAGGTATGGCTGTGGCTAACAACTTACAAAGACAACTTGACCATAAAATTACTGGAGAATTAAAATATTCTTATAGTAACTTATGTGCTCCTGTTCCTAGTATAGCTCCTCTTTATTGTAGTCCGTTTACGCAATATGGTACAGGCATGTACGCTGGTACAGCTGCTTCTAACTGGAACGCAGTGAATACAGCTATTAATGGAGCTTGTCCTTCTTGCCAAGCACAATAAGATATTGAAAGGAGATTATGTAACAGTAGTCTCCTTTCTTTTTTTATAACCTAAAATGCTCAAAATTATGACTACAAAAATAACTCCATTTGGAACCGAAGATAACGGGAGTCAAATATTAGAGTTTAATGTTTCTATACCTAAGGGAGCAAATACAAGTATAGCTCCTAACTCTACACTAACAGTAACACAAAGATTCGCAGAAGTCTATAATCAAGCCACTTCTGGTGCTGCTTCTTATAGACAAGTCACTAAACTAGATGTGGTTCATAACCTACAATATGTTGATTGTAAGGGTGCACCAAAAGTTATCACAAACGTCACTTCAACTATTATCGATACTCCGGCAACTTCCGCTACTCCAGAAACTCTGACACCAGAGATTTTCAAAGTAGTTGATGTTTTAATTCCAAGAGGAAAGACAATAGTAACACAAGATTTAATTAACGATTTACCTACAACTACGCCACAGTTGGCTCATTGTGCTTATTCTGTATTCGTTATACAGATGGCAGCACCTGCTCCAGCACCAGCGCAGTAACTAATTAATTTATGACATGTTTGGCGATACTTTTAGTAACAATAGCTTGGGTGATTTACAGAAGACTTACTACCAACAACTGGAAACGTTGAACAGGATGCAACAGCAGCAACAAGCGACTAACACTTCTATATTAGAAGAGATTAATAAATCAGTCGGGATGCTTAGTTCTGAGGAACAATCAGTATTGGCTAATTCACATGATTATCAATTAGCAAAACAAACCTATGAAGCCGGTTTTATGGCTTACTTAGGAAATAAATTCGCTGGAGAATACGTAAGTAGTCCGGATGGAAAAATTGCTGCTGAAAATCTATTGAATGCAATTAATAAGTCCAAGGAAAAAATTGCAATAGAATTAAAGAAAAAACAAGAAAAACTTGATACAATGCTTAATCTATTGGAAAATGACCCAGAAATAAAGAAGAGATATGATGAACTTATGATGAATAAACAATAATACTATGGTTAGTGACAAAGAAATATTAATGCAAGCTGCTGAGAAATATGCAAAGGATATCGCGAGTAATTTCTTCGGATTATCCACTATTCCAGTACAAACTGCTATCACCTATGTTGTAAGAAATTGGGTTGATAAACACAACGCTCTAATTGACTTATTTGTTGATATTGACGGAAATATAAATACGAAGATTCTAGGAGATGCTGCAAAATCAGTATTGAAAGAGAACGACGGTTTCAAAATTGGAAAAGTAAAATTCACTGAAGCCGATGTAGATGATTTATTTAGTACTTTCAATGACATCAAGTCTAGAAATATATAATAAGATACCATCGGCATTAATTTGTCGGTGGTATTTTCGTTTTAATATACTTAATAAATCATGGAAAACGTTAGAGTAGACTCTCTCTTGGGAAACAAAAAAGTAATAGTTGGAAATCCCTATTCTGACATTGTACTAGAAACTCTAGGTAAAGTTTATGTAAAGACAGGAAACAATTTAAAAGTACTAAGTGATGTTTTAAAATTACTTGACCAGGCCAACGAAAAAGACTCTACTGGAACTATTATAGTCGATAGCCAAAGTGCTATGGAAGAAATGGAATACCCAGGCGATGGACGGTTTATATTTAATACACTCACCAAGACTTTATACATATCCTACGATGAAAGATATGTCGCATTAATAACAGCAGAAGATGGGGAAGGTTCAGACAAATATGTTAAAAAGTCTGGAGATGTCATTACTGGAAAGTTAGAATTTACTACTAATGAAGCTCCACTTATTGTGGCTTCTTCAAAGCTAGTTAAAAACTTTAATGCAGAATACGTTGGCGGATATGCTGCGGATAAACTTGCGAAGAGATTAGAAAATGAATATATATATGGTAATTGGACATTTAAGTCTTCTGGAACATCGGAAGATACTTGGCTGTTTAAGAGAAATGTTAGATTTAATCAAGATTTAATAATAGATGGCAGTCTATCCACTGCTCAATTTCAATCTGGATATGGAGGATATGGGTGGAGGTTAGATTCAACTACTAATACGCTTACTATTGATTATCTTGTAGTTAGAAAAGCTATGAGAGTATATGAGATGGTAATAAACAAAATAACTGCAACCAATGGCTCAATATGGGTTACAAATGCTTCTAAAGCAGATAATGTGTATTATCCAATTGTGTGCAGTATAAACGATTTAGACGGAACTGCTGATTCAGGTAAACTATGGGCATCTGATGCTTATTATCTGTTTACTGAAACATGGAGTTCTACTGGATATAAATTCTTTATATATATAACAGATTATTCAGCATTAATCAATAATCCTGAATTTACTGGAAAAGAAATGTTACTTGATGAAGCTTTATTGACAAGAGAAGTGACTGAAAGTGATACATCTGACTTTATTGAATTAAGGAATAACGTTAAATTATTCTACGTTTATAGTAGTGATTTTGCAAAAGATGTAGAATTTGAATATATAGAGAATATTTCTGATTACGAAGAAACTGGAGTTACTAAAACTATAAATATATATGACACTTACTATGGAAAAAATCCTAATGGAGATTTACTAAATAATAACTTCTATATTGTTGTTACAGACGATGAGGAATATCCATTATTAAAGCCAAATGATTTAGTAAGATGTCAGAAGTGGTCCAATGGTAATATTAAATATTATGATGCCATTGTGACTAATCAGTTAGGAAGTTATTCCTACGTAATGCAAAAAGCAATATCTGTATTTGATAAATATACGGAAATAAATTATAATGAAGATGGAACCGTAGCTAGTATGACAGAGGAATACAATGATAAGTTATACAGTATGACCGAGGATTCCGAAACAACAACTAATGTTGAGGATAGACTTGATGAAATTGCTATTGGTGACGATATAATACAAATGGGAAATTTAGTAGATGCAAACAGGCAAAATGCTATTTATTTAACATCTACTGATGATTATTCTCCTTATATAGACATAATCTCTGAACTTACTAGACCGGATTACTCTGTTGTGTATAGGATTCCTAAATACATTACTGATAAAGACGGTAATGAAGTAAACTATGAAATGGTTAAAAAGCTAGATTCAGAAGGAAATCCTGTAATAGGAAGTGATGGGGAACCAGTAATGGTAAAAAAATATATCTATAAATATACTAAAACCTGTAAAGTAAGATTGGGAAACCTTGGAGGAATAAGGGATTCTACTTTCCCAGAAAACAAACAACCTAGAGGATATGGTTTGTATGCGGACAATGTATTCCTTACTGGAGAGTTTTATTTAAACAATGGACAATCTGTGGTAGATTTCTCACAAGATGGAGTATTTCTTAAATACAAAGAAGCTGGATTATCTATTGCTGATGACCCTAAAACAGGTGACCCTATAATCTCTTTGGAAGCTAACAAGGTATGGATTGGAGATTCCAAAGGACAAATCGGAACTTTGTTTAAAGTAGAAGATGGTAAAGCATATATAAACACTGACTTTATTAAAGCCCAAAAGATTGAGGTGCAGGAAATATGGAATTATTCTTTTGATGAAACTACATCTCAGCAAGTTGAATTACCACTATTTGAGGGAACTTATACTCCAGTTATGTATGAAAGTAGTATAGGAACTATGACTCCGGACCCTCCTTATGGAATGGCAGATTCATCAGCATGGACGGGAACAATATCTAAACATGACGGAAGTGGAGTATTTAAAGATTCATCATTATATCCAGGTTCAGCCTGCTTTATGGAGTCAGTGAACGGAGAACAAGTTCACATAATGACCCCAATATTATCTTTAAAAAATGGAACTTTAGACGGAAAATTGTCTTACTGTAACATTGGAGTAAATATGGGAGATTTCATTGGAGAAGGCATGGGTGAAATAAAGGTTACAGCTCATAGTGTAGATACAGGTGAATCTTGGGATGTTCCATTCAAAATGGCTAGTAGAGGAACCTTAGTCTACGAGTTAAGTGCAGTAGAAACCACCGCTGCTACTAATAATTTAATATTTGCTGTATCACTAATCCCAGCTTCAAAGGAAACTGTAAGAAGAATAATAGTAAACATATCAGTTAGTTATTACTACCACGAAGGAGCATTGAACTGGGCTTTATGGAAAGATGGGTCTGGTAGTTTAGCGAGAGAAAAAATCAACTGGAATAAAGATGGAGAACTTACTATAAATGGTGACTTTAGGTCTTCCAATGGCCAAACTACCATTTTAATAGGAAATAATTCTAAATCAGCATATTTGAGTATGTTTTCTAATGCTACTGAAGAGCATCCATTATTATATATAAGATATAGAAATGTGGGTTCTGGAAATTCTGTAACTGTGGAAGTCGATAGTGAGTATACTCATGATGATATATATTATTCAAGAGCAAGATTAACTTGTGAAGGTTTAACTTTTGGATATACACAAAAAGGATATTTAGATTCTATTATTACATCAGGAATGGGATATACCTATATATCAATGGATAAGTACAACGGATTCCAAGTGTCTAGTTCAAATTATAGCTTTGCTGCAGGTTCTGTGGTTCGAGGTGTTAGTATAACTATGGGAGGAAGAGCCTTTACTATTAGACCTGACGGAGGTGGAATTTGCTTCAATTGGGGTGCTTATCCTGGTCAGGGAGGTCATGCTTGGCCTACTAGTATAGACCAAGTTAGTGTTGGGGGAGTATATATTCATACTTCCGATGGAAGTTTACACGTAAAACAATCATGAAATTAAATGTAAAAGAACGAGTGGCAATATTACAAATGCTTCCAGAAACTGGAAGTCTTGTAGAAATGGTAGATATAATGGAAATTGTGAAAAAGGTAAGATTAGAGGAGGAAGAAAAGAACAACATAGAGTTTAAAGAAACTAAGAACTCTCTATCTTGGAACGCATTTAAAGATTTAGGAAAGGATATTGAATTTAAACATGAAGAAATATCTATTTTAAAAGCTGCTGTGAGAAGACTTGACGAAGAGAAAAGAATCAATGTATCCAATCTCGATATCTGCTTAAAAATAAATAGTTTATGAAAATTTTACTAGACAATGGTCACGGAGAGAATACTCCCGGAAAGAGAAGTCCAGATGGTAAACTTAGAGAATATCTCTACGCCAGAGAAATAGCTTCTATGGTTTATGATGAACTTTATAATAGAGATTATGATGTCGAACTTCTTGTTCCAGAGACAACTGATATTTCCCTTTCAGAAAGATGTAAACGAGCTAATAAGTTTGCTAAAGAATTAGGAAATAAAAATGTCTTGTTAGTGTCTATTCATTGTAATGCTGCTGGTAATGGCAGTGCATGGATGGGTGCTAAAGGATGGAGTGTCTTTGTTTCAAATAATGCTTCTACTAATAGTAAATTACTAGCTGACTGTTTGTATGATGCAGCTGAACAGCAAAAACTTAGATTAAGAACCGAAAGACCTGGACAGAAATACTGGCAACAGAGCCTTGCTATATGCAGAGATACTAACTGCCCAGCGGTTTTAACAGAAAACTTATTTCAAGATAATAAAGAAGATGTGGAATTTCTTCTTAGTAAGGAGGGAAAGGAAGCTATCGCTAAACTTCACGTAGACGGAATCATCAGATACATTTCCAAAATTTCATAGGTTAAAGTTATTAAAAAATGTAAAATTAGAAAATTTTAGTATTTCACTTTATGTGGAATAAAAAAATGACTATATTTGCAAATAACTTTAAAAGAATGATATATGGAAAAGGGAATTGAGGATTTAGACTTTAACGAAGAAGATTACGGTATAGCACAGGAACCGTCGAACCCTAATGGTTACGTACCAGATTATGAATCATTAGAGCCAGAGAAACCTTGGATGGGGGATGAAAATCAACCACAGCCAGCAGATGGTACAAAACCAGAACCTGCTGCTGCACAAGAACCAGTACAAGAAGATGATATTATCATTTCTATGCTTAAACAAATAGGCATTTCAGACCCTTCAAAAATTAAATTTGAAAATGATGAGGGTGAAATTGAGGAAGTTTCTTGGGATTCATTGTCCGCAGAGGAAAAAATGAATATCTTAACACCAGAATCTCCTGACCCGAACTTTGGTCTTGAAGAACCTGAAATTAACTTTATTAACTTGTTACGTGACGCGGGAATTACTCCAGAGGAGTACATTAACTATCAGAGAGAACAGGCTATTGAAGAATACAGACAAGCATTAGAAGGTAATCCACAATACGAAGTTGAGAGGTTAACAGACGAAGACTTATATGCTTTAGACTTACAATCAAGAGTTCCAGATATGACAGACGAAGAAGTTGCCATAGCTCTAGAACACGAGAAAGCTAATCCTGAACTTTTTGAAAAGAAAATGCAAGGAATTAGAGCTGAGTATAAAGCACTAGAAGACGAAAGAAGACAAAATGAGGAACTTCTCGAACAACAACAGAAGCAAGAACAATTTGAAGCCTTCCAATCTGATGTACTTGATGCAATTGAGTCTTTAGATGAAGTTGGAGGTGTAAAATTAAATTTGGACGAAGATGACATGGAAGAAGTTGCAAACTTCATATTATCGCTAGATTCGGCAGGAGTTAGTTATTTAGGAAAAGCATTAGACGACCCACAAACTTTAGCAAGAATGGCTTGGTTTGCATTGAAGGGAGACGAAGCTTTTGCAACTATCACTGATTATTACGATAAGGAGATAGCAAAAGAAAAACGTTCAGCCTACGAAGCTGGATATGAAGATGCAAAGAAAGGAATACAACCAAAGAGTACTAGAAAACCTACTGTTGTAGTTGCTCCTAAACCTGCATCTGAACCCAAACCCGGGGGCACTAATCCCCATGAAAAAACAATTGATGATATAGATTTTTAATTAAAAAAGTATGATAGTAGCGAATTTTGTATCAAACAGACCGACAATGTCGGAAACTAGAACTTATGAGGATTTCTATAAGTTCTTAGGAACTAGACCAACTAAATTAGGTGTTGTTTCAAGACTTTACCCAGAACTTACAGCTTCTTACCTAACAGAATCTCTAAGAAACATTTTCTACCAAGATGTAAAATCTGGTAATAAATATCAAAGCATTGACTCAATGTACTTTGAATGGGAAGTTGAAACCAACTACATTAAGAGAGTTGAGTTTGCAGATGTACCAACAGAAGATGGTTCAAACGGTTCAGAAATTGTAATGGCTTTCAAAGAAAGATATTACGAAAAGTATGACATCTTCAAGATTGATAAAACAATGCAGCAATGTATTGTAGTGAGCAGACCAGTTAGAAAAGCTGATAACTATTGGGAAGTAGTTGTTAGACTTATTGATAGTGACTATTCTAGCGTTCTTGACTTTAGTGGTTGCCAAGTAGGTGATACTACTAGATTCCAATCTAACGCAATGCCTGAAATGCACGAAGAAGGATATGTTAAATATCAATCTAACATTGAAAAACACAGAAACTTCATCACAACTCACAGATGTGACGACAGTTATTCTGCACTTTATGCAGCTCATGAAAACGTATTCATCAGTATTGCAGAAGGTAAAGACACTGGTAGCTTAAAAGAAACATTATATAAGATGGACAAGAAAGAAAAAGTTCTTCTTGATAACTTCTTATATGTAAGAAACAACGGTCTATTATTCAACAAATGTAATGTTGACGTAAACGGTAAGCCGACTATTGTTGACCCAGATACTCAAAGACCAATCTACATTGGTGACGGTATCATCCCACAAGTAGAAAGATTCGCATCTAAATATGCGTTCGCAAAACTTTCTATCGACGTATTCCAAACTGTAATTGCTACAATGAATGAAAAAGCAACTCAGCCAACTGGAAACAAATACGTATTTATTTGCAATGAAAGAATGTGGTTCTTAATCCAGAACGTTCTCGGAGATTTCTTAGCTAAATACAAAACTATTGGTACTTACCTATGGTCTAAAGCAGCTAACGATTACATCAAAGTTGGTGCTGCATTTGATAGCTATACATTCGGTGGAAACACTATCTCCTTCAAAGTTGATAGAACATTCTCTAGAGAATATGGTATGGAAAAAGCATATTGTCTATGCTTAGACCTAACTGCTGATTCTACTGGAAATGAACCTCCAATCCAAATGTTCACACTAAAAGGTGGAGACTTCATCACTAATAAATATCCAGGTGTAGGTGGATTAGATGGATTAAGTTCAGGAATTGTATCAAGTCCTGTTGCTGCTTCTAAGTTAATCAACTGGGGATATTCTGGTGTTGGTGTATTCAATCCTTATAGAAGCTTTATCTTAAGAGAGCTTTAATAAATAGTCAAGATATAGTAAGGGAGTTGAAATAGCACTCCCTTACATTTTTATATATTATAAAACCTTATGAATTAATATGAGTACTGATAATGCTAACAAACTAATGCAAAGTCCTGCTGAAAATTTTATCATTCTTAGAAGTGTATATGGTAAAGTAGGCATGAAATATTACATCCAACCTAGTAAAGACCCAAGAACTGGACAGTATCCACCTTGTGTAAAACCTGTAAATAGTGTTGGAGACATGATTCTTTCAGACCCAGAAAGAAATAGCGGTAAAGTCTTTATTAAAGAAACTGAAACGTTCGTTATTGAAGATGGGACTACATTTGATTTAAATAACCCTTATGACGCTGCTAAATGGGAAGCAATTAAAAATTGCATCTTTATCGCTCAATCAAGAGATAGCACTGACTCAAAAGGTGTAAACGTATTTGATGGTCCGGGTGTAAAGGGAACTCTACGTCCAAGACAAGGTATTGCTGAAATCTATATCGAAAGACCTGGATATGAAGCTGCTAAGAGAGTATCAAAGAAAAAGAAAATTCACGATGCTGGAACTTATATTCTTGATGACCCAAGAGGTGATGAAGGAAGAGTTCAAATGGCTAGACTACTTGGAAAACACATGCGTAATGTATCAAGCGCTGATGTTACTGACTTCTTACTAAGCATTGCTGAAAAAGACCCTGACAGAATTATTAACCTATATACAGGAGATGATATTCATGTTAGACTTCTATTTATGGACGCAAAAGACAAACACGTCATTATAGTTAAACAAAAACTATATATGTACGGAGATAGCGTTTGTTTGGGGGCAACTGATGATGCAGCTATTACTTGGATGAAAGACCCACGTAATAGAAGAGTGCTCGAGTTAATTAAGAAGGACACATATCCTGACTTATACGAAGACTATAAAGGATACGAGGAAGAACCAGAAGGCAATCCAGCCGAAGAGTTCGCAGCTTTAGACGCTCCGAATGCTCCTGCAAGGTCTAAAAAATAAAACTATAAAAATAATTCTACTATGACAGCAAGACAGGCATGGGAATACATGTTAATTGAAATTAATAAAGTTACTTCCCCTACTATGCTGATAGAGGATTTCAATCATCTGATTAATAGAGGCATATATCAATTCCTCAATAAGAGGTACATTATGTACGATATGAATCAGCAAACTTCTGATGATTTAAGGGTATTGAAGGCTTCGGCAACATTGTCGCCGGAGCTCCCATATTCTGATTTAGCTTTAAAGGGAGAGGACTTGGAAATGATTTCACAATTATGTGGAGCTTCTTATGAAGTAACACTTCCAAGTGACTATTTTCATATGCTAGGTTGTATTTGCCTTTATGAAATAGTTAATCCAAAGAAAGGCTGTGAAGGAAAATCCAAATATGTTAAATTTCCTGCAAGGAGATTGACCGCTGATATGGAACCCCAAATCATTAATAACTCTTACTTTAAGCCCTCTTATAAGACTCCATATTACTATATAAACAACATTAATACTTCAACAGAAGTTCCAACCTATCCTTATAAAGATAATCGTGGAACTGATATGAATGGAACTTATAAAGTAACCTCGCTCTTAGGAGATGCAGAAGGTGACAATAGCAATCTTCCAAGAACTATAATAATAGGAGGTGAGTCTGTAAGTACAGTTGATAGAGAAATTGCTGTTAGATATGGAAATGCTTCTACAGTAAGAATGGAAATAAAATGCGGAGAGTCTACCGCTCATAAACTTGTGAAAGTTAGAATAGACTACATTAAAGTTCCTCAAACGGTTATGCTTACTAAAGAACAGCTAGACCTTACAGAGGACACATCTCAAATATTAGAATTTCCAGATTACATATGCTTAGAGATTCTCAAAGAGTTGGTATCTATTGTATTGGAGAACTCCGGTGACCCTAGAATACAAACATATAGTCCAGTTAATCCGCCACTAGCACCTCCAACTCAGCTGCTGGCACAAACTAAAAAATAAATTAAAGTATGTTTCAATTTACGACAACAACCTTAATCAACGACGCTCTAGATTATACAACAAAGTTACCAAGATGGGAAGTAAAAGGTGAAACTCTCCAAATTAAGAGAGTTGGAAGTTTCAAGAAGGCTAACGTTGTTGCAATGTATAAGAGAGCGTATTCTGCTCCTGTTTTAGCAAAGGCTGTTTTAGATATGACTACTATTACTCAAGCATCTGGAGTATTCAGAATCGCTATGTATATTAGACTATCTGGAAATCAGAACTCTTATTATTCAAATGACTTTGTATTCAAAGGTAAACCTCTATACATTGAGTTTGAAAAGAAAACTGGAGATTCAGCAGCTCAATTAGCAACTAAAGTTGCAAATCAAATTAAGAAATATCAACGTGCTTACGACTTCAAACATTTTAATGTTTCAGTAAGCGGTAATAACCTGATTATCGAAGCTGTTGACGAGTATCAAAGATTCACTAAAATGGATATTGAATACTTCGACCCAGATTTAAGAGAAATTGCATGTACTTGTGCAGAAGGTGCATTTGCTGTAATTGCATCTGCAAAAGAAGCTGGTGCAGAAGGATTTGATAGCAAAAACATCCTAACTCAGGGAAGAGAAGGATTTGGAACTTATCAAAACATCATTAAAGACCTTAGAATCCCTACTCTAGATGTAAGAAGATATGAAGCTCCGTTACAAGACGAAGTTCCTATCATCAATGGTAAGTATAGTCAATATACTATCTATTACAAAGTAGATAGAGGACTCATGGGTGGAGCTGCTGTTGGACAGCAAGTAACATCTCAAACTACTCACGTATTCTACGTACATGATTCTGTAGCTGCTGAATTTGAAGCTGCATTAGCAACTTTAGGAACAGTAACAGAAGAAAAGAAACCTATCGTAATTACAGGTGGGGTTACAGATATTACTGACATGGTAAAAGCAGGAACTAAGAAAGAACTTACTCCAACTATTGATGGTGGAAGTACAGTAGCTTATGTTTCAGCTACAACAACAGCAGATTGGCTAACAGTTACTCCTGGAACTACTAAAGTAGGTTTTACAGGAACAACTAATGATTCTGGTGCTGCAAGAAGTGCAAAAGCAACTGTAACAGTATCAGCTAAAAACGGAGTTAGTGCTTCTAAAGAAATCACTATCACTCAGTTAAATGCCTAATAACTAATCTTTATATTTAAAGGCGGCGTCCGTTAGAGGTCGTCGCCTTTATTTGTTTTAGCCCTATGATATACAACAAATTAGCATCAGCAATATATAATGATATAGTATCAGGTTTACGTGGAATGCATGGAACAGCTACTATGTCTATTGAACAATTAGAAGATGACATAATAGATGAAAGATTGCAGATAATTAAAGAATATTCACTAAAAGGAATTCTTCCAAAGAATGATTTACTTTTATCATTAAATTGTATAGATGTAGATTGTAAATCATTAGAAAGATGTAATTGTGGAACAACTGGAGAAACACCAGTGGCTCACTTTGAGATTCCACAACTTTTAAATGATTATGGAGAATTGGCTATTGATTATATAGGTAGCACAGACAGACTACTTCCCTTTATATATTATACTTCTTCATCTGCATGGATGTATCATCAATACAGAAAAAGAGGAAGAAATAAACCTTATGTTTATATAGATGTTACTCCAAACGAAAATAATATGTATGATTGCTTTATCTTTAATGCTCCACTTATTAAGCAAGTAAGTGTTGTGGCAATCTTTAAAGACCCAAGACAGTTAGAGAACTTCGGCTGCTGTGATTTAGAAGGAATTGATAACTTCACATTTATTAATACGGAGATAAAGAAAAGATTGACGGAGAAGAAACTACGTTATTACAGACAATTGGCTTCTCCAGTATTACCTAATGACCAAACACCTGCATAATGGTAAATTTTCATCAAGCAATGTTCCAAGCTAATTTATTATATGGAGTAGAAATGCTCCCTCAAGACTTTGAGGAATTTGGTTTAATAGCTTGGAACCTAATAGGAAACAAAAATGTAAGATTATACAGATATTGTACTAAGATAGAATGTCCGGACTATACAGTGGAACTTCCCTGTAATTGTGACATTATTGAAGCAGTTACTTATGCTTCTGAAGATTGGAAGTATGTAACTAACTATTCTCCTAATGGAGATTACACTTCTCAATTTGTAGAGAATTACATAGAAGGAAGAAAAATGTATGAAGACCCTTTATATATGAGTGGTAAATATGCAAAGTTTGAAAGAGTAGGAGATACTCTTTACTTTGATAAGAACTATGGAACTGTATACATCCTTTATAAAGGAGTTATACTAGATGATGAAGGTCTTCCTATGTTATCTGAAAAAGAAAGTTTAGCTATTGCAACATTTGTTGCCTATAGAAAGAAATATAAAGAAGGATTAATGACTAACAATGCGAATATCCTTCAGACAGCACAATTAATGCTTCAAGATTGGCTTAAGTATTGTGATGCTGCTAGAGTTCCAGAATATCTAAATCAAAATGAGATGAATGATATACTGGATGCCAAAACGAACTGGAATAGAAAAAGACATAATTTCTCATATAAACCTGTTTAACAATTATGAAATATTCGACTGGATGTGCGTTCAATATGGACGAAATGTTTATGAATTTTCCATATAACAAATTGGAAATGTCATGTGAAGATTGTAAGAGAATAAATAAAGACCCTCACAGGGATGTATTAGTAAAGAAAATATTTAGAGAGTGTGTAAAGGAAGTACTTAATGATATTGTGGATAACAATGTTACTTTCGTACTTCCTACACAAGGAAGATTTGCAGAAATGCATGTCAAAAGAACATACGGAGAAGACTTTAAAAAGGCTAGGCGACATGGTAAATGGAGAGATGTAGATTTTTTAAAGTCAGGATTCTCTGGAAATGAAATAGTTCTCAACATAAAGAGTGGAAACTTAGTAAAGTCTAAAACTGTATATGTTGATAAAAATATAAAGAATAAGATTATAGAGAATACTAACGAAGGTAAACAATACTGTTAAATTATGCAACTTAAAGAAATTAAAGATTACTACGAGTCACTTTGTGAGAAGTTTCCAGATGTTTCTGAAAAGGACATTAAAAGAATTTTGAACTATGGTTGGAAATCACTATATTTGCATAATCTTTACGGTGGAGATACCTTAATTACTGATGATTCGTTGTGGTGCTATATAGGAACACTTAGAAGAGATTCTATAAAACACTTTGAATACTACATCAAGAAATTAACTGTAAAATTAAGGGTTCTCTATAAACGTAAGAACATACAATGGGACGGATATTACTATTTTGCATTGACTGACTCTCAATATGAGGATTTCCTCAAACAGCACAATTCAAGAGGCAGAAAGAAGAAAATATTTAATTATGGGAATCAAGTACTATATCAAATATTAGATGAGTGCAAGATAAGAGAGCATAATCGGAAGTATATATTCAGAGTTCCCTTTGTTACCCTTGTAGGGAATGTTACATATAGAGAAAACTTTACATCTAAAGATGCGGAGTTAATTATAACAAGAGAACCTTTAAAATTTAAAGATATATTAGTATACAATAATAATTATGAATTTTTGTAAACATGAGCAAACAGGAAACAGTTAATACGTTTGATGGCGGTTTGATTATGGATTTAAATCCAATAGTTACTCCAAATAACGTTCTTACCGGAGCTCTTAATGCAACTTCAATCACGTATGACGGAAACGAATTTGTGTTACAGAATGATATGGGTAATGGAGAAGTTCATACTGCTAGACTCGATAAAGGATATATTCCTATTGGAATGAAAGAACATGGAGGAATTATATACGTAGCCGCATATAACCCTATAACTAAAAAGGGACAAATTGGTTCATTTCCTTCGCCACAACAATTGTACAGTGATTCAGATTTATCTACATCTCCTGTAGATATAAATTTTAATCAATTTGTTACCATTAGAACAGTTGAGGGTGTACAAGTTCCATTTATCATTAGCGAGTACAGAAAACAGAAGTTATTTCAAGAGAATAACTCTGAAGAAGCAAAGACTTTCCACCCGGGAGATAAATTTATACTTACTGCCGAAAGCATAAGTGATACTATTAAACAGGCTATCGAGGATGGGGCTGTAAGCCTTAGACTTGGAGTAATAAATAGTTCTGGAAACATAGATTACGTGGATTCATCCACGTTGAGGTTATACGATAACAATTTGTGGATATATGAAACTGATAATACAGAAGAAGCTTTAACCGATAACAGTCTAGTTCAAGTGTTTTCGGCGAAATCATCTGGAGTATTGGTTTTAGTAGTTGAGTTAAAAACCTTTAGCAAGTTTAATTTAATTAGAAAATATAAATATGACGAAGATACTAAATTGATAAGTGTTATACTAACTGGAGAAATGGATGGAGATTCTCCTCTTTTTCAAGGAAAAACAAACGTTGACTCTAATGTAAGTCTTTATGGAAGTACTACACGAGACAGTACAAAACTCTATCAAACTCTTACTATATCTCAAAATAATACATCTGACATGGGCAAGGTCGATTACAGTATTATGCCCGTTTCGGTCTATGGAGTATTGGAGAGAATGGTAAAAAATGGAACAATTGACTTTAGCAAAATTCGTCCTAACAAGGAGGATTTCAATGAGTGGAGGTTTTTTGTTTCTGATAACTATATAAAGATAGGTTGGGGATATGATTATTACAATATGAACGAAGATGAAGGAGTAGAGAAAATGGTATTTAGATTTATTGATATAAATGTACACCCAGACGACCCTTCTTCTTACAACTCGGGATTTTACTATGAAATATCTAAAGAATATTACAACGGTTCTTTTGAGGAAATTATTCCTTTTGATAGTCTAAAAAAGAACTGGTTGTATGTTGTTAGAATAGACAAATATGTTACCGGAGTATCATCCGTAGTCGCATATAGGTTACTATATACAGGAACATTGTTTAATGAATACTATAACGGAAATAATAAAGACTTTAATTTTCTACAAATTCCTAAGCAACAACTTTCTGTTGAAGCTCCTGTAAAAGTTGAAGTTGTATCTTCCAAAGAGGAAGTCTATTTGAAGAAAAAAGAAAATTCTTCTCCTTTCCCAGCAGGGTATACTTTATTGGACAATGTTACTCCGGGAGACTATCTTACATATAAAGCATCTCTTGATAGTAGTATTGCAGGAGATGAATATACAACTAAGAAGAAAGGAACTTACAAAATTAATGTATCTCCAGAATTAGCTTACAAGTATGATTCTAAAAAATTTGCAGGATTTCCTGAGGAGCTTACTGTAGAAAAATACTATGGTTCGTCTCCTACTATTAGTTCAGGAACATGGGAAGAAACTCCACTTTATAGTGCAGACAGTAATCTCACTCCCAATGTTACAACTGATAACAACTTTATAAGTTCTTCATATAATGCATCCAAAAAGGCCATCGAAGTAAATTTATCTACTACAAGAACGGCATATGCCACATCTGGAAATGTAGAATCGAAGACTTTGGATAATTATGCTTTGCTTCCATTATATACTTCCGACATGAGAGCATCTGATAGAGACAGAATCTTCTCATTTAAAGAAAGTAATGGTGTATTGACTGCGACTTCTGGAGATGAAGATTATATATGTTATAATTCCAAATTCTATAAAGACCAAGGTCATACAGAAGGACTTAATAAAGGAACTAGCACGGGAAGTCATGACGATGACGGACTACAAACCGCTTTAAATAGTATGGGAAACGGAACCGTAGGAATATTTGGGGGACATGATAAAGACCACGCATCTTTACATTATGGTCGTACTAGAATAAGTAGAAATGGTTGGTGGTCTCGTGGCAACGAAGTTGACGACGAAGACAACTTCTTACTGGCAACATGGATGGATACAAATGGTTCACACTGGGTAATAAATTTGGGTTCAAGAAAGACTGAAACATCTAATGTAAATTCTGAAACTGATATAATCAGACTTCCAGAGATGTTAAAATGCATCATGAGTCAGATTTGTACAGTAAGAAGAAGTAATGTTTCTAAGTTCTTTGCAGGGCCAAATTCGGAAGCATTAGTATATCACCTACAATTTGAAACTCACTATAAAGGGAAGGTAAAAGTAACTTCTCCTGGAGAATCTACAGTAGACTTCTATTTGGGAGATACAAACTCGCAAGGAAATTTAGTAAGCATTAGGGAACACATTCAATGGTGGAAATCTAAACTAGGAGATAAATTGGAAAACTTCATTCCTGAGTTTTATATCTACAAACCCACTGATGCTGCTATAGATATTCCATTTGGAAACACTTTAAGAATAGACAATGATATAAATATATTAGGAGGATATACTAACGCATATTCATATTTCAGTACAGGAAACACTGATACCACTGCAGATAAAGGAAAAATATACATCGCAAGCACAACTGATGGAACTTTAAATGCTGACGGTTCAGTTAAAAATATTGAATGGGATAGTAATGGCTCAGTCGTTCCTGCAAGCAATCAAAGAAATATTAGAATCTGGGGAAATAGAACTATTTCTTTACCAGAGGATATTAATAATATATTTGTGAATGAATATTCTGTTACAGGAAGTGAGTCTGAACTAAATAGAATATTGATAAATCCAAGTAAGGGAAGCCCCTCTATAATAGGCACATGGACTAAAGGAAAAGATGGACACGCTCCAGATATGAAGAGTGCTGTTTATTTTGGAGGAAACACAAACATATATCAACCATATAATTAACAATGGACTTTATATCACTAAACAATGAAGCTGTAAGCATCTCTCAAGGTGCAATACAGCTTCAACAAAAAGGAGCATTAGTTTACGAATATAATCCTCTAAAGGTATTAAGGTTAGGGGAAGACCTTGTGGAAAGTGATAAGGTCACATATCCAAAAGGAAGTCTTGTTGACTTAGATACTGAACTTCTCCCGTTCGATTTAAATCATCCTGTGGATATTATTCCTCAGCAATCTTATGATGGTTCTGTAAACCTTATTCTTAATGATGGAAATACTTTTCCTAAACTAATAAATACGAGATTTTCTTCTACTGGTATGAACACATATCAAATAGTAGATAGGAGTGGAGATAATGATACTAATATATATGACGAGAGTTCTTTTGATTCTGATGTTTCTTTATATAAAAAGTTAAATACAATTCCTAGACTTATGTTTACTGGCTTAGGAACAAGTGGTAATCTTAAGGTGGGAAACTATGTATTTTATTTTAAGCTATCAGATTCTGACGGCAACGAGTCTGATTTTATAGCAGAGTCAGGAATTGTAACTTGTCATATAGGAAATATAAACGACCCATTTTCTATACAAGGCGGGATTAGGGATGAGAACAGTTATAAATCAGTGTCTTTTATTTTAACGAATATAGACTCTTCTTATAACAATGTTGTTGTTTATTATACAAGAAGTACATCTGACGCAAATGCGAACGAAATTGTATCTTCGTTTAAAATAGACAAAAACTTTGCTGTATATAATAACATTGCAAGGGTTAACATTAATGGATTTGAAAACATTACTCAAGTTAGTTTGAATGACATAAACATGCAATATAATGTCGTAGATAGTGCTAATGCACAAACTGCTTGTCAAAATATGCTGTTTATGGGTAATGTAAATAATCCTGAAATAGAATATAAAGAATTATCCGATTTGTCATTAAGATTCCTTCCACACCTTAATCTAAAGAATAATATAGGTTGGATAAATGAAAAATATGAGGATTCTTCCGGACAATATGAATACTACAATGTTCAGAATATTTATCATAAACTAGGATATTGGAACGAAGAAATCTATAGGTTTGGCATAGTATATATACTTAATGATTTTACTCTTTCTCCAGTATTCAATGTTAGAGGAATATCTGATTTAGTTGAAAACGTTTCATATACTAAATATAAGGTTTATAAAAATCCAGTAGACCCAAATTCCAGTATAGAAAAAATTAAGGCAAACAGAGAGTATATTCCTACCAATAAAGACTCCTACAAGCTGGATAATCAGAATGAAAACTCAAAGGGAGTAGTAAGGATTAATTATTCTGGAAATCAGCTACAAAGCTCTGGAATTGTGCCAATCGGCATAGATTTTAAAATTGATAAAGAAGCCCTAGCTTTACTAAAGAGGTTCACTAAGGGGTTCTTTTTTGTAAGGCAGAAAAGGATTCCAACTACTCTATGTCAAGCTGTAACTATTGGACTTGAATCTACTAGTCATTTACCAGTACTTCCTATAAATAATGGATATTTAGTAGAAAGGTTCATTGATGATGATGGAGTACTTACTAACGACTTTAGCAGAAGGTATAAAACAGTTTCTTCTGACTACGTGTCTGAAGGTTATGCTGCCTTATGTCCAGAATTTGAGCTCAGACAACCTTATTTCAATCAGTTATTTACTGGAACTGAATTTGAAGTATCGATGGCTAGGTCACAATTTAGGACAAACAAATTCAACAATTTGGCTTTACATTATTATAATCTTGATTATACTACCAATAGCTCTATAGGAAGCGAAACATATAATATTACAGCTATCACTGATAATATAAAGCTTCTCAAAGGTAAAAAGGAGGTATTCTCTTCTAGAGCAGGGGAAGCTGAAGAACAGTGGAGAGTATCATATTATGAATATAGAAATAAATCTAAAAATGCCAGAAACTTACTAAGAGGAGCTTGGGGTCCGTTTTTAGGAATCGAAGGATATAATACAAACAAAATGTCCTTGATTAACATAAAAATCCCTAATTACAATGAAAATTCTATTGATGATTATTTCTCTATACGTTTTGAAGATTCTTCTTCTTTTTATGCAGTTTGCGATAGAACTTTATGGGAAGATGTAGATGAATCTGAAGAGATGGCAAAAGTATCTGGAATATTTAGAGGAGATTGTTTTATAGGTAATTATACGCACAGGATGTGCAGAAACTTCCAAGACCCATCTTCTCCTATAAATGATGATATAGTAGATGCAATGTCTTGGAAAGACAATTATGACCCTGATAACCAAGAAAGTTATTCTAAAATAAATAGAGGAGACGTCAATGCTATAACTTTAGGACACTGGGCAACAGTAAAAGTTTGCAGTAATATAAATCTTTCTATGAGATGTTTGGATAAATCATACAGTTCCGAAGAAGGATTGACAGGAAAACCCAGAGGTTTCTACCCATTGCAAGCAATGAGTACTGGAGGAGAATCGAAAATTCCAGAATCGTTTATTATAAATGATGGAATAAATTCTACTACTTCTGACAAATATAACTTTGAGTTACCCGATGTTCCTGCAATAAAGAATCACTTTGGTGTTCGGATTATGTACTCTGACATTAATATAAATGATTCATTTAAAAATGGATATAGGGTATTTAGGCTCACTAATTATAGAGATTATCCTCTTACATATGGAAACATAATCAAATTAGTTGAACTTTTCGGCAACATTCTTTGCGTTTTTGAGCACGGAGTAGCTTTGATTCCGGTGAATGAAAGGGTAGAATCTGGAAGTGGAGCAGGTGGAAGTGTCTTCATAAACACCTCTAACGTGCTGCCAGAGAACCCAAGAGTACTGTCTGATACATTCGGTACCCAGTGGGCAGAGAGTGTCATCAAGACCCCGTATTTTGTTTATGGAGTGGACACAGTTGGGAAGAAGATTTGGAGAACAAATGGCGAAACGTTCGAGGTAATATCGGATTTTAAAGTACAGAAATTCTTAAATGATAATATTTCACTAACTGAAAAAGAGATGACTCCAATTATTGGAATTAGAAATGTAAAAACTCATTATAATAGATTTAAGCAAGATGTAATGTTTACTTTTTATGATGATATTAATACTATAGAAGAAAAGGTATGGAATCTATGCTATAATGAAGTTCTTCAAAAGTTTATTACTTTCTATTCTTGGGTTCCATCTTATTCTGAAAATATTGATAACATATTCTTTACTTTCGACAGAGATACCTCAAAAGCTATAGCTAAACTAACTAAAGATTATCCTTTAATAACATTATCTGAAGGAAACTTAATCTCTCCCCCAACATCTACTGAATTGGGGAGCTTGAGGTTAAATATGAACTTAGAAGAATATTTAGTAGATTACTACCTTGCTGATGATAGGTTGAGAAATCAGTACTTTATTAGTACTTCTGGAGATGTTTCTATATCGGAAGCGCTGAAAGATAGTGTATTGTGGTCTTTCCCAGTTAAAGCTGAAGTATATCATCATCTAAGTACTTCAGAGGGCAATTCGAAAGTAATTGATAAAACTGTATATTCTACAATAACTGTTGCTACTCAAGAGTACTATAATACTTTAACTACATCTTTCTGGAAACACGGAAAGGCAGGATTAATGGAAACTAAGGAGCCCCTTCGTCAGACTTATTGGTATGGCAAACAACATCCGTTTGAGTTTGAGGTAGTGGTAGTTGATAATCCCTCAGTCCATAAATTATTCGAGAATTTGGTTTTATTATCTAATAATGTAGCCCCTGAATCATTCCACTATGAGATAACTGGAGATGTTTATGATTTTGCTGATGATAGAGAGAATATGTACTTTAGACAAGAAGCAACTAAAGACCTTTATCAATACAATGGCTCTGATATACTGTATGATAGTGATTATTTAAAATTGCATCCTAAGCAACGTGACATTATAGGTTCTACATCTCCATATAAGGAAAGGTCTACAATGTTTCCTCTATATTATACTAGAGTGGATACTATAAATGAAATAGAAGATTACTATCAAGCGGCAACATCTCCCCATAGAGATTACCAAAGCCTATCTGGTTCTGAAATTGTTTATGATAAAAGATATGATTCTTATCATATACTTACTCATGTTAAAGGATGCCCATTTAGAGGAATGTACAAACAAAGATGTAAGGAGTCAGACCCAGGAGCTATAATTGATGGTTCAGTTCCATATCCTTATGTATGGGCACAGTATGGAAGATTAAGAGGAAATATGGACTTCATTGAGGATAACTGGTACATACAAATTCCTCCGATAAACTTCTATCAGAAAAATGAACTTCAATGGAAGGTTGGAAAAGAGGGGGCTTGGTATCCACCTCTTAATTTGACTAATAATCCTTTACCTAGTGATATGTCAGTTTTAGAAATAAAAACTGAAAATGACATTCCTAAAGAGTTGGTTAAATTGGGATACGGAGTTAATAGTGATTCATTTGATACAACTAAGTGGGAAACCATTACTAATCATAGAAAAGAATCTAAGATAAAAGATAAAGTCATGAAGGTAAAAATCAGGTATACTGGTGATAAATTAGTCTATGTGACTGCATTAAAAACAATATATAATATAAGTTACGCATGAATGAAAATCAAATTGGTGGGACGATAACATCTCAGCTACCACCTATCATTCCTCCTCAGTTTAGTATAACTAATAAGATAGGTCCATCAAAACTTCCTAAAATGGATTTCTCCTCTGCTACTAAAGGCAGAGGAGGATTCTTTCAGGGAATGGGCGGAATGGGTTCTTTAGGAAATATGGCTAGTACTGTTAGTAGTCTAATTCCTCAAAAAGAACAATCTGGACTTACTACTGGACTTAATGCTGGCTATGATGCTGCTGCCAATGTAGTTAGTGCCATTCCCGGAGTTGGAACAATCATTGGAGGAGCTATGAAGATTGGCGGTATGTTATCAGACGGACTTACAGCTATGGGAGTGGGAACAGACCAGATGACTACAACTGACAAGATTCTCGATAGCAAGTTTATGAAATTAACTCCGATAGGTCTTATTAATTCCTTTGGAGCAAAGAAAGCTGATACTATCGTAAAAGATAATGAAGCTTTTGAACAAGTAGGTTCTTCTTATGGTGGAACTACAGATGTAGTCGATAATGCCTTAGAGAAAAGTGGAAAGAAGTATGGATTATTAAGTGGTAAAGGAAGAAACAAAGCTAACCGTGAGATTGCCAGAGCTAAACTCCAACAGACCAAAATGGGAAATATAGCAGATGAAGCAAGAGACGCTTTTTCTAACCAATCGGCATCACTTAGTATGATAAATAATAGAAATCTATTGGGAATGACGGGAGGATATCAGCAAAAAGGTTCTTATATTGGAAGAAATGGATTAAAACTTCCATCCGTAGAGGATATGGAGAAAGCTAGAGCTACTGTTGCGAGAATTAGACAGAAAAAACTATCTGAATCTAAACCTGTTGAAGAGTTCAAAGATGGAGGTAAGATGAATGTAATTCCAGAAGGAGCTTTACATGCACATAAGCATCACATGGATGTTGAAGGTATTACTCCCAAAGGTATTGCAGTAGTAACTCAAGAAGAAGGTGGAGTAGTTCAACATGCTGAAATAGAACGCAATGAAATAATCTTTACCAAAGAGGTAACAGAAGAATTGGAACGTCTATATAAAGATGGAAGTGATGAAGCAGCAATACAAGCTGGAAAGCTAATTGCTAAGCAAATAATTGAAAATACTCAAGATAATACAGGATTAATCGCGGAGGTACAGGTATGAAAATAGAAATAGGAGATAAAGAATATAACGTAGAGGTTGCAAGAACCGAGGAAGAGAAGGTTAAAGGCCTACAAGAAAAGGAGTCTTTAGGAGAAGATGAGGGGATGTTATTTGTGTATGACGAACCTCAAGAAATCGCCTTTTGGATGAAAGATACTGCAATTCCGTTGGACATAGTATTTATGGATGAAGATGGAGAGGTAATATCAGTTAAACAAGGACAGCCCTACGATGAAACTTTATTAGAAGAAGATGGAGTAATGTATGTTCTTGAAGTTAATCAGAACTCGGGAATCCAACCGGGCGATGAACTCGATATGGAAGATGACGATGATGACAAACAGCCAGTTATGAAAGTGCTGGCTCCAGACGGTTCCACTCAAATGGAACTTGAAGGTGGAGAGAGAATTTTTAGTAGAAAAAATACTAAAACACTTATCAAAATGGCTAAACGAGCATATTCTTCGGAATTAGATAAGGATTATAAAGCCTTAGGAAAGAAAGTTTTTAAATACTTACATATACAGGACACAAATACTCCAGAATACGTAGATACTCCAAAGAGTAAAGAAGATTAACTATTTTAAATGAACTAAACGTATAAATACTAAATTAATGGATTATTATTTTGATATGTCCATAAATATTGCTAATTTTGTCAAGTATTTAAGTATTTAACGTTAAAACTAAAGAATTATGAAATTAGAACCTAAAGTAAAGAAATTTCAGGAAGGCGGAGCAGCTCCAGCACCTGCTGCTGAACCAATGCCAGCTGAACAAGGTGCAGCACCAGAACAAGGTGGAGGAGAAGGCGACCCATTGATGCAATTAGCTCAAATGGCTGCAGAAGCACTACAAAGTGGTGATTGTAATACAGCTCTAGCTGTATGTGAAGGATTTATGCAACTCGTTCAAGAAGCATCACAAGGACAAGGCGGAGAAGCAGCTCCTCAAGGTGAACCCGTCTATAAAAGAGGTGGAACCTTAGTCAGAAGAGTATAAGAGTAGAAGTTAGAAAGGAGTGTACAAGATTTATGTATGCTCCTTTTTTATTATAAATGTAAAACACATGTCACAGGCGATTAAAAAATTATCAAACGGTGGAGGTGTCTCACAAACTGAACAGAAACCAAAAGAAGAAACTCCTCAAGTAAGAACATTTAAACTTGGAGAGAGAGAAATTGAAACAGGCTCTTTATTAAGAAATGCTGACTCAAATTTAGAATCATACCTTGAAAGTACAGGTTGGAGTTCTAAAAAGAAGAACGCTTTCAGAGAAACTTATGGTAAATACCTGCAAGGAATTAACTCTGGAACAATCTCTTCTAGAGATGTAGGAAGAAATTGGATTGACTCCACTGGACAATTAACAAATACTTCCGGAAAGGGATTCGATGCTAATGGAGCCGTGGCACATTACCTGGACTCAATAGCAGATGCTATTCCAGATTATGTAAAAGAAGAGAAAGTTCAACCTACTGTTACTAAGAAATCACTTAATTTTAGTGCAGGACTAAATAAGTCACTGCTTGATAAATTCTTCGGAGGAAATAGATACAATCAATCAGTTTGGTATAGTAGAGACGCTTTAGATGAAACTACGAAGAAAAGAGGGATAACCAATAGATTAAAAGATTTTTCAAGTCAATTTAACTCTTACGCTGATTCATTATTAAATGACCCTGAGTTTGATACTAAGTATGATTTATCAAATACAGCCTTTAAGAACAAGGATGAGTTTAGAAACAAAATAGAACAGGCTAAAGCAGCTCTGTCTAATGATAAATTCGGAGATGATGATTGGAGAGCTTTGGCAGAACTTGGAATAGACCCAGAAGGTTACAGAGGTTGGTTTGGAGATGTTGATGATGCAACAGCACAGCAACAAGCAGTAAAGAAAGATAATTATAAAGGAACTCCACTAGAGGATTTATCTAAAGCAAATACTAAACTTACAGATGCTGGATTCTTGGCTAGAACTGATGAAAAAGGTAACATATTTTATTTAAATCCAGACGGTACAGAAATTAAGAATGGAGTTATTGGAGAAGAATTTAACCCCAAGACCGATTCTTTAGCAGGTTGGTTTAGAGTAAATGGAAACATTTATAACCCAAGCGAATATGCTAATTGGAGTCCAGAAGTAAAGAACGCTTATAATATTATCCTTAATCAACAGGATGATAAAAACATATATGATGACCCTGTTTACGGAGAACTTAAAGATAAATACGGATATTCTCATGTAGCAGATGCTTCTCTATTCTTCGATAATTTCAATGGAGAATTAGTAAAAGCATATACAAGACCTACTGTTGAGAATCCTGCTGGTTCTAAATCTCAATACTTCCTTAATAAGAATGGTAAGTTTACTCCAGTAAATGTTACCTATAATGATATTTTGGGAGAATGGGTTGCTAATGATAATGGCACAACCATTAGATTAGGAAAACAAAGAGAAGCCGGTACACAACCAATTTCTGGAAGTGATGCAAAAGTAGGATTTAATAAAGTAAGACAATTTACCTTTAGTGGTAAAGATGCCTATACACAAGACAATATCTTAGGTTTATTAAGAAGACTTGGAGATAATCCTAATCTTGCCAATGATGCAAGATATAGAAGTTTTATTCAAGGACTTTTCTTACCCGGTTTATTAGATTCAATGAAATCAGAAGAGGGAATACCCCTAACTGACCTTATTAAAGAGGGAAGAATTGACTTTAGACTACTTCCAAATGAGACTAAGAGAGGATTAAGAATCCTTAGAGATAGTCAGGGTAGAGTTACTAACCTTACATTTGACACAGGAGATGGGCCTCACAGTTCAGGTTCTCCATTAGGTGGAACAGGTTGGAAAGGATTTAAACCTATCAAAACAGACTATAATGCATCTCCCTTAAAAAGGAAAGAGGGAGGAATCATTAAAGCACAATGGGGAGTAAGTACTGATTACATAGTGGACAGACGTAAACCCGCAGTAGAGCTTACTGAAGAAGAAAAGAAATTAAATAAGAAAGCTACTGATAGTTATGATAAAACCCAATCAATAAAGTTTGATAATAAAGACTTGACTGACGCAGGTGGTATTATTAAAACTTCTGATAGGGTAAAAATGGGGGCAGCTATGGCTGACCTATTAAGTGCTGGACTTGGATTTGTTCCAGGAGCTAACATTGCTTCCGCGGGTATTGGAGCCGCTAGTTCACTTGCTGAATTTGGTGCTGATGTTTCTGATGGACTCGAATGGGGAGATGTAGGAAATCTGGCTCTTAACTTGGGAATGGATGCAGTGTCATTAATTCCTGCAATGAAGAGTATTAAAGCAGCTAAAGCTATGGGCAAATTAGCTAAGTTTGTTCCACTTATAGCAACAGCTATTGGAGCAAGTACATTATTTAATGACCAAGAAAGAGAATCTCTTACATCATCATTAAAGAAAGTAACTAGTGGTAATGTAAAGGATTTAAGTACTGACGACTTTAAAAATCTGGCAACCATTTCAAGAGTTGTACTAGGTGGTAAAAACTTCCTAAAATCTCAAGACGGCAAAATAATGTCAAGACTTAGAGGAACGAAGAGAGCCCCATCTACTAAACAAGAAATATCTGTAGTTGTTAAAGGAAGAGAAAATCCTATTAAAGTTCAAGTAAATAATGCAGACATTGAAGGAAAGGATGCAAACTATATACAAGATTTAGCTAAAAAGAAAGCTAAGAAAATACTGGCCGACGAAGGCTTAGTAGAAAAGAATATTCCTGATGATGCTTTATCAGTAGAAACTAAAGGTACAGATAAGTGGTATAAAGGAAGTCTTTTAAATAAGAAGAGAGTTCCAACAAAGAAAGTGCCAGGATTTGAGTATTCTAAACCTAATTGGGCGCAGAGACATTTAGTTCCTCAATCTTCAGAAACCCCTAAGAACTTTGGACAATTCTGGGGAATGAGAGGTATCAATCCTAATGGAAGACTTGGTTGGCTATCTGATACTCATTGGCTCGAAAAAGGCTCTACTGGACGTTATCTACGGCCAAATAAAGAGGAACCTATTGAAACTGTCAGAGGGGATAAATTTAAATTTACCACTCCAGTAAGTTCCAGAACTAAACAACATAGTAAGTTATATCAAGATAGTAAAAGAATATACAATAAAAGACAAGCCGATAAATATATAAATTCAGTTGAAGACAATTATATGGAACCTTGGTTCAATCCAGGAAGATTCAAGCAAGGTGGAATTATTAAAGCTTCAAATGGAGATAAATTAAAGATTTCCAATGTAGTTAGTAATGCTGATTGGGGAACTGATATTTATGGAACAGAAGGATTTAATAACTGGTTAAATAGTTATAATCTAAAAAACTATCAAGACTTTAATAACTTACAGAAATCTTATCATGGAAATCTTACTGCTTCTGGCTATAAACCTGGAACTTCTCCAGTAAGTTATAATCAAGGAGTTTATGATAGACAAACTACCTTTAATAAAGTAGCTCCTGGAGTTAATGCAGTTATTGAAGGTCTTGCTAAAACTGGCAAGATTACGAGAGCCGGAGTATCAGGAGACAATGCAACAAGTAACTTTACTGATGGTTATTTTGGAGGACAAGAATATTTAAGACATGGTGGAATGAGAGGAGTTACCTCTGATGAGCAACTTAAAGCTATAAATGCTTTAGCAAATAAGAAAGGTCTTGAATATTACATTGATGATGCAACTGGTATGGCTATGTTAAGACCTAGTACTACTTTACAGACTCCAATTGCTCCTAAGTTCAATACCCAAACTATTGATACATCCAAAGCTGTTATAAATCCTAATACTGGAAAAGTAAGTGGACTTCCTAATATTGGAGGAGCAGCTCCTACGAGAGCTAATCCCTCTGAAACAAGAGGAACTACATCAGGAGGTGGAATTAGACAAATCTTAGGTAACTTAGACCCAACTGCATTTATCCAAGCTGGAAGAATGATGGGAAATATTTGGAACAATAACAGAGTTGCAAAGAAAACCAAAGAAGGATTAAAACCATTATTACTTGATACTTATGAGACTCCAAGACAAATAGTAGGAGACTTAGCAACAAGACAGGCTTATAATGAAAGAGCAGCAAACTTAGAAAGTCTTGCAGCAAAACCAAGAACATCTGATGCTTCTTTACAATTGGCAGGAGAATTAGCAGCTAATTCACAAGCTAATCAAATGAGAGCAGAGGGGGCTTTAGCTGATAACGATATGATTCGTAGAACTGGTGAAGCAGCTTGGCAAAACAATGCAGAAGCAGTTGCAAGAAGAAATGAAGTTGCTAATAGAAATAGAGCTTCTATGCTAGGAATTGATAAAGCTAAGAAGGATATCGATGCAGCAAGAATGTCTGCAAATTGGACTTCTTTAGAAAACTTTATGAAGGAAAGAGAGTATAAGGCTACTATGGATAGAGACAGACAAAGACAATTTGACCTTAATGTTGGAATGAGTAACATTCAAGCAGGTACAGAAGCTAGACTTAAACCTCTTAGAGATTACTTAGAACAACAGAGTTTAAAAGGGGTTGATATTAGTACTCTTCCGCAATACAAACAATACTCTGACCTTATTGAGAGTCTAGGACGTGAAAATGTTCAAGCACAAAATCAATTATATTCAGATGTATATGGATTAAGAATGCCTAGAGGACGTTGGTCACCCATTATTAGAAAAAGAGGAGGACAATTAACTTATGCTGAACGTTCAAAACTTCAAGCACAAAAAGACACCTCTAAAGCTAAGACTGAAAACGCTAAACTCTTTCAAAAGAATATAGAAAAAACAATAGATACAAATATAAAAATGATTAATAATCTATCATCAGTATCTAAACAACTTATAATTAAGTCAATGACATGAAAGTAGAACCGATAGTAAAGATGCAGAGTGGGGGTGGTATGCCCCCATTCACTTATTATACACCACTTGGGATGCAAGATACTACAAATGTAGGTGCAGCAGAGCAACCTCAAGCTGTACAGCCAAGTACCAAAGAAGAGGGAATCACTGACAAGGATTTACTTAAAATGGTAGATAACATTGATGGATTACCAAGTGACACTAATGAGATAATTAAAAACTTAAGTTGGCTTTATAAACAAGACAATCTATTTAGTAAGGGGAAAATTAATTCTTCTTCAATATCTTCAAGATACCTTCAGGCATTAAGGCAAATTAAAAATGCTAACTTTAATAAAAAAGAATACGATTCTGCATTAGAAACTGTTAAAGCTAATGGGGGATTAAATGAGGTTGCTATTACAACTACTGGAAATGTGGTTGTTCAAGATACAGAGGGAGATATTAAACAAGTATCTACTGATGAGTATTTAAACAATAGAGATAAATACTTTGCTCTTAAAAATTCTGACTTGCTTTATATAAGAGCCCACTCTGATGAAATGGCTAATAAGAATGATATATTTAATACAGTTAGAAATGGTATTGGCATATCAGCTATTAACAAGATAATCCAAGGAGCAATGGGTAAGTTGGGAACTATGTCTATATCTAAAGAAGGTTACTCTTATAAAAAAGAGGGGAACATTATACAAGGTATGGAATATATAAACAACATTGTAAATGAAGGGGCTGACCTTTCAGGTATGGGCTTAGACGGAGTTTACAAAACTGGACTCTTAAATAAGAATCAATATCAGGCTGCAAAAGCAGCAGTTCAATATATTTACGATACATTAGACCCAAATGCTATTACTTTATTGGAGATTAAATCTGGAAATACGGAAAACCCTAAGAAAGGGGCACTAGATTTAATAACCCAACTAATAGCATCTCAATTAGATACTACTATTGAAACTACTCAAAACTATGAAGAAAAACTTACTGGAACCATTAGTGGTACTGGAGATGGTGGAAGTGGTTCGAGAAATGATTTAAAACAACTCGATGCAATTGTAAATGGGCAGTCTACTGTACAAAGAGATTATACTCTAAATCCACATTCTAACTATCAATATACTACAACGGCTAATTGGTGGGCAGAACCCCAAGATGTTAAAACAGGAGAAGGATTGGGAATGAACACTCTCGATACAATATTAAAAAGTGCAGGTTATGGTTCAGCAGTTTTACAGAACTCTGTTTACTTTGGTGACAATAAGGTAGACCCGACTCAATTTAATAAACTTGTATATGACCCATCAGAAGGAGTTGCACAAGTATGGTTACCTTATACTAATACACCAAATGGTGGAATTGCTCCCAATCTTGGAATTATTAGTATTATAGAAAAAGTTGAGGATGATTTAAGAAGAAAAGGTAATGTATCTGATGTAGAAAGAAGACAAGCTTATGAAGCAGCAGGAATAGGTCCATTTTGGGATGCCATGCAGAATCCACAGTCTGCTTATGAAAGAGGATTACTAAGACCATTCATAGCAATGACAGGAGTTGCTTCTGATGATGAACAGAGTGGAATAGTAAACGAAAATGAGAGTGTTGATAAACTTAGCAGAGACGAAAGAAAACACTGGAAGGATGCTGCTATGAAAATTATAAATGACCCTGCCAGAAATGGTAATAAGAAAGGAGACTATGACTTCGATTCTTGGTGGGAATGGGAAATATTTGGAAATGTTTCAGATATGTATAGAGGAACTATTTATATGCCAATGTCTGGTGACTATGTAAGTTCAGCAGCTAAAACTGGTAATATTAATCTTCCTAAATCTACATTTGATGCTAACAGGCTAATTAGAGAAGGTCAAATTGCTAATAACAGAAGACCTCTAGTAAAAACAAATTTTGATTAGAATATGGAAAATGTACAACAAAACGATTGGTTTGCAACGATACTATACAATCCAGACAAAGACTTTAAAAACTTTAAAGAAGCTGGATTAGATGCAACTAATACAGGTTTAAAAGATAGAGAATCATATAAAGATATACAGGCAGTGCAAGACCAATTTAAGGATGCTGAAGGTAATTTTGATGAAAAATTATATAATCAGTTCTATGATAGCGCTGTAAGAACATATAATACTTTTGTGCAAGGAAACATTGAAGATACATTCCTTCGTAATATGGTTAAAAGCCCGTTAGATATTTTATCTGACAGAAGTACTCCGTCTCAAAAACCTTTGTTTATTGTACAAAAAGTATCTAATCCTACTCTTAAATCACAAGGTATTAACAGCTTATTTGGAGAAGGTAAAGCTCTTAGGTCTTACAGAGAAGCAGCTCAAACTCAAAGAGTTGTAGACTATAAAACTGGAAAAGAGCTTGACTGGACTCCAGACGATGATGATAAGAGTGGATTCTTCGATTTCATGTTTATAGAACCATTAGTAGAAGCTAAGTGGGAAGAAGATGGATATCACAAAGACGAATATGGTAGAGACATCAAGCACTTTGCGGGAGACTATAAACTTAATGCAAATGGTATGCCATACTATGAAACTCTTGGAGACAGAGATGCAGCTAATAAGAGTTTCTTGCACTGGACTGATACATTAACCACTACTGGCTCTAAATGGGATAAATATAATTTCTTAGCTTCCGACGGAATTGATAAGAGCGTGGCAGGAACTACTGCAAAAATGATTGCTACTATTGCTCCATTATTTATTCCTTACGTAGGACAGGCTTATGGTATTGCTACTGCATCTGCATATTTTGGTCAAGCATTGGCAGTATTTGGTAAAACTGTAATTGATGCCATTGGAGATGATACTGCTTCTAAAAAGCCAGGTTTATGGCAATTCCTTAATAAAATCGACTCTTCAGTTAGAAAGTTTGATTCTTCTGTCAGTGACGCAGGAAATCAAGGAATGTTTAATTATGAACAATTCGCTAACTTAGTAACTGATGTAGTAGGTCAACTTTATCAACAAAGAAGTATTGCTAAAATCCCACAATGGATTGGATGGGATGCTAGAAGTGCTAAGAACTCTAAAGCCTTTGTAGAAGCACATAATGCTGATTATTTAAAGAAATATGGAAAAACTCTACGTCAAGCTATTAAAGACGGAGATGTTGCTTCTGATTATACTAAGTTAGTAGGAAATGACCTATTAAATGCCATTACAGCTAAACAAGGAGCTATTAATAGTTTTGCTAAAAATGGTTCTCAATTCTACATGGCTATGACTCAATCTAAAGACATGTATGATACTTTTAAAGAAAATGGATTTAGTGATACAACTACAGCCATTGGTATGGGAGCTGCTCTATATGGATTCAGTAAGCTATTTAATTCTTCTCTTGGAGAAGTAGCTCTTAGTGGTTTAGGTCTTGATGATTTAAAACAAGCTAATAAAAGGTTGATTAGAGAGTTTACCAAAGAGATGAAACCTCAACTTGAATTAGTTGAAAAAACATCCTCTAACATTACTAACTCCGGAAAAATTAAATGGATTAAAAATCTAGGTGAGAAATTCAAAGGCTTTTATGAAAAACATTTAGTAAATGACCCAGAGGGCTGGATTGCCAATTCTGTTAAGGAATCTATTGAAGAAGTATCAGAAGAAGCATTGCAGGATGTAATATTCGAAAGTAGTAACGTAATTGATTGGACATTTAACAAACTTGGATGGACTCAAAAGAGAGGTAATTATGAGTTTACTCAAAGTAATCCTTTAGAAAGATACTTAATGTCAGCTCTTGGGGGTGCTGTGGGTGGAGCTATCTTCCCTGCCATTACTAAAATGGAAAATATCAAAGATGGAGTCCCCAATATTCAAAAGAACATTCCAGAAAATCTAGCCATAGATATTGCAACTATGATTAGAAATAATGGAGTTCAGAAATCAGTAGACTTATTAAAGAAGAGTATCGATAAGGGAGAAGTAGGTTCTACTACTCTTTCTATGAACTTATCTACTAATACAACTGATGATGGGCAAGTATATTATGAGCCAGCTAAGAAAAGAGAAGACAGTCAAAACAATATATTGGGTAATATTCTTATCAATTATTTATATGCAGTTGATTCGGTAATCAATAATGAAGGATATAACTTAAAGGATGATGAAGTTGTTAATAATTCTCTGATGAAAGATTTCAGATTAAAACAACTTGCCGATACTGGTGTAGGAGAAGAAATTCTATACGATTTCCAACAACAGTTACAAGGTCTTATTACTGCTGCAATAGAAATGAAGAGTAACCCTCAAGACTCTGAAATTGGTAAAATTAAGCAAAGATATGATGAATATAAACAGAAAGTAGACGACACTTTATCTGGAAAGAGAGCTGGAGAATATGCTGAAATGATGGCATATAAATTGAATAGAGGTTTAATGTCTCCATTTGCAGCTCCTGACATCTATGCTTATTCAAGATATGTGAGAGGTATTAACTACGCTACTGCAACAGAACAGCAAAAGAAAGACCTAGAAGCTGACTACGAGAAATATACTCAATCAGACCAAAAAGAAAAAATAAACCTTGGTTATGAGATATTTAAGAACTTAAAAGCTGAAACAGCCGAACCTATTCTTAGATATAGAGACTCTCAAATGTATAAATATAAGTCTCAATTATATGATGTAATATCTAAACTTAATGATTCTCAAAACATTTCTAAACTTAGTGATACAGAAATTGCTGAATATAAGGAAGAAGTAAGAAATGGAAGAAGCGATGACCAAATTATTGTTGATGCCAATCTTAATCCAGAGGAGAATGTATATAGTGCTCAACAGAAAGCAAAGATAGTTGATTCTTATCTTGAAAGAGAAATTTGGAACTCAAATCCAGGAAGTGATAAAAAACGTCCTAAACCCTTTGGTAAAGCATACGTTCAGAATCTAAAAAATATGTTGGAGAATATGAAACAACATATGAGTATAGGTATTGACCCAATTCTTAATCAGAGAAGAACTGGAGAGTTACAAGTCTTATTTGAATCAATAAACAACATAGTTCAATCTACTGGCTTTATTGATGCAGAGACTAAACAAATGATTGATACAGTTAAACAGAGCTATAATAGGTTTAGTCCTGAAAATTTTGTAAATAGACTTACAATATTCATGGACCCATTTAAGGGATTTACTTTCGAAGACTCTTATTACAACGATGTTCTTACTAGCAATTCTACTTACTTAGGTAAGATAGATGAAGTAGACCCATCCATTGTTGAAGAACTTGGAGATTCAAAGGGAGAGTATGTATTTGAGGACGAAGAAGGATATTATGCCCTAACTCAAAATGAAATGCAGAATGTGTTCATGGATATGTTTACCACAGAGTTTACTGGAGCTAATTCTGAGGAATTGCTTGGCGGAATCCTAACTGATGGAAATATAAATGAAAACTCTTTAAATTCTTCATTTAAAAAGAATCCTGACTTTTCTGTATTTAATAAACAATTACTTGAATATCTAAATTTAGACGCTGACAGAATTGGTTTATTAGGAGAAATTGATAAAATGTCTACTGCTGCTCTACAGGATAATCCTGTATGGGATATGTTGGGAAGACTATCTACTAACCTTATTGGTGAAGATGTATTTAAATTACTAAAGGCAGAAGAAGGAGACTATAAGAGTACAGCTTCTTTATATGACTATGTAATTAGTAATGAGCTTACTAGAGAGCAACTTGAAACTGCAAATACTGCAACTCAAATATTAAGTCACTCCATTATTCCATATCTTACTGGAAACGAGGGAGTATTTAATATGATTGATATTGCTAATCAATATAAGAGAAACATGGGAGCTCAAGAAGATGTTCCTTTAACTCAAGAAGAAGCTCAAACTATTCAAACTGAATTGTATAATATTCAGCAAAGAATTGCATGGTTACTTGCAGTTAATGATATGAATAGTGGTAGTAAAACTGTCGATAGTAGTAAAACTATGGGCAGATTAAATAGTATGTTTGCACTTATTCTAAGTGGAAATACTGCCGATTCTACTCTATCAAGATTAAAGAACCTAAGTTATACTGATGCTGATGAAAACGAGCAAATATTCATTGAGGAAGACTTATTAACTGGTGATGAACTTGTTAAACTACAAGAAATTATTGCCAATGGTAAGAATGATGAAGAATCATTGAGATTTTCCAATGAAATATTACTAAGAGTTAGTAAGGCTTTATATGATAAATTCTCTGGACTTACATCTGAACAGAAAGAAGAAATTATAGGTAAAATAGCTGGAACTGATATTATTGATTACAATGATTATGGTGCTTCCAAATTTAAGAGAAATAGCACATATCAAGACATCAAAGGTATTGACCTTGCTACTTACTTACTAAGTACTCTGGCAGTTAATCCAGAAGAAATGCAAAGTGTGTTAAGAAAGGCTATTATTAGTAATCCTTCTCATGCTCCATTCTATAATCAGATGTTTAGTGCTCAAGAAATGTTTGCTTTATATAAGAATCCTGTATTATTCAATAAATTCTTACAGAAAACTTATGAGTTTAAGCCTATTCAAAATAAAGAGTTCTATACAAAGAATACCTTTACTAAGAATATAATTACTGTACTAGGAGGGGCTGGGACAGGTAAATCAACTGGTGTTGCTAAGGTAGCCTACAACATGATAAAGATTGATAATCCTGATGCTACTGTAATGGTGTCTGGACCTAAAGCTGACGTAGGAGAAAGACTTGCTGCTACATTAGGAATTGATAAAAGCTATGATAGGCTTCAATTATGGCAAGCATTACTTACCGAATCTGGTTGGGAAAAGGTAAAGAAAGCAATTTCCGAATTTAGAAATCCACCGGAAGAAAAGGGAGAAACCCCTTATCTAGTAGACGGAAATCCTGAAATATATAATCAAAACTTCTTAACAGAAGAAGATGTAAATATTGCAGCTTTACCTGATGTACTATTTGTTGATGAGTTTACTCACTTCTCTGGTATAGAAATGCAGATGCTTTCTAGCTTAAGCAAGTTTACTGATAAGGACATGATTATATATGCTCTTGGGGATAACAAACAGGAAGGAGTAATTAATCCAAGAAATGGAGAAGAACTTGATTTAACTGGAATGTATTTTGGAACTCCTGTACTTACTTCAAGTATTAGAGCCAACAATGTTCATAAGAAAGATAACTTGGATAAAATATCTTCAATATTATCTGAACTTATCGATAAAGAACAAGACAGTCAACTTAATGGAACTCAATTAAACATCAAGTCTACAATGAGGGACATTAGAAGTAAGTCTTTATTAAAGTATTATGAACTTAAAACTGATAAAGAAATAATTCTTCATGGCGATAAGTTAGTAGATGAAAACGAACTAAATGTTGATTATCTACAAGGACTTATTAATAACCTAAAAGAGGGAGAAAGAATAGCTTTAATTACTGACAACGTTCTTTCTGATTTTAGAAAAGATGTATTTCATCAATTTGAAGAAAAGTATCCTGAACAAGTAGTAGTAAGAGACTCAAGAGACGTTCAGGGTTCTGAATTTAAATATACTATTGTTGATGTTAATTGGACTGATACAACTAATCAGAATACCTTCATTAAAGATTTAAAGTATTTCTATACTTTAATGAGTCGTTCAGCTGATGGTAACTTAATAGTTAAAAAGAACTATAATATGGTCGCTAAATCAGATAGAGCTTCTACAACAAGCACTTCTGAACTTAAGGCTGATGACATTGACGGATATAAGAAATTAATTCTTAGTGTTTTAAAGGATGTTAAGCCAGATACAGAAGAAGTTCCAGTGGCTACAACAGAAGGGGAAGAAGAGGGAGAAACAATCTCAGCTACTCCAAAAGAAATTCCTGCAACTAACGGTAATACTGGAGAAGGGACATCTAATGAAGAAAAGGGTCTTTATGACACTTCTAAAGACTATGAAGCTGTTCTAGAAGTAAAAAGAAAGGATGTCTTCGAAAAAGACAATTTGCCTAAAGAATTAATAAAAGTCGAAAAACAAATGGACAGTGATTCTACAGGTGACCCAAATGCTGATATTAAAGCAAGAACAATGTCTGTAGGAAGCTACTATAATCACCTTGCCCTTAATATAAATGAAGATGGAATTATTCAGCCTTATAAATCTACCAATGGAATTGACGAAGACTTGTCAGGATTCTCAAACTTAATAAGTGGAAAAACTATTGAGGATATAAGAGACATCAATTTAGAGTCTGGACAAGGTACTGATTTACTTTCTTCGTTAGCTTATATGAGGTCTTTATTTAAGAGGCCAGCATCTGAATTAAAAGACATAGTAAGAACTAAATTATCTTCAGCTGGTTCTGAACAGTATAAAGCTCTTAGACCATTTATTGAATTATACTTTAATGGCAAATCATCTGAAGATAAATTCAGAAGTTTTAAAGCAGCTATTGCAAAAGGTAATTGGCTACTTAAACTAACTAAGTACAAACCTGGATATGATAAGGCTTATAATGTAGAAAATCTTAAAGAGCTTAAACAGGATGAACTATTCGGAAGAATAGTGTTCCAGTTAAAGACTAAAGATGGATATCTTGATATTACTTTAGGAAGTACTACTGCCATTGATAAGATTATACAAAATTCAGGTAATACAGAACTTGTAGACATCTTAAATGATAGAGCAACTCTTAACTCCAAAATAGACCAAAAAGGACAGGTATATTTTAGACTTACTGACTTTAAAGCTAAAAAGAAAGGAATTTCTTTTGGTAATAAAATCTTTAATAATGATAACTATAACAAATTAGATATTGTTAGGCAGAAATATAATAGGGATAAAACTCTTGACCAGACTATAAGAGAGCATCCCGAACTAATATTTAGTGATATCTATTTAGACGGTGCTGTTGAACTTGACGGAAAGGCTAAGAGAGTAGTCAAAGGACTTCCCACAGTTTTTATAAGTGATGACCTTTGGGGAGTTACTAGCCCAGAACTTCTTGATAGACATTTGCAAAAAATGAAATATTTAGGGACTGACGAAACTGCTCCTTTCTTTGAAGTAACAAAGGGCCGTTTAAATCTTAGAGGACTATCTCTAATCGACTTTATGAAAGAGTGGGGAAGACTTGAAGGAGAAGGTGGAGGAAAAATCTATGGTGCTAAAGAATTTTTTATGTTAGCTAGACCAGTGGAAGCCGCAAGGTTTTTATACAGTATGTTAAAACTAAAAGAGGCAACAGTCCAAGATATTGAGCTCTACAATCAAGGGGTTGAGAAATTTAATAGCAAATTAGTCCCGTCAGAAGAAGACCTTAAAAAGGATAAAATTGCTGTTGACCCTACTGGTGATGGGATTAAGGTAAGTGAATCTTCTCTCAATGAGGTAAAAGCTAAAATTACCAATATGTTGAATGATTTAAAGAATGCATTCCCTAGTTTGGTAATGGGTAGACTTAGGCCGATAAAGAATAATAAGGCGGTTAAAGAAATTGAATCCCAAGATAGTAATACTAGATATTCTGTAAAAAACACGTCCTACTATATGCATATGGCTGTTTCTCCATCAGAACAGTTCGAAATGCTTAGAGATTTTGGAGTTCTTCCGGAGTATGACCCAAGTGGCTCTGATAAATATGTTGTGAATACATTACAGAATTTGTCTAGAACTCACCCTAACTTGACAAAATTATTGGAGAAATTAGTAAATCCAGATGATGATATTTATAGTTCTCCAGATATAGACCCACAAATAATTAGAAATACAGAGTCAAAGAAACGTGCAATTCAAACCTTTTTAAGGATTCAACAATCTATACAAGGCTATGAAGCACCTTCAACAGCTGCGATACTCCCGTTAGTTAAGAGGGGGGTTATGGCTGGATTCACAGCAAGTACTAACGTTATTCGTCACTTATTCTACAATACTATATCAGAGTATGGTCCTGGTGATTTTGCCACATTTAAGCAAGCTATCGACTATGGAAATCTATACAAATACGGAGTATGGACTAACGGTATAGATACTGCAAGAAATGATAATGTACAATTTGGATACTATATATCTGCTTTAGGTCAACAACAAGTATACTTCGATGGACCTATTCAGACTCCAGATTATTATATTAATTACGATGCATTAGAAACCGACCAAGAATTTGAAGTAAATCAACCTACTCAAGTTGTACCGGTACAAGGTCCGCCAGTTGTAGAAGAGGCTCCTGTAGTAGAACAAATTAGTGATAAAATGAAGCTACTCAATGCACAACAAGATTTGATTGCAAATATTTTGAGTTCTGTGGAAAATAATGTAACTTTGCAAAAGGATGAAATTAAAAGGATGCTAGAGACAATAGACATTACTAAGTTCAACTTAAATGGTGAAACTGTTGAAGATAGAATCCAATCATTCAATGCTCAATATATAAGTAAGGTACGTGATAAATTAACAAGTCTGCCAAGGAGACTGTATACGAACAGCAGTGATGTTGCGACAATAACTCCTGAATATCTTATTGATAAAAACAATAATATTATTCCAGACCCTAATGCAATTGTTTCATTTGCTGAACATATAAATGAAAATGAGTTACTGAAAAATACAGAAATAAATACTGTAACCCTTGAAGATAGTGATATAAAACTGAATGCAGAAGAACAGACCTTTACTGTAAGAGTAAATGGAAATGATTATGTATTTGGATTTGAGGAAAATGAAGCCATTCTAAAGGATATACGTCCCTTACCTCAAGATGAAAATCCTCAAGTTAAGTTTGTAGAAGAATTTAACAAGGGAGTGCAATCATTAATATCTTCTTTAGGTAAGAATGAGGATATCACTAAAATGACTAAACCTAAATTGATGATTTATAACAAAGGAAAGGCAATTGCTAATTTACTTTCTACATTAGACATCAATACGATAGCTGAAGAATTGTTCAATCCAGACGCAGATGTTTCAGAAGTGATTGACAAATATGCCCCAGTAGAAGCTGATAAAAATGCTACTGAAGGAGTGAAGAGTAAGCTAAATACTATTAGGGACTCAATAAGAAAGAATAACGAAGGAAAACCAAACTGCTAAAATGATTAAATGTAGAATTATTCCCGAATTAGTGGAAATCTGGTCAGCTTATGATACAGCCGCTGAAAATTTCCCTGACACATTAGAACCAGATTCAGTTGAAGGTAGGAGAGAGATAATCTCTTCTGCCTTAAACTATATAAAAGATAATGGAGTAGTTCCATCACAGCAAAGTCTAGGTATGCTCCAAAATGAATTGATTAGATATGATAGAGATAACTATGAAGGTTTGTTTGGCTTTGCTACAAATGAAAAAGAAACCAGAGACTTGATAGAACAAAACTGGGATATTGTATCAATAGATGAAGATGCTAAGAATATAGCACCAGAAGCTAACGATTTCCCCCAAGCTCCTATACCCTCTATTAGTGAAGGATTGGATTCTATATTTGATAATATCAACGACCAATCGAGATTTGTTAGACATTTCCAAAATGAATTAACAAGATTTGCCTTCGTAAACTATAATCTCAATAAACTTATATCTACTAATAGAGATTTAAATGATTCTATTAGAATGTATAAGAATCAAATCTTCCAAGAACTTGCGAAAGAAATAGGAAGCCCTGTTACTCAAATGTATGCAGGAAGAGAGTTTCAATTAGAAGCCTATAACAATCTTATTAGAGATGCAAGAATATACTTTTTTGAAGATGTGAAAGACGGAGTATTTGTATCAACTGACCAAGATAGAATCAATGCATATAATAAATATGTAATGCTTACTAACTTTGATGGATTTCTATTACGTTATAGTAAGAATATCATTCAAGTAGCAAGAGGATTCGTAGGAGGACATATAGACCCTAAAGCCGGATATAAATACACCTTTAACTTAGGAAAGCATATTAAACAGGATTATAATAATGAACTTCAAGATATTAACGAACATGTTAATGGAGCTGTTCAGATGTTTATTAACTCCATACCTATGGTGGATGAGCACAATAATCCTACAGGACAATATGTTGAATTTAAAACATTCAACTCACTCACTAGAATCTTTAGAAATATTTCTGAAAATAATCCAGGTATTACTAGAGAAATAAGAAACAATCCAAGAGAAGCCATTAAGGAAATTATTAATATTGCATATAATAATAGTAAAACATACTTCAAAGGAAATGATGCAACATTATATCCAACCTTTAGAAGTGTAAGACGTGCGGTATTTGATGTAACAAATCCTTCTAGCTTGGCTTCTTTAGAAAGTAGTATAACTAGTCCAGACCAGATGAACTTATTCTCAATGATATTAAATCATATTAATAAGACATCTCCTGTAAGTTATCTACAATACAAATATAATCCAGACACGGGTAAATATGTTGTAAGTTACTTGGATAGTGAGTCAATTTCTCAAAAGAGAACTGACTTAGAAAAACACTTAATGATTCAGAGTACTTATGATAATTTCTCTGACATCTTTTCTAAACATTCAATTAATCCAGTTGAAGATGCTGACGGAGTTGTAAGTAATATTACCTTTAACATTGGAGGAGCACATTACAATTACAACCTATCAAATAAAGCCCTTACTAAGAATGGAACTGTTGTTCAAGATTATTTATCTGAATTACTAAGTAATAGAAGTGGTTGGGGACAATTCTTCTCTGATGTTATGAGAAAGCCTATTGATGCAACATTTATTGAAACAGCAACAGAAGTTAATGATGCAGAAGACTTAAAAGGATTCTTAAATGTGGCTATGGCTACTATTGTTAATGCTGATGCTAAAGATGCTGCGGTTAAAGCAGGAGAAACTCTAAAGGATATTGTTTCCACTAGATACTCAAGAATAGTTCCAGAGGATAGTAAAGCTTCAACCTATTATGATAGAAGACTTGATTCTTTAAGAATTGGTGGTATACTTGATGGACTTAGAGGATTAATTGCATTAAGTAGAACTATTGCTGCAAATAATAGAGATACTACAAAAAGCTACGTAAAAAATGCTGATGGGAATAATCTCCCAAAGTATCGTTTGACTAGTGCTGGCAATGATGATGCTTATATATTAAATGATATAAGAAGCGTTGCCAATTTTAACCCTAAAAATCCAATGAATAGTAACTTGTTTATTAGTACTGATGGGCTATTAACAGGAACAGCCTTAAAGACTGACTTTACTAATTCAGAGGGAACTTCAAAGAATATTTTCAAAATGCAAGCAAATGAGTTATTGTATTCTCAATTTGTATTTGACTATTTACAAACCAGAGATAAAAACTCTGCAAACAGACAATCAAATGAGCTTGCGGGAATTGTTGCAATTCAGCCAACTACATATTCTGATAAATCAAATATTTGGGTAAAGCTAGTCGATTTATATAAGACTCTATCCTTTAAAGACATATATGGAAACAATCTGTTTGAAGGTAAGTCTTTATCTGATTTGACAGTCAATGAAATAAATCAATTAAGATTCTCCACATTACATGGAATGTATCAGGGTCTTGCAAATCAGCTTGTTGAGGATTACAAGCTATTATTTACTGCATCTAATGGAGTATTTGTAAATGAACTTGGAGAATATGATGAAACTGATTATAAGCAATTAAGTCCAGAAGTTAGAGCTTTAATGGAGAAAAGAACTCAATATATAGGTGATGATGGAAGTTACGAATATTATGACTTTAGAGAAGACCTAACTGTTGAGGATTTTATTCCATTATTATCTAAACTTGATACAGATACAATCCATAATGCTATCTATATGTTGCAGTCTCAGGGAATAGATATTACTGTTCTTCCAGAAGTACATTATATTCAAACAAAAAAGGGATTAGCATTTAACACTACTTTACTTGAGAATATAAGAAATTATTCTTTAAAGAACAAGGATAATCAATCTACTCTGGATAATATCAGTGATAGCTATTGGACTAAGAAAAGAGAAGAGGACAAATTATATGCTCTAACTCTTAAGATGAGTGATGTAAAGTTCGATTTATATGATGAATTTGGTAAGGAAATTACTACTCTTACTGAAAACATTGATAGAACAGCTTCTCAAAAAGACTTCGTTGATAGACTTACTCCTAAAGCTAAGCAGGAGCTATACAATAAATTACATATAGAGTCTGATGAAAAAGCAACTTATGAAAATATCTGGATTGATAACAGAACACAAAGACTAAATAATTACTATATTCTTAAAAAGAATGGAAGTAAATATGATATAGTTGAAGATATAGACTTTATGAAGGTTGCAGGAAATACGGACTACGAAGTAGTACTTAACCCTGACCTTGACCTTTATAAATCTATAGATAATTTAGTTAGTGATAACTACAATGCAGCAACTATTGGACTTCCATTTTTACACCCAGCTAAGAAAGCAGCAGTTGCAAATGATGCTCCACTCATTGATAAAATCAATGAAGAAGCAGCAAGAACAACAGCTATGTATAAGAGAGGTGTAGTAGTTGGAGCTACAATCCATCCATTTATTAAAGGTAAAATTACTGGCATTCCGGATACTTACAAACTCGCAGTAATTGAAGACTTAAAAACTCCAGTATTCAATGTGCAAGGAGATGATGATGGAGCTACACAATTTGATGGTGGTATCTTCCTAAATCCTATGATTGCAAGATATGAACAGAACTCTCTTGAAGAAATTGAAATGAGTCCTATCCATAGAAAACCACTTGGATATTTCTCTCTTTCAAATTATCTATCTTCTGGATTGTTAAAGTGTGCTACCTTTGCTGTTACTAATGAATATTTAAGAGCAGCACAAACTGGTGATGTTATCGGTAACTCCTTATTAAAACAGATGCTTGATGTTCAATGGGATATTCCAAATCTTGATATTACAGTTGATAGAAACGGAAGAAAAATCTCCTACAATGGACAAATGTATAGAGACATCAATACTCTTAAATATTGGAGCATTAATAATATTGAGAAGCTTAATAAGATAGGTTACGATGAAAATGGAAACCTTGACAATACATATGAAATCACTAGAACCCAAATTGATAAGAATGGTCAGGCTTTAAAGAGAGATGGCTCTATTATCACTGAAAAAATTAAGGTTAGAATTGATACTAACTATGATTTATGGATGGCTTTAGGTGGAGAGTTCTCTGTATCAAGAGACGGTAAGACTTTAAAAGAGAGTGAATCTTCATTAGATAAACTGACAGAAGTAGGAAACCAAGTAGCTTTCAATAGAAACAACATTGATGATATCCCTCTTATTCAAGAAGCTAGACGTCATGGAGCTAGAATAGATATTTATCCAACTGGTTTTGATGAAGATGTATCTCAAAATACATACTATCAACCAATGAAATTCTCTGGTATTGCTTACCTTGCTACTGCTGGCGCAGTTAAGAATGGTATGGCTAATGTAAATCCAGGAAGATTATTCAAGAATGGATATAATCCAAACATTCAAGCTCTAGAGGATTCTGATAGAATAATCTATGGACATCCTGCTATTGGTAAAACTTATGCAAAAGCAAGACATGATTCATTCCTATCATTTGACGACGATTATGGTAATGCAATTAAGAACTTTATTGATAAGAGACTTAAAGAAGGACAAACTCGTCAAGACTATAAGCGAGAAGCCCCAGAGGAGTATAAACAATTCTTACTTGGACTTTATGAAACAGCGAAGGCTAGGGCCAATGAAGAAGGAAAGAGATTTTTCTTCTCTGACCAAGTATTATTAAAAGCTCTAGATGAAGCAGGAAAGCTAGAAGAAATTGATAAAGCACTATCTCTAGGAGTTGATGAGTTTGTACAACGTGATAAGGAAAGAGGTGGAGTCGATGAAGCAAATACAAGAGATTGGAAAAAGAACATTGACCTTTACCTTAGTAAACTTTCCGATAGAACTGTTGATATTGGAAGAGCTCACCTACTTGATATTTTAGATAATACTAAAAAGAAACATCAACGTTCTCAACTTACATACATCAATATCAAGCCAGACTTCATTGGAATCCAGTTAAATGCTGAACACAGTGTTGATGAAGCTGAAGTATCTGAAATGACGCAGGTAATTTCTGCACTTGAACAAATGAGTACAAGTCATGGAATGGCTAATCAAGTGTACGAAGATATTGGTAGAGTAATTGCTAGAGGGTTACGAGAATACAATTTCGATGCAAATAGTGAAGAGGATAAGACCAGAGTATATAAAATCTTAGGTAGAGACTTATTGAGAACATTCTCAACTGGAGATAAAGACAGATTGGGACTTGCAGGAGCTTATATGGAATTAGTAAAGAAAGACATTCTTAGTGATAAGTCTTTACAGGATATGGCATATAAGATTCCATTCGATGATAACAACATCTTCGGTGTATTTACCAACGGATTTACTAACGGAATTAATAGAGACATTATTAAACGTAAATATGCAGGACTTCAAGCTATTTTGAATCCTTCTCATGATATTGTTACAGTATATGATGGCCCAGACGGGGGAATCCTTAAGTATTCTGATATTCTTGGAAGAGTTAATACTCCTGCCGAAAGAGATGCAATCTTTAGAAAAATGGATACAGAAGTGGAGATTGGAGAAATTAGAGCTGGTGACTGGATTTCAATACAAGGTGGAGAACCTATTAAAGTTCTTAACTATCGTAGTAAAGCTCCAGGAACAATAGGTATTATAGACCTAAAGGATATGAGACTTAATGGAATATTATCTGTTAAACGTCTTGGCTCTAAAGGTAGAAACCTACGTTCTGCAAACCACGTTATTAAATTAGTTGATGGAAGTTCTTCTAACGGATTTACTACATTTGATGCTTATGACTTAGATACTTCAAGACTTTCTTGGGATTTAAAAGAAAAGAACTGGGCAGACAATATAAAGAACAATCCAATACAGTTACAAGCTTGGAATGAAATAGTTCAGAGAATCTATGACAAATATGGAAGAACTATTACTTTTAACACTGATAAAGGAGAAATCAATGGCTATTTAAGAGACTTAATCACTGATGATTTAGCTGAAATAGCACAAGGAAGATATAGAATCCCAGTAGCTTATAGAAGTGGAGAGAATATCTTTGCTCAAGTTGCAGAAGATAGATTCGATGCTAATGAACTTGCTATTGGTAAGAACACTGCTTCCAAATTTGGGTTGAAGATTGGTGACTCTCTAAGTGAAATTGAAACAACTGGACCTTTATTCTTTGAAAGAAGACAAAGAGAAATCTTAAATACTGATATAGGCAGCAACAATTATGACATGTACTTTGTTAAAAACAATAAACAACATTTACATGTTATGTTAAGCAACAATCCTGCATCTAAAGCCAGAATTGATTCCTTAATAAAGGATGGAATTATGGTTGAAGATAAAGGAGTTGAAAAGACAACAGTCAATGGTAAAAACTATGTGATAGTAGACGGGCAAATAGGTTATAGAATTGATGATGATTCTAAGTTCTATAATTACATTACGTCTGCCGGAGAAAGTAGACAAGTCCTAGTTACATCTGATGTAGACACTTTAAGAGGAATTGATAAATCTAAATTATATAGCAATGCTGTATATAAGTATAGCTCTGGAAACATTGCAACTTTATTCCCATTACAAATAAACTCAATGTTTACTTCTTTAGAAGATAAAGCCATACTAGAAGAATGGTATGATGCTCTTAAAGAAGCAGAAACTGAACAGGATAAGTACGATATTGCAAATGAAGTGAATGAGCAAACAGCTTTAAATCTTGAAAGAAGAATTAAGAAATCTGCACAAGATACTTTCACTTCTTGGCAAGAAGCTCTAAAGTTCATTGTGGCTCGTATTCCTTCACAGTCTATGCAGTCATTTATGAACATGAAAGTGGCAATGTTTACTGAATCAGAGACAAATATTTGTTATGTTCCAGTAGAACAAATCTGGTATCAAGGTTCTGACTTCGATATTGATAAAGCCTTTATGTTAGGAGCTAGTATCTCTAATCAAGGTATTTATTATAATTGGAGTCCGCTATTTAACTTTAATAGTCAGGAATTACTTTCTATATCTCATGATTTACCATTCCCTACTGGATATAAATATTTCTTAGATAATGAAGTAGGATTCCCTCTTGAAGGTGATTATTCGAACTTATTTGGTAAAACTTATGATGAAATTACACACGACCCTATATTATTTAGGAGTTTAGTAAATCTAATAAGAGAAGTTAGTAAATTCCCTCCGAGTGGAAATGCTAATATGGTTAAAATTGCAGGTCTTAATGAAGAATTAATTGACCTAATAGGAATCCATAATGAGTATGAACTTGGGGAAGCTGATTATCAAGAAGCAATTAAGAATAAAGTATTTAATGCTTTATGGAGAATTGGAGCTGATGTTAAGAACGTAGTTTCTGCAACATCTCCTATCTCAATGGGTCCTGCTCAAGATGCTGCTGCTGCTTCCACATCTGGACAGTTCAGTAAGCTAGTATCTAATGAAAATCCGGGAGCTAGAGTAATTCTACAATACCAGAACTCTATTGGTAAAGACGGTATTGGTGTATATGCTACTGGTATTAAAGTATTCTCTATCTTACTTAACTACTATAATGAAAAATTAAGTAAAGCAACAGAAGATAATCTAAATAGATATACCTTTTATAATGAGAATAGTGAAAACAAGGGAACAATAGAAGTATATGACAATGAAGGTAATAAACATATTATTCAACAGAGCCCTACACTTCCTAATGTTAAAGTAGACCCAACAACTAATCCTGCATTATTAAGTCTTGCAGAAGCAATAATCAAGAGAGGATTCCAAGAAGACGTATTCTTAACTGACTCTGTGCTTCTATCTGCTGCTACCGATAATGCTAAAGAACTTATTCTTGAAAAGATTAATGCTGGTCCAGACCTTGCATCTGTTTACATTTATTTATTTGCGACTGGAGTAGACTTTAAAACAGCTTCTGACTTTATGACAACAAGAGCTGTAACAATGGCTCAAAATAAAGCCAAGACCGATATTCTATATATAAATGGTAAGAAAAATAATCTGGATAAGGCTGTTAGATATTATACTGAACTAGCTGACCCAGATAATTATATACCGCAGATTTACCAACAATCTATAATTGATTGGGGTAATGACACACTGGCTAAGTTATCTAATGACCCAGAGATTGGAGCTGAACTTAAGGAAATTATGAAAACTGAAACTAAGTTCTATAATATCCTTAATAATATAACCAATCAAAAGGTTTTAGATGCTATTTTGGATTATGCTTATAACAGTAATACTCCGCTTAAAATATATAAGAAGGAATTAGCTAAGAAAAAGAGCAGAGCTGAACTTGAATTAGAATGGGAAGGAGCTTTAGAATCTGAAGAAGATTGGATGCAATCTGAAAATTCTGAAGACTTTAGAATATATAACAGTGAAGAAAACAAGGCAGAACAGCTTAGATATATATTTTCAAGATATGTAAATGAATTGAAGAGAAGAAGAGCTGAACTTAACACACTGACAGAAGGAGACTTACATAATATGAAAGTATTATTAGAGTTAAAGAAAAAGTCAGACGAACTTACCAGACTTGGTAGATTAGGAAGCTTGAACCAAGGTATTAAAACCAAGTTAATGGACAAAATTAAATATATTAACCAAATAGAAAGTTTTGTTAATAGAAAATTCTCTTCATTCAATAAAGAGAACGAACTTAGTCCAGATGATGAAGGTTATATTACTCCAAATTTCAATCTTATTGAGTTTATCCAAAATCCGGAATATAAACAAGAAATGATTGATGCTTATGAACAAGCTAAAGATACTTTCAATATTTTGGATATTATCACATCTGTTCCTCACTTTAATGAAATGTTAAATGCTATGGCGGTAGATGATAAGCTTTTAGGATTCTATGCTTCTAAATATACCCTTACTAAGAATCTGGCAATGTCTGCATTACAATCTAAAGCTATTGGTCAACTTACTCCTAAAGACATGGGAGAGATTAATAGATTCGTAAGTGATGTTACTATTGTGAAGTTCTTAAAGACTGAACTTGCTAATAAGATTTCATTATCTCCGGGAAGCAAAATGTATAACAGTTTAGGGAGAGTTGTTCCTGTTGCTACTTCTGGTAAAATAATTGACTTTGCTAATGTATATGATAGAGCAACATTTAAGATGTGGTTTGAACAAGAGTTTATTCCGAATATGAAGGCGATGAATCCTAAGAATAAATTCATACAAGCATTAACAAGTACATATTTTAAGAATAGCTTCCAAGACTATAACTTCTTATATAAACTTCCTATTGATTTAGGAAACCTTGAGCAAGAATCAAATGAGATTGCGTACTCTAATTACTTGAAGGCATTTGATGAAATCAAGTACACAAGACCTCTTCCAGACGTAAATATGACTACTGGAGACTTATTCTTTTTGTATAACCTATTGGTTAGTAAAAATGCTTTTGGAGACAATACTCTTACTAAGATATTTGAAAACTCCTTAAGTATGAAAACAAAGAATGATGAAGTTGAGGTTAGAAATAGTTTACTTCTTAAATTTATGGACTTTGAAGCAAAACAGAATCCTAATCTTAATGAAGGAACTAACGGTCTTGTTGAAGGAGAAGATTATAAACTTGACGATTTGTATGTAAGACTTATTAAATATAATGAACCAAATGGAACTAGATTTACAAAAGAGTATGATAGTGAAGCTGGAAAGATTGTAATCAAAGAAAGTAATTATGGAGAAAAGAGTACATTAGACTTGTTTACTGATAACAATACAATGTTACTTCCATTTTTAACTAAAGGATTTACAAGACTTGCGACAGAAACTAAAAATGACTTAATATCCAAATTAGTAAATCTAATTTCAAACAATAAAGCTGAAATAAAATTAACTTGCGATGAGTAATTGTATTCAATTTACCATTGGAGATAAGATATATAAGTTTAGGGATGTGGACTTGAAAAAGTCTGCAACCCTAGACGATATTATCACTGCAATTGCAGAAGACCCAAACTATGCAGGTCAGTTGGAAGACCTAAACATAGATTTAAATAGTAGAGGGACAGAATCTATATCTTCAACCAAAGAAATTCCAAATGATATAACAGATAGAAATACATACATAGCTGAAAACTTAATGGGAAACCTTAATCATTATGCATTAAGTCAAATCTATAAAAGAGTGGGAGTTCCTAATTCAGAGTTCTTTACTGCTTTTAAAGATATAATGGATAGAAGTAAGGGTAATAGATTGAGTTTTCTAGTAACTGATTCTCCAACTCAAACATTTCTTGGTAATTCAAGAGATTTAGTTGTAATTAATAAGAATGATTTATATAATCAACCTAAGTTACTTGGAGCATTAAGTTACGTTTATTCTCATTCCCAGTTACTTGATAATCAATCAGCTATATATAAGATAGTAGAAGATGCATACACCAAAATATTAGAGTCTCCAACTAGACTAAGGGAAGAATTACTTAACATTCCTGATAAGTACTCTGCATTAAGAAGATTGTTATACTATACACAATCTGATATGTATGATACGAATGACGATATTGCCAATCTAAAAATGACAATAGGTAATCATCTATTTGCAGAAGTTACTCGTAATATTCTTAGAAATAAAGACAAAGAGTTCTTTAACAATTTAAAGTTAAATCCTGTTCAATATAAGGCTTTAGAAAATTTAATTGTAAATCAAGAACTTCCGAATACAATCAACTTCGGAGATTATACTGTTTCAGTGTCAGAACTTAATAAGTTTAGACTTGATTACATAGAAGCAGAAAGAAATCCTAAGGATGATACTCCTGATATTGATGATGATAGTATATTGTTAAGACTTGCAACATTAAACCCTAATGGAGCTTTTGATGCTAATATGCTTCCTGCAAATAAGGAACAGAGGTTGATGTTGTTATCTAATCCAATTTCAGCATTTGTATTTGATACTTCTAACTTTAATAAAGTCTCTAAATATGTAACTAAATTTGAACAAGAAGTTGACTCTTCTATTGCTCAAGAAGAAAGAGAAGAACTTATCCAGAGTAGACTACAAAATGTCTATACTTCTTTCGGTAAGGGAAGACTTGACGTAAATGGTTATGTACTTGACCTTATTCAGGAAGCATCTACTAATAAACTTGACTTTAAAAATTCGGAAGATATAAAAGGATTTAATACTATGTTCTATCCTAATACAAGGGTAAATATGGACGAATCTCTTACATCTAAGCCTAATAGATTACTTAGATTTAATCACTCTCAATCATTATCTAAATTCTCCGAAAGTGCTTATAAGGTAGTATTCAATCCTAAAGTTAAATACGTTAATGTAGTAGGTGGCTCTAATGCTCGTATAGAAATTAACCCAAACTTTAATTTAGAAGTTACAGAAGACTTTCAGGATAAAATTGATGCATTAGAAGAAGCTGCAACTAAAATAAATAAGAGTTCTTCAAAGAGAAGAGCATTATCAGTTAAATATAATTCTGATTATGACTATTCAATTGAAGAAGGAAGTGCAAATATAAACAAAGCAATTAATTCATTTAGAAGTGTATTTAAATATTTACAAGATGCAGTAGATGCAAGTAGAACCTTCTACTATTTAAATACTGACGGTATAGGGCAGTTCTCTCAAGCAATGGTAGTAAATGCAGACCAATTAGGAATTACTCCAGTTGTATTTGATGAACTTAGTAAATGGGTTTATAGTAATGTAAAATCTCCTGATAAAGCTGAATGGATTAAAACATTTACTTCATTAATGAACTCTGCTGAATATACTGATAGTGCACTATTTAAATTCTATGATTCCCAATCATTTAAAGAGAGAGCATTTAGTTCTAAAAGAGTAGACTCCTCTGGAAAACTATGGGAAAACCTTAATGCAAGACTTACTAAAATAGAAGAAGAAAGGGGCCCATTATCACAGTTTGATATGTTAAAAGAAGGAGTTATATCAATGATTCCTATTCTTCCACAAGGATATAATTATGCTTTAACAAGAAAGGAAGAGGGGGACATCTTTAAGTTAAAAAATGAAAAGGATAGAGACCAATTTATTAATGTTGAAGTACAAAGAAAAATAGCTCTCACATATAGAAAGGCTGGAGGAAGAAATATATCATCTCCGAGCGAACTGATGGTGGGAGATGTTATAAGAATAAATCCAAACGACACATATCAAGCGGTTGTTCTTGAAAATAGACCAGAAGGTAAATTCTGTGCTTGGTTTACATCTAACCAAATTCACTCTGCTGTTCTTACTAATGAGGATTTAAAGAATGTGGTAAGAACCCAATATACAGCAGAGAATAGACAAATTGGGCCAGATGTAAAAGCCTTCTATACTAATGTCGGAGTCTTTAGAATGGCTGATGATGCTGTTGACTTTAAATGGGTAAATAATGAATCATCTCTTCCAATTCTACATCAAATATTCGCTGATGAAATAACTGATATATCAGAAGCTACTGGATTTACAGAGGACTTTATTAAAAGAAATTATTTAAACACTGTAAAGAGATTTCAAGTGGCAATGTTTATGGAACTTACTCCAACAACTGAAGAAATTACTTCTACTCCAAATGTAGAGACTCTATCTGATAATCTGTCTACTCCAGAGTTTGTAGAGGATTTAGTATCATCTTTAGCAAAAAGTGGAGTACAAGTTACTTCTTATAGAAAAGAAGAATTGAAGGAAAAATTCCCAACACTTGATAATGTTAAGGCATTTATCTATGATGGGGAAGTAATAGTAAATTCTGACTTAATGACGGATGATACTTTGCTTCATGAGTTATCTCACTTATTCTTAGCTGATTTAAAAAGCAGAAATTATGATAAGTATGTTGATTTAGTAAGAGGAATGGAAGGTTCTGATGCTTACGATACTATTAATAATAGTAAAGCATACGATGAACTTACATACAACGATAAACTTGAAGAAGCTTTAGTTCATGAGTTCTCTCAATACTTTACGAGAGTATTAAAAGATTACAGAGGACGTAATTTGAAACTCGATGAAATAGAATGGGATGGAATCATTAGTGATGTTTTAAACATTGATGTGAGTGAATTCTATGACGATAATATATATACTCTAATGAGGAAAACTCTATCTGAAATACATAGCGGATATGCAATTCAGAAAACCTTATTTAATAAGTCTAATGCTCAAAAAATGGTAAAACTTAGCAATATTAAATCTTCTCTTATGAAGAACCTAAGCTCTACTGATGGATATGGATTAATTGAAATTTGCGAATAAAATGGCGTGTAAATATACTTTAAAAATAAATAGTACTGGAAAGGTTCTTACATTTAACTCCGAAAAAGAACTTGACAACTATCTACTATCTAACTACACTGAATTTGAAGGTATGGTCGACCATACCTTTAGATTTAGTAAAGACTACATAACTATGTTAGATACAGAACAGGTAAAATCTCAAGATAAACTAGATAAAGATAGGAAACTTGCCTATGAAAAAGCTAAAGCAAGAAATGCTAAAAATGACGATACAATAGTAGTTAAAGGGCAAGGTGAAATGACTGATGTCATTGAAAATGAAGAAACATATTCTGACGGATTTATATCAGTTCTGAAGTTTTTATCACGTCAGAGAGGCACCTCTGCGCCCCTTATTAACGCTTTCAGTAGGGAAGGGTACAAGAGGAACACCTGTATAGATAGGTCGCAAGGTAAGCCTGAAGACGTCTCTCCAGAAGAGTGGCTAAAACAGGTCGATTCTTCAATAGACCAAGACTTTGAATATTGGGATTATTTGCAAGAAATAGGTCGTGGGTTCCACTTAGTAATGGATACGGTTATAAATTCTAACTTTGATATTTCTGCTGACATGGTTGATTCTGTAATTAGTAAGAAGTTTGAAAGAGACTTCTTAGGGGGAAAGAATTTAAGTACGCTTAATGGAGTATCTACCGGGGCATTAATGAACTTCATCAAAGGAATTACGGCTCTAAAGAAAAACATAATCCTTAACAGTGGAAGAGGAAGGAAATTCAAAAAATTCTACACAGAATATGTAGTAGACCACGATGGTGGACCTGATGCAAAACTTAGAGGTAAGATTGACTTACTTGCAGTATTTGAGGATAACGAAGGCAATCAAAGCGTTGAAATATATGACTTGAAACTTGCTACTAAACCACAAGATAGGTGGGATGCCGATAAGAAAAATACTATTCAATATCAGCTAGGTTTCTACAAAAGAATGTTACAAGCCAAAGGAATTGCGGCAAGAAATATATCTACTAAAATTATTCCAGTTCTCATTGAAGGGGATAAAATACTCCACAAGATTGATAAAGTATCAGTCGGAGAACCAGAAGTTTATCTTCCTAATATTGGACAAAAAGCTAATATTGACGAAATAATTAAAATACCTATTGGTACAGAAAATTTATCTAATCCATTAGAAAATACAGTATCAGAAAGAATGAGTAAGTTCTTCCCAATGAGTAAAATCAATCCTACTGATATTGTAGACTTTGATATGTTATTTGCTTCTCAAGTACATATTGATAAAAATACTGGAGAGTACTGGTTTAGAGATGTTACTAAATCAACTAATGAAAAGGGAGAAATAAGAAGAGCTACTAAAGAAGAAGCGGAAGCTGCATTTGAGGACTATCTAGTAAGAAAACTAGAGCATGATAACGATGTAACTCTCGCTATTACTAACAATCTTAAATATAATCTTGATAAGGTAAATGGCTTTGGTGGAAAGAACTTTAATCCTACAAGGACAGGTTTACAGATTGTTCCAGCTAATACATACGAACCTAAGCTTGGATTATTTGAAGCAAACTTATCCAAATACAAAAATGAGCCAGGATGGAACATAATTAGTAATGATGCTCTTACTAATATGAATGTTATTCTTCTTATTAATGAGACAAGAAGAGAAATGGATTTAATTTCTATTGCTTCTCATGACCTTAATAGTACTATTAATCTAGGTAAGGGTAATAATATTTTTGGAAGATTTAAATCTGATAGAGAAGTAGAACTTGACAAACAAGTAATTAAAGCCACAGTCGGCAATGTGGAACTTATGAAACTGCTTTCTATTGCCAATGCTTTTCAAGAAACCGATTTGGGTTCTTATACTATCGGGGAAATGAAGGTAGTTAATATTGGCAAGAGTGAATATCTTTCTTCCTATTTAAATCAAGAAAAAATAAATCATGCCTTCAATACTTTATCTGAATTATCTGGACAAAGTAAAGGAAACACATTGAAGTTTACTGATGAGTTTGATATAGCATGGAGAACCTTTAATAATATCATGAACTATGGAACCTATGAAAATAGAGATAGACTTGATAAAATTGCTAAAACGTTATCAATAGATGGAGATATTACATCATTTGATAAACAAGCGAAGATGGACATCCTTACAAGAATGTTCAAGGAACTTCAAGCTAGATATTTCTCTACTAATGCATCTGCTGATATTTCTAATCCTATTGCATATTTATTTTTACAAGTATCTAATGCTTTGGCTAAATATGGAAACACTACCATTGATATCTATAATGAAGAACTTTGGGCAAAGAACTTTGGTAATCTGGCAGAGCAGTGGAAAAGGGGAGAATTATTTAATGGTACTTACTTAAATACTATTGATACAATCCCAATTGTAAAATCAGTTGCTCATAGATTGGCAGAAACCAACAGAAATATCACTAATTTATATGGTAATTATAAGAACAAAGATAGGGCTATAACCAATAAGTTCTATCAGGAATCTGGACAAGGTTTCGTAGGGAAGACCATTATCAATGATTCAACTATTCGTTTTAAAAGATTACTTGACCAATCTGATTCTGGAAAAAGAAAATTCATGGTTAAGAATCCATATGATATGTCCACTGATTTAAATCCAGCAGAAAGAAGCTATTTAAAATATTGGCTAGAGGATTTAAATAATAGAAGATATCCAGGACAAGATAGAGCAGAAGTTGGAGAAAGATACTTTGAAATACCTTTATTAAGAGGTTCCTCATTCTCTAAAATAACTAATGGTAAGAATCCTCTAGTTACTTATAAAGAAGATGGCTCTTTAGAAATGGTAAACCCAAGAATGACCACAACAGCTCAAGAAGAATACTTATCTACTGATGCTTTAAAGAATCTTGTAGAGATGTATAACGTATTCGATATTTCTAATTCAGTAGGAGGAAGAGAAAGACTTCTTTCCGATACTAATGGTAAACCTGAACAAACATACGAAACTAACCTTGAACACATTAAGGATATGTATGTGTTCTCCGATATTAGAAAGAAGGAAATGGATACAGTTCTTCCTGCTATTAATGCAGCAATTATTTCTCTTCAATTTACACAGAGACTTTCTAACAAGGATGCTCAAGCAACTATCGACTTCTTGAATGATTATATTAAGTCAGCAGTATTCGATGAATCTCTTATTGATAAAGAAAGTAGGGGAACGTTTAGAACTTTAGGAATGTTGAAGTCAGTATCTACTAAATTTATTCTTGGTTTTAACTACTTATCAGGAGCTAAAGAAACTATTACTGGATTCTTTAATCTTTATGAAAGAGCAGTAGCTAACAGTTTACTTGATAAAGACAAGATAGGATTAAAGGATATGACTTCCGCTTATACTACTGTTTGGGTTGATTCTGTAAGACAGATAAGCACAATTACTATCTTAGAGCACTTAAACTGGCAATATAGAATGGCTAACGTGGATATGAACGCATTAGTTGATAGAATGAATTACGAAAAAACTGATGGATTCAGATTTAACGATAGAATGTTCTGGGCTAATAGAGCTCCTGACTTCTTATCAAGAATGACAATCCTTATTGGCTATATGAAGAAACATGGCTGCTATGATGCACATGAATATAAAAATGGAGAAGTAACCTACAATTGGAAGAAGGATAAGAGATTTAGTCTTCTTGCAAATCCAAACGCTGATACTAATTCATCTGAATGGCAATATCAAAGGTCTTTATATAATGCAATGATGGAAACTTTCTTTGAAGAAAATTATAAACTTCCAAATGCAGATGGCACTTCGAGATTCTTATCAAGAGAAAAGGATTCAAGGGGAGTTTATAAAGAAGCTCTTCCTCAAGCATATACTACTTTGGAAGCTAATATGATAAAGCAAGAATCTGACAGCATATTCGGATATATGGACCACGATACTAAGTCTTTATATCTAAAGAAAGGAATGTTTATATTCCTTCACCAATTCCAGACTTTCTTGTCAGCAAAGAAGAATCAATATTTCTTAAAAAGAGGTACTTATGACCAAGGTCATTGGGTTCAGGTAACTGATGATGCAGGAAATAAGCTTTATTGGGATACTGTTCAAGACAACGAAGGTAACACCATTAGAGTTAAAACTACAGAAAATACTGGAGACCCAATTGTGGATTGGCAAGGTAAAATTATGGAAGGAATTGCATGGTCACTAAGAGACTTATTTAACTTTACTAAGCCAGAGAGAATGAAAGATGCTTGGAGAGACCCTGTAAAAAGAAGAAATCTCCTATTAGCTTTAGAAGATGGGGCTATTATAGGAATTATTTATCTAATGCTTGCTTTATTATTTGGAGATAAAGATGCAAAAGCTATGTCAAACACTGAACAAGCTATCGCAAGAATAGCAAGAAATGTAGGCGGAGAATTTAATATGTTTGCAATCTTTAATGGGGCTGTAGACTTTAAGATGCCTATGTATCAATTCTATAGTGGATTGTTCGAAGATGGAGTTAAAGTAGCATCCGGTGATATGCATGTATTAAGATTCTTTACTGATAATACTGGAGCATTCAGACCTCTTAAACCAACTGTTATAGATAACTTTAAAGCACCTAACGCTAACGAGTAAATGAAAAAAAAAATAAGGGCGCCAATCAAGTAGTTTTACCTACCTGACTGACGCCCTTAAATTTTATCGTTCTAACATGTTCATAGTATCATCATAAGCTAATGTTATAGCTTTAATGTAATACTTCATATCCAAGTTGTTTTCAATTATTATGTCAACTCTTATATTATCAATAAGTTTCTCACTTATATGGTTTCCTGCTCCACTGCCTTCTCGTTCTATTTTCCATAAAACTCCACCAGCATTTCGTATAGCATCCGCTTCATTTGGAAATCTGACGTCAGGGACAATCCAAAAGCCTTTATCCCTTACCATAGAGGGCAAAAACATAGTACTGGATTTTTCATATCCTCGCATCAAGGCTTTTACCCATAGGTCCTTATCAATATTCCTTCCTACCTCTGTTCCGAAGTATTGAAGAAATTCTCTATTGGTCATTGGCTCTCCCTCTTTATTAGATAGTGGAAGTGTAGTAAAAGACTCCTTGAAGGAATTATACTCAAAACTTTCTCTGCTTACTCCAAGTATCAGTGACGCACATTCTTTTAATTTATCAGCAAATGCATGCTTTTCCCATCTACAACCCATTACAATAGTCTCGCTGTTTAGGTTTTCTAAAACAAAATCTTCTTCTGAAATTCTTAGTCGTTCTTCGTCTCCCAATAAGTATCTATAGTAGTCTACTAATTGTACTATTCTACACGCAGTATCCTTCCCCGATTGTGCTTTTCCTGTTATTCCAATTATCATTTCATGTAGCCCTTTAATTCATTTAAAACAAAAGTAGGGTCAAGATACGGCATCTTTTCCCTAATTTTGTTATATTGCTCGACAAGTTCTTTTTTGTCAGTTATTTTATCAGAAAACCCTAAGAAACCGTCACTGTCAGGCTTAAGAATAAGTCTGTGAATTTCACAAGAAATTGCAAAAAGTATCGGGTCTGATGTTTCCAAATTGTTCATCATACAACATATGATTTGACTAAATCAGAGATTTGTTTACCGTCTGCAGCAGGGAACTTATCTTTCATTCCTTTAATTATTGTTCCCATATTCTTCTTTGGAATTGCAAGGCTGTCAATTTTGTCTGACATTCTATAAATTGAAGCAAGGTCAAACAGACCCTTACGTAACTGCTCTTCCCCAGGAATTTCGGGAAGGAATTCATTTAAGATAAGAGATTCTTGCATCTCTATGTCATACAAGTCTTGTCTTCCTGCTATACGGTATTGTTCAGCATTATCAATGCGTTGGTCTCTCAACTTCTTAATAATGGCAATCTCTGTTGCCTCATCAAGGGGTTTTGCGTTCTTTTGTGTTTCATGAACCAGAAACGCAGTTTTAATTGCCCTAAGAACTTCTGTGCGAGTTCTTGTTTTAGCTTTCATTGATTGTTTAATCAGTTCATCAATATCCTCTTTCATTGTCTTCCAATATATTTAAAATTATACCTCCTACACCCATCAACAATATGGCAGAGATACATACTCCAAACCATACATTAAGTGAGTATGCAAACACTAGAAGTAGTACCACTAAGGTTATACCTCCGAGCCCAATAGCTCCAAGTGCAAAAAATAGTGCCAATCGTTTTCGTAAATCTCCTTTATCCATTTTTCTTTATAGTATGTCTCCTCTTTATATTTTGAGCAGTACCACTATTCCAACGACCTTCTCTTACATAGGCTATATCAACATCAGATACTCTGGTCATTGCAGCATCACGCTCTTCATCAGTTTTGTAATGACCCATGTAGCTAACTCTTGATTCATCTTTAGGAGTGTTTCTTGGACTATCAAACATATGATATATAACTACTCCACAAGGAAGGTTTTCTGTTATGAAATCCATAGCCATTTTGTCTACTCCTTCATAATCACCTACTACGAAATTCTCGAAATCAGAATCATTGTAGTAGGCTGAGTAAATAGCTGGAACGTAGTACTTCTTAAATTCTTCTTCTGTAATGTCTCTGTGTCCGCTTATAAAGTATATCATGGAACTATTTGCGCGTCTAAGTCTTTCTCGAAGACATTAATATTATACCAAGAGATTGCCTCAAGGATTCTATCTTCATGATTAAATGCCCACTTGTAGTTAGAAATATCTTTTATAGGAATCCACTGAATGGTTTTTACTTCATTCTTTTCTCCTTCTCCATTCAATACGGCTTCCATAGAAGTAGATACGTTATCCTTTCCGTATTTAAGAATGGTCATATAACGCAATGTTACATTTCCATTATTACAATGTTCCGGGTCTGTTTCAACTCCAAATAAAGCCCACTTAGATGGGTCAATTTTGACTCCAGTTTCCTCAAATGCTTCACGAGAACAAGCTTCTTCTGCTTTCTCCATATCCAAGAAACCACATGGACAATTCCAATAACCTTGGAAATCGGGAGTTCCTTCCCCTCTTTGGTTAGCCAAGACACACCATTCGCCCTTGATTTTACAAAATGCGAATGCAGCAACTGCACAATATCGACCAGACCATAAGGTCTTGCCAGCATGTTCTCCTTCTTTAATTGTATAACTCCAATTTCTCATTTATGTCTCCTTTTTGTTTTAGATGTTTCTTCGAGTTCTTCCAACGGATTATACTTTAGGTCATTGTAAGGCATTAATGAAGTGCCTGCAATCCCCACCAAAGTCTTTCCATCATACTCTGATTTATAGATAGATAATACTTTATCAGTTTTCCTTTTATATGCAATATATATTGGAATGTCTTTCTTATGACAGGTTTCAAGTTCTTTCTTGGTTCCTCTGGTCATATCTTCAACCTTGATTCCCCAATTGAAGTCATTAATAACAAACACTGCAATATCAGAACCAGTTAATAAGGAACTTTCATACTCGGTTCCCATTTTCCAGTGGTTTGGCTCATAACCAAGAGAGTCCAGAAATATTTCTACTTCTGGAACTAAGTTAGCATATTGCATACTATATGATACATATGCTTTATTCATTTTTATAAAGATTAAATCGGTGAATGTATTGGCTAATAGCTTTAGGTACAAGAGGGTAAATTTGTTTCTTGTCCTTAACCAAATACCTAATCATAGTAGAGCTTACGTCAAAAGTACAACTAATATACCCATCCACCTTCGCCTTGAATGAACTGTTGGCTCTATTTACTGCAATCAGCTTAAAGTTTTCTAATATCCATTCTCCTTCCTTCCAATTTGCAATATCATCTACAATGTCTGCACCTACAATCAGATAAAGTTCTTCGTTTGGATAATATTCCTTCAAAAGTTGTAGGGTTTGATAGGAATAGTGAGGTTCTGGAGTGTAATAGTCAATACTAGATATTGTGCAATTATCAATTTCATCAATAGCCAGCTGTGTCATAAAACACCGGTGTTGAAATTCAGTTGCTTCGCGGTCTTTCCACACATTCTGCATAGTTGGAACCACCACTACTTCGTCAACCAAGTTATCATTTAGTGCTGATGTAATCATGTACAAATGACCCATGTGGATTGGGTCAAATGTTCCTAATAAAAATCCTACTTTCATTTTTAAAATAATGTTATTTCTTTTGTTGTTATATCGTAGCAATCTATAATTGCTTTTAATCCATTCGGTTTTATTTCTCTGGTTCCGATTCCAGCAAAGTCTAATCGTAAAACCGGGGTTTCACTATGTTTCCATCCTGAAAGTTCAATGTCATAGGTAAACCAACGGCTCCTTGATTGGTCAAATACAAATACATCCTTATCAGAATCAATTGCCATTTGTACTGCCCAACCTGTTCCTCCCTTAACAGTGTTCCCATTAAATCCTTCTGCAATAGCATATATTGCATCAGAGTTTTTGACTTGACACCAATTTCTGGAAAGCAAAAACATATACTTTTCAAAGTTTTGCCTTTTTAAAGTATTGTTAGCTCTATATACAGCACACTTACCTTCTTCATATGCGCTATTGCTTATTGGAAAATTTCCTCTTGGAGTTTTATTAATATAGTAGTAGTGACGAACTACTTCAAGACCATAGACTCTACCTATAATATCCCACATAGTGTCACTACCATCAGCTCCTCCAGAGTGCATAATATAATTAGTCAACAAAGTATCCACGAGAGTCCAATTCTTTTGATAAAAAACTAATAGCTTCTACACTGTATCGTTCGGTCAACTCCTCTATTTCATTGAGTAAATCATTAACCAAATCAGATACACCACAGAACCCTATATTTCCCACGAAATCGACAAGATTTTTAATAAGTTCGGGGTCATCTACCTCGAACTTCATTTCATCCTCGAAATCATCAGGAAGATAATCGTCGTCAGCATTATAGTATCTTTCTTGAACATATACTTCCACCAAGTCAAGAGTGGCATGGACTACTTCCTCTTCAAGTCTAACAGTCAATCTGAATGCCTGAGAATCATCGTCCATTTTCTCAACTATCATATAGAAAGAATCTTCCCATGTATAATCATGGTCAGATACAAGATAGTTGGCTTCTTCTAGAGCAACTAATAACTGCTCATATATTTCGTCAATCGTTTTCATATTCTTTTCTGGGTATATAAATGGGAGCTTTCTTACGTTTAAATTCGGAAGCTAAATGCCTGCCCCAGACTTTATCAACTACATCTTCTCCATGTCTAGCACATAGCTGTGACCAGCAATCAGATTCTACCATTTCATCATGTGGATGCATGATTTGACCAGCTGAGTCGTAGCTCTTCCTAAAATTCTCGAATGGGATGAATCTCCTAAGAATATCATCTACAGTAGCATAGTCTTTAGCTCCTATTTGGTCTAAGTCACTATTACTAATACCAAGACCATCAGTGGGAACTAGCTTGCAAGAATTATATATAGCACATGACATTGCTTTATAATTATCGCAAGTTTCTTTATAATCATTACGAAGAGCTTCTAGAGCTTTACTTTTATAATGGTCTTGCAAATAGTTTGCCAGTCCGTAAACTTCAGTCTTCCACAGGTCTTGAATCGGGTCAAAGTCACCAACATCACCATGAATAGTCCAGAATCCAAGCTGATACTCAGTTTGATTATCTGTACTCATTACTAATCCTTTGTGAATAGATGCTATATCATAGAGATGCTTCATCCTACACCTAGCTTGCAAGTTACCATTAGCAATGGGAGTTCTGCCAGCAAGTTCTTCCAAATCACTTACCCAATACCAATCGTAGCCTTTACAGTCTTTAATCAATCCCGCATCAGCACAAAGGTCAAACAGGGATGCTTTATAGGAATTGCTCAAGTTAAACACCTTAAATTCGCTGCAGAAAGCTTCTCCTACTAATTTAGACACACTAAATTCATCGTCCTTATTCTTAATAGGAAGACTTCTACCTATAAGAGGAATATCGGTCTTCTTACTAACCTCATGACATATGGCAGCGACAACAGTGGAGTCAATTCCTCCACTGATGCCTAATACCATTGCTTTGAGATTGTTCTTTGTAAGATATTCTGCTGTTTTATCAACTAAGGTATTAAATACCTTCTCATAATTTAATTCTTTCATTCTTCATTTAGTTTTACAATATCAACTTCTTCTGAGTAATATCCATTAGATGTTCCAAACCACTTTATAATAACCGTGGCTTTGATTGTCTCTAATTTGTAAAAAGTCCAGGTATAACTATCTGCATACTCTGGAAGTTTACAATCAATTGGAGTAGTCTGACGAAAGGTTCTTTCTTCGGCATTTAAAATAGGCGACCCTACTAAATCATCTAAGTCTCCATCTATATCATCAACTGTAACTGATTCACAGCAATCTTGTGAGTGATACATCATATAACTGGAGCCATCACTAAATTTAAAAACAATGGAATCAAAAGATTTTTCCACAGATACTAGAGTTTTACCTATAAATTCGTCTAAAACATTTAATTCCCACATAATCCTAATTCTTTTAAACAGATTTCTACTTCTTTTTCTGAACCAGTGTGTTTACCTAAGTCATCGGATAACTTCACACAGTCATATACCGGCTGATTTGCATTCATTTGGCATGATGTAAGCTTCATAACGATATTAGAAGGTTTATGTTCTGTATCATTAGTAAGGTTAGTGCCAATTCCAAAGGATGCTTTGATTCTTGTCATACAATATAAAGCAATATCTTCGGCTTTCTCAAAGTCAAGAGCATTACTAAAGATAATAGTCTTAGTAGAAGGGTCTATTCCTAACTCCTTGTAACGAGCAATCATTTTATTTACAAATTCATACTCGTCTCCAGAATCCTGTCTTACTCCATCGAATAACTTAGCTTGCTTACGAGAGAAATTTTTGATAAATACATCAGATGTGTAAGTATCGGTAAGGGCAATTCCCAAGTCACCGTCATATACATTTACCCAATTTTCAAGAGCCATGTAATTAGCTTGTTTATAGCCATACATAGCACCGTGAAACATAAACCATTCATGTGGATGAGTTCCCATTGGTTTCATATCATATTTCATTGCAAAGTAACAGTTAGAAGTTCCAGTACAATAAATAGATTTCTCTTTTATGTACTTAATAACCAACTCTTGGATATTGTAGGAGAATCTTCTACGAGTCCCAAACTCGGAGAAATAAATTCCTGCCTGATTAGAACGTTTAATTTTATTCTCCAACTTATTAAGCATCAGTTGAGTATCAACTTTATGCTCCAACATTCTGTTTCTCAATTCAGAAACCATTGCAAGAATAGGAACTTCATAAAGAGTTACTTTATAAAGATAATCCTTCACTAAGATATGAAGATGTTTTTCTTCATCCAAGAAGATTTGTACTTTACTTGGGTTAAATGTGAATTGAGATAACCATTCCCAGTAATGTCTTGGAATGAATCGAATAGAGTTCATAAACTCAAATTCATCACTTGTAAGTCTTACCTGAGCAAGGTTATATAACTCAATACGAAGTTGCTCAACAAACTCTTCTGTGTATTCAGTATTATCACGGTCTTTAAACTCAAAAGTTCCTACCGCTTGTGGGAACAACTTCATGTAAGCATAAGAAGTTGTAAACTTGTATAAATCTGTATCTAAAATTGATTTAATTATCATTTCTCTATTGGTTGATAAATGTTTAACTTATTTTCTTTTATAAATTCTTGAAGCGCTGTTCCACCGTCAATGGATGCAATCCCAGGAAGAAAGATTGAGAGTCTATCCCAAATAGGTTCAAGGTTCTTTATTGTATTTAATACACAATAGTCCCCTGCAACACCACAAATTACAACTTCTGATTCGTTCGAAAGGTATATGTCAGCTCTACTATCGTAAATATCATCAAGCGAATAAGTATAATGGCTTTTCCTGTTTGGGTCACGTTTAAGGTCTGGAAAAGCCCCATATTCCTCTTTAAACAGTCCTTTCTCAATTACATCGTATCGGAGATTATTATTTCTACAAGCTGTAAGAAGCAAATCATTAATTGCCGCACCTTGGGAATATTGGACACAATGAACTGGCCACTCTCCTCCATTTTCTTTAAAAGAAGGATGAAAGAAAGCGTGCCAGTCCACAGTAAACCACACTCTATCAAAATGCTCTTTATACATTAATTCTTCTATATTCCATAAAGCAGGAGTGGCTCCCTTTACATATAAAGAGCCACTCTCTAAGCAGAAATCATTCTGCATATCAACTATTATAAGTATTTTACTCATCGACTCCAGCTACTAAATATTCCTGCAATTGCAACAATAGCCAACCATAAGGCTATCGGAATCCATAATGGGCTTAAGACCCACCACCAAGACCAAGCTATGACACCACATAGCTTAAGAACAATAAATACTATAAGAAGAACTCCACCTATGCCAATTCCTCCACTACTGTTACTATTACTCATAATTCAATTATTAAAGGTTCAAACGATTGAATGTATCTCTCGTCTACTAAAGACACATTTGCCATTTTCATATCATCTAAAGTCATCAATCTGTGTTCTCCTGAATGAATGTGTCCACAGAAAGTATATTTTGGATGTTTTCTTATAATTTCATCAGCCAACCAAGGATTACCTGCATCCTCTCTAGTCCACGACTGATGAATAATACCTAATCCACACAGCTTAGGAGCATCGTGTGAGATTACTATATCACAATGTTCGGGCATTGTGGAGTACGCTTCTATAAGAGTTTTCTCCTCATACATATATGCCCAATTTCCAAATATCTTGCAATATGGAGTTCCCCAAATTGTGTATTCGGTTCCATCTTTATAATCAATGTAAGTATATGACTCATTATCGAGCATTACTAACTTCCCATCAGTGGGAGTATAAAGAAGGGAATTTTTGGAAAGAGTATTCTGATATATAGACGCTAATGCAAAGTCATGATTTCCGCCTACCATAAATACTTTTTCACAAGGTAAATCTTTTACCCATTGAGCAAATTCATGACTAAGCCACTTTTTACTTTGTGGGATATTTCTTTGCATCTTTAGTGGGGTAATATCCCCACAGATTAAGTAAATATCACACTCTTCTTTTATTTCTGGAAGAATCCCATGTAAGTCTGATAATGCGCCAAATTTCATTTATGTTTTCTATTTTTTATATGTTTTTTACTAGAATCTTTAGAAATAATATTTACTTCTATTTCTACAAGTTCATCATTCCTTGGAAGGTCACCATAACTAGTTAAAGAATAATAAATATCTTCAGTTATTTCGTCGAAGTCTTCATCTTCTTCCCACCAAACTCCATCACCGCCAAGAATTGGCCTTGTTCTCCACAAACATAGCCCTTCTTCGTCTTTAGTTAACCAAAGTCTCATTCTGTAACCTTCCTTTTAAATTCATCAAATGATTTTATATCTGGAACTTCATCTCTATTGATTATCCAGTATTTACTAGGAGCCACACCTTTCTTTTCAGCTCTATATTCATTATACCTTTCAGTAATGTCAAAGAACTCTCTTAGTCTACATTCTCCAAGAGCATTAGCTAAATCTTCTATTTTGAATACAAAATATTTGAATTTATTGCCGTACTCATCTTCTCTTGAATATATATCTTTTATGAATTGCCCAAGTGGTGGGATTTCGACTGGTTCATCTTCCCATCTTTGCTCTCCAGCATAGAAATAGAACATTTCTCTATAGATAGGTGGTAAGTCTGGAAGATAATCAAAGGAGATGGCTTTACTATCAACCCACTCTCCTATTCCTTCTCCACGTTTAGGGTAGCCACGTGTATCAACAAGCCACTGTTTACCGTTTTTATCGGTTACTGCATATGTTTTTCTCATATTTCAATTTCAAATTTTATAGGTTCGTCCTCATACGTCATATCTTCCGGAATTGGAAATCTAAATAGATTTGCAGGATGTAAATCATTAATACAATCATACATATCATATTTAGGGTCTACATTCCAGCTTTCTCCGTCAAAGATAGGAGGGTTGTCATAATACCAACCCTGCCCATCCTTATCTACAGCGTAGTAATAGGTCTTAGTCATTACTAAGTGTTATTATACCTTCATTCCTTCAAGTCTCCCATTACATTACGGTTGAGCCTATCATCAATTCTTTCCTTACAGGCGTCAAGATATGCTTCAAGTGCGGCAACCTGTTTGGCATTTTGCTCACAAGGAAACTTCTCATTCAGCTTCTTCACTCTGTCAAGCAAGATAAGGGCAAGTTGTTCTGATTGCCAACCTGGAGTTACTGTACCGTCTTCGTGCTTGTGGACAAACTGAATTGTGTCAGTAGCATCCACATACTTGGTTTTGCCATTAACAAAGCCTGCACACATTTTAGCACGGTAACGATGAGCACCATCGTCTGGAATTACTTCAATGGTTGGTTCGAGACTTGGATAAACCAATAATTCCTCTATTGTTTGATATTTCTTTTTTAAAGCCATGGTATTTTATTGTTTAATCATTATATGATATTATCTTGTAATATACAGTACTACCTACCCAACGCCAACCCAGATAATTTACTGGAACCCATGCAGGTTTACTAAGCAAATCTCTAAATTCTAATGGCGTTAGATTACGTACTATATCTGTTTGTGGTGATGCTCCCTCAAGACTTATTAATACCTTCATGTTTTAACCAGTCTTGGAAGTACCACAATTGTCCACATCCTCCACCAATATCGTCCTGACCAGCAGGATTAAATACTCTAGTGGAGAAACCTAGTTCACAGAGTCTCCTGTTAAAGTCTCTAATAAGACGAATTTGTCTATCAATAGAATTCTTTACAGTTTCATCCTTTTCACAAATTACAGAAAGAGTAGTTTCCCAAACATCGGTTCGAAAGAGTTTGTACAGTCTCCTTGCGTCTTCTTCTGTATCATTTCCTTCATGTACACAGTAATTGAAGAATGGTTTTCTTCCTGTGTTCGCTGCCCAAAATTCTCCCGCAGCAGCAATCTGGCGGAGAGTACAAGTCTTAGTCGGAATTAATTTTGCTCTAGCTTCATCAGTTGATTCATGTACTGAAAACTGCAATCCGACTTGAGGTATTCTTTTGGAGAGTTCAATAAACTCTGACATTGCATGATATAATGTAGATGGAGCAGATGTGGACACTAATAGTTGAGCATTTGGATATAAGTCATGTAAAGACTCGATAGCTCGCTCCAAATTGATATAATTCAGAAATGGCTCTCCCATACTCATGAACATAATTTGGAATTTCTCAATGTCTTTAGTATCACAATCAATAGTACTTAAAACAGTAGTCACTTGTTCTACTATTTCATGCCAATCAAGATTTCTTACAAAGAACTTTCCTGTTCCACAAAATGTACAACCAACTGGACATCCAGATTGTACAGAACAGCAAATTACTGTTCTCTTTGCATATTCCCCATAACGATAGAGAACTGCTTCTGCAATTCCTTTTCTTGTTACTGCACTAGCTCCCCATTCAAATACAAACTTCTTGACATTAGTGTCAGAAGATTCAAAAATCTTATATTCCATTTTTAACCTCTTAAATTTCTTTTAATAATTATTTCCTTCAATTGTTGCCAAGATACTGGTGTGTAATCGTTATTATCTACACCAACATCATACTGATTTGGAACTAATTTATCTTCAAAAGGAGTTTTCTTTCCTTTTTCAGTATGAATGTGTCCATACAATTGCCAACTTCCTCTATGAGAACCGTCCCATGTAATCATAGGATAGTGACTCATAAAGAGTTGTTGGTTATTACATTCTTCATCACCTGTTATAGTAATCATCATCTGTCTTTCAACAGCTTCGAACCCGTTTTCTGGGATATATTTTAGCTTATCATGATTACCTAATACGAGGTATTTATAGCCGTTTAGTTGAGGTAAAATTTTCTCCCAACGTGTCTTTTGACCAAAGCAGAAATCGCCCAATATGAAGACTGTATCGTCCCACTGGACTACCTTATTCCAATTTAGTATGAGTTGTCGATTCATTTCGTCAGCAGACTCAAACGGACGACTACAATACTTAATTATATTTGCGTGGTCAAAGTGACAATCAGAAGTAAAAAATACCTTATTACAGTCAAATTTATTTGTCAGATTTGCCATGTATTTTCTTATTGTCGATTTTTAAATAACAAGAATCTGGTAGTTCTTGTCCATCCAACTTTACAGAGGGAATATCCATAGACACCAGATTCTCAAACAATTTAGACTCCGTGGATATTTTGACATATCCCTCTGGAGCCATCAATTCTTTAGCTTGTTCGTTAGTTAGCCAAACCTCAAATATTTGCTTGACTTCCGCCCGTAATAAATGGGTCGGTTTTGTACTTTTCATAACATTCGCACTTTTTAAATTTCTTTCCTGACGTACAGTAAGGACAGATTTCATTTCTTCCGGTCTTGTGACCATGAGTTCCTGTTCTAATTTTACTTTTCCAGGGAGTGTGCATCTTTATCCACATATTTCTGAACTCTTCATTCTGAAACATTTCTTGCATAAATTCCGCACCGTTGTTTTCCTTTTTATCCTTCTTTTCATCTACTTCTTCAACACCTAAAGTTGTGTCGATGTCATACGGAGTTACTATTAAGTCTTCCATTTTTTATAAGATATAAATTATAATATACTTTCTTTTAAAACACACACTACAAGTTCAGATAATTGGGCTATCCATTCTTCTTCGGCAATCTCTTTAAGCTCCCCGTAAGCTACATCAGTAAACCAATTAGGAAACTCTCGATTATAGAATTGCAAATTTTTGCATTGATAGTCCCACTCTGCGCCGCAACCATAGAAATCAAGTCTATCTTCATCACAATCTTCGTCAAGAACATACATAAATCGCAGCCCTGATTCGTATCTGTTCTGTATGAAAAACTTTCCTACATACTCGGACTCACTATTATCAACACAATTTTTAAGTTGTTCTTTTAGTGATATTAATTTTTCCTTATAGAGAGCAATCTCTCTCATTATTTGGTCTCTTTTCATTTGTTAAAACTCAGAATTAATAATCTGTATTATAATCTTCAAATAAGGAACACTTGTTAAAAGCATTAGTAATCCGTATGGTTCTACCAATGCTTTTCTCACTCCATTTAAATGTTATTTTATCCATCCTCTTTTAATAAATTCTTCGTGTAAAGGATGTGCCAACTCATAAGCCTGTGGGTGCGCACTTCCTGCATCTCTTAACTTAAAGAAGCCTTTCCATTGTTCAATAGTGCCTGTCATAATTAACTCAGTCTTCAAACTATTAGGAAGTACTGCTCTTGCTTGCTGAGGTTTCCAACCTTGATTTAATAGCTCTAAGTAAAGTTGCTCCGCCACTTGTAGAGATGCTACAAAGTTTCGCTCTGGAGTTATTTCCCAAGTCTTAAAGTATGGGGTCTCCTTACCATTGAGATGATAATAGTACTCTCCAATAAGATTACCAAAATCATCTGAAGTAATAACAGTTCCTTTGACTTCTTGAAGAGCTAAACTGTCCGCCCAACATGGTAAAATGAAAGTAACCTCGTTATTGAACTTATCCTTAGAGTAGTTACAATATCTGGTACTTTCTTGGGCAAAGCTAAACACTCTCATTTGTTATGTTAATGCTCTTTATCATTAACTCTCCTCGTTTCCAAGGAGTATCGGACTATATCATCATCCTTTACAGGATGCCCAGCACTCGTGTCAGTACTATATTCTATGTGTAGTATAAGGGACTCGAACCCTTGTAGTAGCTAACTCTCTTCCAGCATAGTAGTAGGTCTACCTATTAATGTAGTTCGCATACAACTACCTCTTACCACATATAGTTTCAACTGTTAGTCTCTGAACCTTCCAACTTTGTTAAAGGTTGGCTTGGCTGCTGATTAGCATGATTTAATACATCTTTACAAAATTGATACAATTCTTCCATTGTCATAGTGTGTTTACTCACATTAGCTTGATAAGTAGTCCATTGTACGTTCCCCTCTATATATCCCTTAGATGAGTCTATCCTATCCAAAGATGCCTCATCTATAGAGTTGATGTGCCTGCCAGTTATTGCACATATATGGTTCTGAGATTCGTACAGATTACTTAGATATTCTAAAGATACTAGGAACTCTATGTTTCTTTTCTCAGCTGAACGTTGTAATTTAGTAAATCTAGTTAGAGTTAGTTCTCCTACCTTACCATTACGTTCTGCTTGGGCAGCTCCTCTTTCCTTAGCAGCACATTTAGCGCATTTAAAGTTGCGGTTAGGATTAGTAAGTTCATTAGCCTGAACCCATTTTACAGTGCCACAATCACATTGTACTTCGTATAACTGGCTACCATAATCAGATAATTTTGGTCCTCCAATTACTGTCCAGCTTTTATATTTGTCTCCAATTTTAATTGGAGCACCTCTAGCACGAGCTGCACAACTTCTGCAGCTTTTAGTTCTACCATTTACTAAATCGCTGAGACACTTATCTTCTACCTTACCACACTTACATTGTACTTTAACATAAGTATGACCACTTTTGACGAATGTGTTATCATCAACCACAGTCCAATTTCCGAATGTATCACCGAGTTTACAATTTAATTTTTTCATATCCTTTACATTTTTAAGTTCATGCAAAGATACTAAATAAAATTGAAGTACTCTATCAAATTTTGTTAATAAATATTAAATTTTAGCTTTCCAGCAATTCACTGGGTTATTGCCCTAATGTTACCATTAGGCGGCACAAAGTAATTTATGCCTTACAAATTCATGGGATACGCCTCTATCGCATACAAACTTAACAGTGATTCTCTTCTCGTGATATTCTGTAGGTTCACACAGATATTCAAGAACTCCTTGTAGGTCATGCTCTATTATTACCCTATAGTTAGTAGTATAGTAGTAATAATCTCCATCACTAATATATCTTGTATAGGGATTAAGGCATAAAGTACTCCAGTTAGTTCCAAACTGGAATCCCTCATCTACTACACTATTAGGAACTTTAAGATACACAGTACCATGCTCTAACATAGCACCGTGTCCTGACTTAACCATTCTATCCACAAACTCCTTTGCAGAAGTTTCTGTTATTTTGTCCTCTGATTTGTAACAAGTTCTTCCAGCTATTTCTATTTGTCTATATACAGAGTTTATAAGCTCATCTTTCCACATTCGAGGGCCAATTTCCATATCTGCTGGAATAACTATATCTCTTGGTTTTTGTTCTATTATTTCAAAACTTGGTTTTATTAATTTCATTTTGCTTTCGCGAATAATGGACTACGTAACATAATCTCTTTTACTGACAATTCTTCAAGGACTCTTGCATAATTGTTTATCATCTCTAATCCATATTCTTTATTGTAACCTTCGTCATGTCCTAATGTATTAGAAACCAATTGAATTGCAGAAGAGATTAACCCTATGTCTGTTGTATCAACTGGAGCTAATGTGTAGGTTTCATCAATTCTATCATTACAGCTAAATCTAAAACTAGAAGCACGACATTGCTTCTTTATAAAAGTTACATTTTTCAGGATGCAGATACTACTTTCGAGAGTTTTCATTACAACCCCATCATAGAATCCCATCCCTATTAAAAATCCTCCTCTGTATACTCTATAAAGTATCTCGTTACTATAACTATTATTATACCAATTATAAAATTGCTCGTAGCTTAACATATTAATGAATCCAATGGTCTCCAATTGATATATCTGCTGTTAATGGCGCTCTTGTACAAAATGGCTTACCTCCAGATTCCATACATTGAACTAGTATCTTAGCTACTTCTTCTGCTATCTCTTCGGGAGCTTCAAGATTGATTTCGTCATGTACAGGAATACAATACTTAACTTTAAAAAGTAAATTGTTTTCCTTTAACCAATTGAATAGCTTTATAGAAGCTAACTTAAAGCACAATGCTCCTGCTCCTTGTCATATTTGTTATCTCTGAGACTCTTTATTCTCAGACTCTACATTTTCTTTTTCAATGTAGTTCGGACTATATCTTAAAATGTTTTTACAAAAGTTATATAATTCTTCTGGAGTCGCTGAATTCTTCATAGTATTAGCTTTCATACTAATAATTTGAATATTTCCTTTTATATATCCTTTAGAATTATCTATTCTATCTATCGATGGGGAATAAGAATAATCATCCTTACTCCCAAATTGAAAGGGAACTTCCAATATAGGGCAATATTTTGGAATTACTATATCTTCCAACTCTAAATTAAAATCTAGACCTCTTTGTTCTGCCCTATACCTACATTTTCTTAGGATTTCTGCCTCATAGTTATTTTCACGTGATTTCCTTTTTTGTTCCGCAATTTCAGCTTTATACTCAGGACTTACCTTCAATCGAAGTTTTCTGAAATAATTCTTATCTCTACCTTGATTAATAGCAGAATGCTCAGAATAGCACGCTTTACATAACCATTTTCTACCAGTTTTGCTTTTTGCATCTTCTGCAAATTCAATTATTGGAAGTTCTCTTTTACAAACTGGGCAAATATTCATTCCTTCAGTCTGTAACACTTCAATAGATGTTCCTAATCTTGTTCTTCGTTTTTCCTTAGTACAAATTTTGCAAAAATTGGTATGACCGTCTTTGCATCCTTTATTTTTTGGGAAATCCTCTAATGGAAGTTCTTTTCCGCAACTTTTACATACTTTTGTCTCCATATAAATTATTATTACTCTGTTTTTAATTCACAACAAAGATAATAATAATTTTTGGATAATTAAAACATTTTCTCCCTTTTCGTGGAATTTTACCTTCCTTACCGCCTTGAAGTAAGGAATCCATATTCTAGTCTCTACACCTTCATAATATTACTATTATGCTTGGCTCGGTATTCCCATCTCAGGGTTCACCGAATTTAAGGAGTTTTAATCCGACACAAGTCTCCTCCATCGGATAATTCACCGATTGCTTCATAGAATCAGATAATCTTCTTCTTAAAAAGTCTGCTTCTTGAACCAATGGATTACTTTCATCACGAGTTTGCATAGCATACTGCCCATCTACTGTTCCTAAATCATCATTTATCCTATTCAGATTATCCCAATCATAAATAAATGCTTTATGTCCTGTCACAGGACTTAATAGAATATATCCATGTTGTACAACAAATGACTTTTGACGTTCTTGATAAGCCTTCAATCCAGCGAAACCATTCATATAGTTATCCTCAATTTCTTGAGCTCTCTTTTTCGGAATACCATAGTTTCTTACTAAAGTAGAAGCATTACCTGCATAATTAAAGCAGAACTCATATCCTTTTGCTTCTTGTCTAAGTTCTGGGAATTGTTTTTTTACTTTTTCAGTAGGCATATCTTGAGGAATTTTGTCCTTAAATACCATCTTGGCCGTCAGAGAATGCATGTCTTTAGAACCATTAATAAGTTCATCAAGCATAGCTTTATCGTTAGCAACAGATGCCATTAAGAAGGATTCTTGGCCACTATAATCTACAGATATCCATTTATTTCCAGGCTCTGAAACGAAACAGGCTCTAGTAATTGCAGTATGTGGAAGATTCTGAAGATTCGGGTTACTTGAACTTAATCGTCCTGTATCTGTTCCAAGCTGATAAAAATCGGCATGGATACGTCCGCTTACTGGATTTATAAGCTTTAAGAATTTTTCTCCAAAAGCCTTCACTAACTGCCCTGTTTTCTTAAACTCTATATAAGGTTCAATGATAGAACATTTAGCTTTCTGTGGCTCAATAATATCAATTCCAGCAGATTTAGTTTTCTGTTTAGTTTTCTTGTCTACTGTTGTACAATTTATCCCGAGCAATTCAAATAATGGAACAACTTGTTTACTACTATTCCAGTTTATATTACACCTATATGCGTTATCAAATCCAGAGAATAAATCTCCTTGTAGATTCATTTCTACATAATCGAAAGGTATTCCAAATGAATATTCTATTCCTTCATCAACGACTTTCCTCTTTACCCCAAATGCAGTAGGAGGAATCTTCATCAAGTCTTTCATTTCCTTTCTAAGTGTAGTCATGATACTCGTCTTTACGAATGGACGATTCTTAAGCTGTGGGTCTGGATGAACCATTTTATGTTCTTCATAAAAATCTTCCACCCATTTATTGATGCTTGCTTCTGCGTCTTTCATTTGCCTAATATCGTCCTTCATCTTAGCTCTCCATTTTTCTACATCAATCTTAGCACCGCAATATTCAATATAGGCAATAACAGGAACAAAGTGATTCTCAAAGTCAACAGCTTTAAGAAGGTCTTTCTTTACCAACTCAACTGTTTGCTTTTCTTTAATCCTAGTAAGATAAACAACGTCATGTGCAGCATAAACTATAACATCTTCTGTTAATCCTGTATTAACAATTTTACCTCGAATACTCTTATCCAAATCCAAGCCTAAATAATGATGTGCTGCGGATTGTAGAGACAGACTATGAAATTGGGCTGGATATCCCAAATACAATAGCTTCTCAGCTATCATTCCGTCCCATACATTTACAGGGACTATTCTATGATGATATAAAAATTTTAAATCAAATGAAAGATTCCATCCTAGTAATGTAATATCAGGATTCTCAAACACTGGTCTAAAATAATTAACATCAATTGTTGTGGTATCTACTATTATTTGGTCCTCACCTAAGCCAAATTGAATACACAATAAGGCTTTTGTATAAGGGTCTAATCCTTCAGTTTCACTATCATATTCAATCCATGTATGTTCAAGGATGCGCTTTAATGCTTCTTCTTTAGACATGATTTCATATGCATCGGACTTAAAGAATCTTTGTTGTTCAGTAACAAGATAAATCATTAATCGACGTATACATCAAGTTTGGTTATGTCTATATCTCCTCTTAATGCTAAATCATCTGCAAATCTCTGCTTCAACAACTCTGCGATTTCAAATTCATCTTTATCCAATGTTCCAAAATACTCATAGAAAAAGTCTCCTGTAATCTCTACAGAAAACTTAAACACTTTCTCGTTTATGTTGTATGGAGCGCTTTCGTCCATTTCCGCTCCTAGTGGTAGGTTTGACATCCTCTTTTTCAGATAAAATGTTACAAATGTCTTTCATCTCACTTATTTCGTAGCCCAACATAGTTCCTAAATGACTTCCTAATTCCGGAGGAAGATACGGTAAACATAAACTTACCGCTTCAAAGAACGGAACTAGGTTACTAATCTTAGTAATTAACAATTCTCGGTTCATGGTAGTATAATAATGTTGGACTGTCCCTGTGGATATCAAGAGCATCAAACCCGTTAAGTGCCAATTCTTGTTGACATTGTTCTACATCAAATTTAGATGTGATAAGATGATAACCATGTAAAGTAGGAACAACGAGCTTCACTCTATCTTCCTCATTACCTCTACACTTCGAAATAATGTCTACTATACTATGCAGCTTCCATTTATCATATACATCAACGTCTACCAGTCTCAGTAGGTTCTTTCCGCTAAGGGAAGGTAATTCTCCACAAACATGGTCCCAAACTCTTGGAGCTTGGAAGGTATTTCCTTCCATAAGCATCCTTGCAAGTTTCTCTTGTGCTCCACAAGCTGTTTTGAAATAGCTTCTCTTGTTGAGATGAATGTATGCTCTTGCATTGTTATTTTGACACAGCTCGATTATTTTTTGTTTCTTTTCCTCAAGATGTTCGATACTGTGAATATAATAGGCTTTAATGAGTCTTGCTCCATTATTACCTCTTCCTGTTTCATTTCCGTCCTTTTTGCGCTGAATCACTTGAAGGAAATAAAAATCATCTTCAGATTCAAACTTTAAGAACTCCTCAATTAAATCAAAGTTATCTACTGTCATAATTCTTTTTTTGCTACACAATTACCGTAATAATGACTGCCACTTATTGAATATGTCAAGTTACCTTTCTTAAAAGTAGCCCAATAATCTAATTCCCAACCGTTTGTTTCATGTTCAAGCTCCTCGAATCCTAGCTGTTCCATTACTTCTAGAACTATATCAAAAGGACATTTACCAACAAAACACTCCGGTAATGTCTCCATGATAGCTAGGAAATTAGCTTTAACATCTCTAAGAGATTGAGTTAACAATTCTCCGTGATTTATAATATTTGTTTCAGTCACTCGGAATCACATTTAAGTCTGTCAAATAAAATCCATTATCATCTAAGTCTTTCTGTACGAAGTATCCATTAACTCCAACAGTCTCTCCTCCAAGAGTATGTATCATGACTTCTCTGTCTTGGTCATATCTTTCAAGGATTTTAATTAATTGCCCCACAAGTATTGCCATTTGTCATAATGTAAAGAAAACTTATATAATCTGTTAGCTGCCTCAACTGGAGTATGACCATCCCATTCATCAGCTTTCCATCTTTCAGGAACATCGAACAGATTCCATTCTTCAGCCCTATAATGATTGCTCACTTGACCAGTAGGAAGGTTAGCCATAACAATAAACCATCCTCCTCCAAAGCATAGTTCGCCATCTGCATGTCTGTAAGATTTATGGACCTCATATTTACCTTCCAAGCTGTTAAAGAATGCTGCATTGTACAGCATTCTGTAGTGATATAACTCATCAAAGGTATGAAATCCGTCTGAGATTTGTCCTTCTGGCAAAAATAAATTTTTAAGTCTTTGTAATAGTTTCATTAGAATTTTCCCTCATTAGGTTGTAAACAAGTTAAACCTTGTTCTCTCCACATCTCAACACATTTACAATTGTCTTCAAGAACGAATTGAACATTATATTTTCCCTTAATATTGTCCTCGTAGATTTTTTTCTTACATTCAGCTCCGGGACTGTAGTCTTTAACTGGACGGAAGAACAACTCATCAACTTTAATATCATGCTTAGCCAACCATTCTTTAGTAGCTGCTACAATTTCTGGAGTGCCTTCTCTACCAGTAACAATAAATACTTTACACTTTTCATACATGCGCCTAACAAGCGTACAGGTACCTTCAATGGCAATATCATTCAACATGCCTTCAGCTGCACCTTCTCCAAAGTAAGGTCTACCAGTGGTATTTAAACACAGAGTAGCATCCATATCCACTAATATAACAGGGTGACCTCCGTCTACATGTTTCGCACTTTTACTTAACATATTTTTAATATCCTCTTGGATAATAAAGTCACGGTATCTTCTCCAAGTGTCTTTGATTACCTTAGCTCCCATTGGCTGCTCACGCATTGCGTCACGACGAATACATTCATCAACTGAAATAAAGAAATCTTTAAATTCCAGTTCATATTCAAATTCTGTAGTGGCATTAGCAACTTTAATGACGTCTTCCCACCACTTTACCTCTTTGGGATTGAGATTCATGTTGTCTATAACAATGTTGTATCCTTTTCTGGTTGCTTCACAAGCAAAAGAACGCTTAAGTTCAGTTACTAGCCCTTCTCTGTTCGGAACCCAATATTCTCCAAGCATGTTACGAATATCGTCATTATTGAAACGGACTCTATGTTCTGGGTCTTCTTTAGCCCATGCCTTTGCCCAGGTTGATTTACCAGAGGCTTGAATACCTCTACAAAGTATTAATTTTCGTTTTTCCATTACTCACGGTACACTAATTGATTAATTACTCCTTCTTTACCTTCGTATGTAGCTCCTACTATTTGTTCGAGATTTTCATCTGGATACTCATCTCCATTTTGTTCTCGAATAATCTCCATAGCTCTAAAAGCATTACGAGCAGCGACTATAATTATCCCTGCTTCGTAATTCCCATAAAATTCATTAGTATATAAATACATTACTTTACAGCTCTATATAGTTCAATTACACTGTGCACAGTATAGTTACGATATGCTTCTTCAACAAGCTCTTGAGCTTTAACTGTCTCTGTTCTAGACAATTCTGGGACCATAAACATTCCATCCTTAGTTTCAATAACAAAGGTAATTCCTTCTACTATTGGATTCTTCTCCGCATCGGGATATTCATAGAACATAAAACCACCAAATGATATTGCACTAAATCTATACAAGTTGTCTTTAATATTGTCAAATGGTTTATCAGTTAGTTTGCCTGGAAGAGGAGTTTCACAATCGAGTTTATATTTCTTTCTCCATCTGATTTTTACGTAAGATTCATTTACTTTGTATTCAAGAAAACCCTCTCCTACTGCAACTGGAGTTTTAGGCAGTAAAGCCCAGAATAATTTACTTATGTTTTCGTCTACGATTTGTTTTACTTCTTTACTAGTCATTTTATTAATTTTTTTAAGATTCTGATTCAATATCTACCTCACCTTTGTCAAGAGCTTTACCTTCTCCGTCAAGGAACTTAAAGCACTTCAACTTAAAGGCTTCCGATTTCATATTCTCAATCTTGATTACAATTCCTTCATGAGGAACTTTATTATCACAAATTGGAGAATTACATTCCATATAGAACTTCTTCTCATTAGCTAATCTAGCCAAGAAGTTCTCATTCCAATGGTCAGACGGAGCCAAGTCAGGATATAAATCCTTCGCATATCCATAATAGAACTCTTCTACTGGATTAAGTCCAACCATTTTACACCACAATTGTACTTCACGAGCAGAGAACTCATGTACTTTACCGTCTACGTTAGTAATAGTTACACGATAAATCTGAACTCCGAAATGCTTTCCATACTCATATTTCTCGTCTCCGACTGGTGGAAGGAAGCCATAATCGTAATTCTTTTGGATATACCCACCATTGGGCAAGAATCCAATGATTTCATAGTATGCAGTCATACCTTTAGACAGACACGGACGAACAATGTCATCAACATATTTCCATACATCGACTCCATAGAATCCTCCCTGAACATTTCTGTTGTAATACTGGTTTTTGATTACAGAACGAGAAGAATACAAATAGTCGTACTTGTCAAACTCCTCTCCGGTCAACCAACGAGCAATTTTCTGTTTCAAGTTTAGTTCTTGCTTACACAATACATAAGCAGATATTCCAGAAGTTCCGTGAACTTTAGAAGTTATGCTGATAAGGTCGTTGGGATGTAAAACATGCGGACACTTTTTGATAAGGACGGTATCATAGTGGAATCTGAACTGATTTTCGATGATTTTATCAAGTCCCTTAGGCTGCTTTCCTTTACCCGAATTGCCTGAGCCTGGCTCTCCCGGAGTGCGAGTATTTTTAGGGATATACTTCTTATTAACCCAAAATTGTTTTCCATCGTGTTCAACTGAGTCAAATTCAACTCCTTCTTCCACATTAAGTTCAACATTAACTGTTGACATCACCCAATTTTCAAGAACTACAATAGGGATAATAAATCCTTCAGACAGCTCTCCACGCAATCTGATAGCCTTCACACGACCGTTATCTTCAAACATTCCAGTCTTCGTCTGGTCTACATTCAGCTCACCATGACGATATAAATTTGCGTAGCTAAGAAATTTAGGATTGATGCAACAAGCTGTTGGGAAATACACATATAATCCCGGTTCGGAATCAATACCAGTAATGATATTAAATCCATCAATACAGCAACATTTTAACTTCGTAACCTCTGGGTCAGAGTGTTTATGGAAGTTATCAATTTTTACAATCTTTGCCAAGTAGTTTACATTGGCATTTTTACTTTGGATTAATTTCATAATTCAATTAATTGTTCTGGTGTTACAAAATGAAAATCACTGTCCTCAAATGTGAGGTGTAATTTATAGGTTTCAAAGCTTTTAATTGCTTCAATGTAGTCTTCTACAGTACAATCCTCATTGAATATTCCTGAAGACCATACGTGTATTTCTCCATTTGCTTTAAAGAAACTGACAAACTCTAGAGTATCAGTTTTTATGGTTAAACAGGAGTAACCAACAGGCTTAAGAAATTTATCTTTGGATATTTCCCTATAGCCCATAAATAAGGCAGCTTTCTTAAGGTTCATATATACTCCATTCTTTAGACAAGACTGCATCAGTATAGAACTTAGTTACTACATAGTTTACATGTGAGTCCTTGATTCCACATATAATTTTTCCGTCTTCCATGAAGTACATTCTAGTCTTACCTTCTAAAGTTAAACAAACTGTAAGACCACTTTCCATAAAGGAGATTGCATCTCCAAATCCAAATTTTTCCATATTTTTATCTTTCTTTTATTAGTTCTAAAAATTCATCCCAGTTTTCTGTGCTGTCATACATAGCTTCAATAACGTCACTAGTAAAACGGCTCATTAACCGAAGTGTTTGTTCGAATATGTCTTTAAACATATCGTCCTGTTCATCCTTATTAAGCGTCTTGCCAGTCATTCCGACCAGCAATTCGCCTACTTTGGATGCAATGTCTATTTGTTTCTTATAGCTCATAGGCTCGTGTGGCTCTGTATTCACACATAAAGTTTGCAAATGATTGTGCTAATGCTTCATCTTGCTTATTGTTGTAGAAGAACTGGAAGCAATGAAATAACTCATGCCAGAAAGTATTTTCTATTTGCTGTTCAGTTAATTGCACTATTTTTCCTTCATCATCCATGCTTTTGGCTACGACTATTTTTCTCCTTATATCATTGTGGTAGCCGTAATTTCCATCATCGGACTTATCTACAACTTGTACCTCATACTCGGTATTTGCTATTTTAAACCTTTTAGGGATTTCCATTCGTTTAAGAAGTCTTCCATTATAAGTTCAGATTCTGATTCATCTATCCGCACATCACCAGTGTCTATTTCCATACTGATTATATCATATATGGCGTCCGTTAATTCACCCTCGTCCTTACATTCCAAAAAATCTTCTGGATTCAGTTTGAGTTCAGAATAAATAAAACCCTTCCAAATGTACCTATTAAACTCTACCCAATGCTCACTCATAGTCTCTTATACATTTTAATACAGGTTGTAAAGGAGTTCCTTCTTCTGAATAATAGAAGAACTTAACAGTAGCCATTTTACCGATAATATCATCTAGATTGTCTCGATATTCTTGTTTCAATTCCCTACTTCCCATTGGTTTAGCCTTAAATTCTATTCCATCTTCGGTTATGCAAGTAAAACACATATCTTCATCACGAAGGCCCTCCGAAATACCAGTGATTTCAAATTCCGCATCCTGATATTCTTTGATTTTAATCATATCATTAGTTCGTTTACCAAAACCATACAGCTTACTTGGATTACGAATAACAACACCCTCAAAACCTTCACCTACATACTTGTCATGTAACTTTTTAATATTTGTCCAACCACTAACTTCTTCTTGAGGAACAAGTCTTATTTGTAAATCCTTAGTAAGAATAGGGGCAAACAAATCAAAAGTAATATTCAACTCTTCTGCCATTTCAAGCATTTGCTCATTTCTTTGAGTAAAGTCAGCTTCTGCATCCATAATGTCATACATCCAAAACTCTAATTCTAGAGTTCTAGGGTCGTCTTGCTCCAATCTTGCAGTACCAGAAATCCATTGAAGTGGTCTACCATGAGAATATAATTCTCCATCAATAGACACATCTGGATGATTCCTAAACCATTCGATTAAAGCTGGATTATTTCTTATGTGTACAGTAGCTGGGTCATAGTCTCCTCCACCTCTACTTGAAGAATGAACTTCACCATCTTTAAAATAGAAGGAACAGCGGACTCCATCAATCTTACGAGATGCTAGCCACACTTTGACCTTATCATATACACTTGTTGCAACTTTATTAAAGTCTTTTGCAAGCATGTGTTTTTTACATCCATTAGCATCGGTCTTATGCTCTGGAAGAATTTCATCAAGCTGGGCTTTAGTATAATCTTCAATTTCTCCCTCAATTAACTTATAGCCCTTGTCTTGATATTTTTTCAGGTGGGAATTATATTCAAGTTCTGCCTGTTGTGTGACAGTTCTCTTTACCTTACCTTTAGTAATTGTTATATCTGGCTGTGCTGTAACCTTACCTTGGTATTGGTAAGTATTTCTTTTAATTGTAAAGCCAGAGAGTTCACTTCCTTCACAGGAAATTTCAACTACTCTGATTTTACCTTTTGAGTCTTTAGAAATTAAAGTATTCCTCATTATTTCTCTCCAGTATGTCCAAATCCACCTTTACGTTCTGTTTCATTTAATCTAGCTACTTCTTCCCATTCAACTGTAGAAACCCATCCAAACACTAATTGAGCAATGCGTTCTCCATCCTCAATATATACTGCTTCATGTCCTTGATTAATAAGGATTACATGTATTTCATCCCTGAAATCTGCATCCACAGTGCCAGGAGTATTAAGTACAGTAATTCCCTTCTTTAGAGCTAATCCACTCCTAGGTCTTACTTGACATTCTGCCACATATCCATCTGTAAGATTATCAGGAAGAGCAATCTTTAATCCAGTTGGAATAAGTGCTCTAGCTCCTGGGTCAAGGCGCAGCATTGTGACTTTATTGACATCAGATTTGAAAAGAATTTCACAATCTCCAAATGCTTTAATAGGATTATCAACTGTTACTCTGCTGAAGTCTGCACGTACATCCATACCTGCTGACATAGGAGTTTCATACTGTGGAAGTTTATTGTTCGATAGATTAATTACTTGTACCTTCATTTAAATAGTTTATTAGAGAGTTCAATACGTCTTTATCTGCTTCTGAATAGAAAGCCTTAATCAATTCATCTCCTTCATAAACTGCAACAAACGGAGTCATTCTGGCTCCGCATGATGCTTTTATTTTATATGCTTGCTTTTTTTCTTTATAGCTGCCTTCATCAAACAACTCTAAAAAGATTCCAGATAAATTTGCATCTAGTATCCTCTTTGAATCAGAAGGATTACTATAAACAAACTTTACTGTTACCATGCAATTGTTATGTAAAGATACTTAGTAGTGTAAGGACCTGTCTCACACGAGAACTCAATTATGTCACTATCGTCGAATAAATCATAAATACTTCCATATCTATCTTCCCCTAGTGTAGTCCAGTCAACATAATCTCTTAAGTACTCTGGAACGCTATGTCTCTCATCCATTATATAGTCTTGTCTAGCGTCATAGAGCATATCCTCAATATTATCGTCATTATATACTCTATATGTTTTTTCAGTACCATCTTCTTTTTCAAAAGTAATTTCTCCATCATCCCACTCATCAACTGTGATTTTTTTAAGGATTTTCTGAATTTCTTCTTCTGGAGTGTCTTCATCAAAATAAGCTTTATACAGGTCTAGGACGGCTACAGCTTTCCAAGGGTCGTCATATTCATTATCTTCTAAATAAGTAACCATAAAATTGAGTTTCTCTTCTCTTTCAGTCATTTTAGTAAATTTTTTATTGTAATAAATGAACATCTTTTCTTGTCCGAGACAATGCTACATATTGCAGTTGTCTTCTTTCATCTTCATCTTTACAAAGGTTGATATTCTTCATATCAACGAAAACCTCTCCATAAGAACTTCCTTGAGACTTATGTGTAGAGCAGGCATAACCATAATCAAAGGATTTCTTTCTAATTAACCTATTTTCATAGAACATATCTACTGGAGTTGTGAAACTTCCAATGACATTGTAGTATTCCTTCCAAGCAGCTCTAGATTGTTGAAGTCTGCCGTTCTCCTTTAGGTTAATAGCTTGTAATCGCAACCCTTCAATACGTGATGCTAGAGCTTGCATATAATCAGAATCAATATCTCTTGAAATCATAGATACTGGAGTTCTGTCATCTGTATTAGAATCATATAATGTAAGCTCATATCCTGGAACTTTCATAAACCCAGGAATATAAATATCACGCTTTTCTGGCTCGTCTACTATAATATAATCCATTGAGTTCCAGAATTTAATGCCATTAAATTCGAGATTCTCATATCCAGTCAAGAACTCAAACTGATGATATTCAGTAGTCTTTGCGTCCTCCCAGATTACTCGTCTGATGCAATTGTTATAGCTGGTAACCATAACATTTGTATATGACAATATTTTAGTTGCCAATATATCTCCATCTCTCATTGCTTTCTTATAAGCTGGCACTGCTGCCTTTAGAAATGGAATAACATCAGAATGACAATATAGAGAACCCTCCTCTGATTCAACAGAGTGGAATCTATCAATAGTGTTACTTCTCAAAGTAGTTAATATAGGCATTAATGCATTATTCTCTGCTTGCCTATAAATCTTAGTAAGAATATATCTGTCCTCTAAATTAAATACTTTAGAAGTAGTGAGTGAATTGACAGGGCGTAATTGACATTTGTCTCCCACAAATATCACTTTACAATTAAATGCAACACACTTCTCTATCAACAAATCAAATAAATCATCATTTATCATAGAAGATTCGTCACATATAACTACTCCACCTCTCGGTATCTGTATTCTCCTATCATTCACCCTGAACTTTAAATCTTTAAAGTCCAACTCAAGAATTTCAATATTTGGAGAAAGTTGTAACAATTGATGCAGTGTTATAGCATTTCTATTAGTGAATCTTGAAAGCACCAACTTAGCCTTATGAGTTGGAGCGCATAGAGTATATTCCATTGTAAATTCAGAATCCATATACTCAATGAGAGTTCTCATTAAGAAACTTTTTCCTGTACCTGCTGCTCCAATCAATGAAAATGCTCTTTTGTTCTTATCTTTTAAGAACTCCTTCATTGCATCTAATGCTTCTACTTGCTGTTCTCCTAGTTGAGGTTTTTCTGTTTCTACACCTATGTTTGATAGTGTGAAATTAAACATACTATGCAAACAATAGTGTTAACAATACTATCACATTAATGACAGTTTTATACGGATATATGTCCATATCCCTCTCCAAGTCATAGTATTTCCTCAAATAATCTCTCCCTACTGGATTAAGTACAAATATAGAAGTTAATACCATATTCGCAATCCATATCCATACAATGATTTGTGCTATTAAAACCATAATGCTATATAATAAAAAAGAGCAACCTTATGGCTGCTCTTTCCAAAATAAATTAGTAATATCTTCTAATACATAAAGGCCTGCTTCTTCATATGTTTTATTAACTTTATACATTTTCTGATTGGTGTTAGGATTATCAAGTGGGCCTAATTCCTCAATATACGGTCCTAACTTAATAAAATCATACTCCCCCAGTCTTCTTTCTAAACCAAGCGGTAATTGTTCTCTTCCAGAATACCATGCTGTTTTGAGAGAAGGATAAAGAGCTCTTATATGCTTGCATAGGTAATAAATGTCCATAGGATTGGAATCTCCTCCCATAAAAGCCACACAGGTTATTCCTTCATTCTTGTTAATCAGACAATCTAGTTCGCTGTGAGTCAATTCCTTACCAATATCCTCTGCCAAGTAAGAACTATGACAGCCCTTACAATGACATGGACAATTAGAAATGTTTATACAGAGAGTTACCTCAAGAGGAATCTCTCGTAGTGTTACTGCTGTGTCTGTATATTTAAGCATTTGTATATCCTAATTTAGAATTGTCTACTGTGTAAGTAAGAGAATTGTACACTCTATGTGTTTGCTCTTCTTGTCTGCCTGCTGACCAATTCTTTATCTTAGTAAGATAACCAATGATTCTATCATAAAGGTCAATGTGAGTACTTCCGCACATCGGACATTGTGAGATAGGAACCTTGGTTATGAATCCACAGTCTTGACATTCAGAATTAGGAACATTGAATGTTAAATAACTACATCCAACGGTTGCAGCATAGTTAAGCAACAGACTTGCCTGATTTTTAGTAGGATGTTCAGACAAATTGATGTGTGCGGCACTTCCTCCGTCTAACCAATCACCAACATATTCACTTCCATGAAGTTTGATTTTCTCCAAGATTGAACTGTTAGATTCTGGTAAAAATACATAAGAAGTATATAAGTTTCTTTCTTTAGGAACCCAATACCCATCAGCTTTATCCCAGTTGTAATTCTTCACAGCTAAAGATTCAGCAGGAACCAGTTCAGTGTTGAACATAGTTTTCTTAGTATTATGGAGTTGATTTTGCTCTTTGATAGTTCCGAAAATAAGATTACAGAACTCTTTGTACTCATCATTGTCACTACATTCAATTCCCAAGAACATTGCAGCTTCATTTAATCCATTTAAGCCAATGGTTAAATACTGATTATTCAGGTTGATAAATCCAGCTTCATATACAGGCAACAAATGTGCATTATATAAGTCCCAAAGTAGCTCATTGTAAGCTGTATGATACTTATAGACTCTGTCTAAAATATTGGTTAGATACTCTTTTACCTCTGGATAGCAATGCTTGCTGAGTTGTGTTCCCGGAATAGGACATTCATCTTTAGTTTCTCTTATAAAATTCTGAATAATTCTATTCAGGTTAAGAGTAATTACAGATTTAGAACCAGTTTGTTCTCCAACCAATCCATTAGTAAATGTAAATTCATTAGATTGGAGTTTATTCTTTAATCGGCAGCAACTTGATAAAGAGTCCACACTATCACTTATATAAGTAAAGAATGAATGTCCTTCTGCATACTCTTCTGAAACAAATTGTTCCCATTCCTTATCTTGAAACTCTCCGTCCTTATAAAGAAGAGATACTGTTTCTACTGGGAATGTGAGCATACAACGAAGTCTCTCTTGATTAAACCACTTCATAAATTTCTTTTGAAGCCAGTTAAGAGAATTCCATTTTGGAGTATCTCCATCAGGGAATACAAAGTGTCCATACATTCCTTCAAAGTAGGGTTTATCAAAATAACTTACATTCCAGAAAGCTGATTGGAAACCTCTTGCTGCTGCCGGCTGATTCACAGAATATACGATTTGTTGGAAGTACTGTTCTATTTGCTTACCGATAGTACCTTCGTCAATCTTATTTCCATTTTCGTCTTCGTGCCACCTACGCTTAGCGTTATCACCATCAGCATATTTAAAATAATAATCACCCCATTTCTTACGAGCAAAGTGGTCAAACATTACTAAGAAACTTGCAGTTGCAACAGCTCCCGCAAATTGGGAAGATACAGCAAATATCATATTTACAAACATTCCACAAAATGAATCAAGGTTCTTTGGAGATGCAGATAAACCACCAATTCCCTTAATTCCGCCTTGCAGGAATGGATAACAGGATAAAGCTACACAATATGGGAATCCAAATGTAGAATTTTCATCATGTTTATAGATGATATGGCTCTTTAAATCTCTTTCATACTGTTTGTAGTCGAAATCAGGATATAGTACTTGAAGTTTCTCCTTCACTCTGTACCTATTAAGGTCTATGTTATTACTTTTATACAGCTCATTGTTAAGTACAGCAATATTCTTATTGGCAACATTTGAGTTATCATCAACTTCTGAGCCTTCCGCTGCATTAGAAGCCTTCATAAATTCTTTTATAAATTCTTCTCTTTCTCTCACATTCTCACGAACACGAGCTCTGTTTTCTCTATATAAGATATAGGCTTTAGCAACATCAGGGAAATCAAAGTCCATAAGAATCTCTTCTATCTGGTCTTGTATATCCTCAATAGTTATTTCATCCCATACTTCAATAGAATCTAAAATATCCTCGACAGTATCTTCTTGTGGTGTGTATCCGCAAGCACTAAATGCTTTCAGGACTGCAATTTTGATTTTTGAGGCATTGAAAGCCTCGCTTGTTCCGTCTCTTTTTATTACGTTCATAGATATATAATTGTTTATATTGTGCCGAAATGCTTTACAAAGATAGTAAAAAATTTCGACACTTCAAAACAAATTGCTATACTGTTAAGATGTCCTTTAGTAGTAAAGTTTTCTCAACTTTATTCATTATATCTTTTCCTCCATCATTGCTGATTAATTGAGTAAATGCATTATATACAGTGAACATATTTACTGGCTGGTCTTCTGGAACATAATATTCGGATTTCTTGTCAAACAATAGTTTATAAGCATCTATTGGAGTACTAGTTGCTAGTTTGACTTTACCATATCCAGAGTCATATGCCATGTTAATAGAGTTTCTCACCCACATTCCAAGATTTCTCTCGATTTGTTCATCAGTTCTTTCAAACTCTGTTTTATGCAATTTCTCTAGCCAGACTTTCATATCATTAGTCTGTTCCATTAGAGTGGTTACAGGTCTATAATTGATAGCTTTCTCTGGCGATAATTCCTGAATACTTAAGAAAGAAGGATTAAACACGCAGAGGTTGGTACAAGCTCTGTTAAGTCCACCTCTATATATCTTTACAACTGGTTTGCGTACATCTAATCCATATATAAAACCAACTACTTCATCGTGATTGTCAAATGAATATTCTTCTGGCATTACTGCCTGTATCCATACACGATTATAAGTAACATCATCTACATCTATTCCTCCGTCTTTGGTTTTAGTTATCTGGTCTGGTAGTTTTACTTGGATTCTAAAATCATCAGTAAACTTTGACATTCTTTCTAAGAAAGGTGTTACGTATGCTTCGGTTTTAAAGTACTCATTGTCTTTAATAACAGTAGCTTTACCTTTCAGTAATTCAGGCAGTGTGATTTCCACTTATATTTAATACTTTCAATGTTGTTCCACGATTTATCATATCTATGAATTGGTTGAGGGAATCCTCATAATCTTCAATTAAATCTTCTCCGAAGATTGTCTGTATCATGTCTTCATCAAATCTGAAACCTCGATTGTAGGGGTCATACTCAAGATAAATGTAATCAGTTATTTCTGAGTACTTTTCCTCAGCTTTTTCCTCTCCAACTAAATAATCCAGAAGAGAATAGGCTGCTTCAAACTTTTGTTGAACGGCCCATAAAAATTCGCTTTCAATTTCACTTTCCTCTAAATAACATATGTTTACATCTTCCGGATGGATAAAACCGCGGGTTGCTTCACATAGAGAAAAAAGGCAATCAATTGCCTCTTCTCCTGCGTGATTCTCTAATATTTCTCTAAACAAATAATTCATTGTAATACAATTCTTCCGTCAATAATTTTTGTGCCATCTACGATTGAATAGTCAGTACAAGCCGGAGTGTTTCCGAAGTTCTTATGAATCCATTCGGAGCTTCCAAATAGAGAACCTACTGATTTATATGTAAACCTACGTCCGTAGGTTGTTGCAGATTGATGTAAATCTCCCTTTACAAATACAACCTTATTTCCGAATATCTGTTTGTTATCGAGATATTCATTAATAAAGTTCTCTGTCTTTACATCTAAAGTCAGAGGAAGATTCTTAAACATATCCTTATTGTCTTTTCCATGACAAAGAACGAATGTTGTGTCTCCTACATTGAACTCCCCAATGAACTTATCGAAGATTGTGCAGTCTACACCTTTATGGGTAAGAATTGCTTCTAAAGCTACATTGGCGGCATACCCGAAGTCGCCATCATGGTTTGATTCTCCAACACAGATATACTTCATTTTGTTATAGTTCATGTGGTTTAATGTATCAAAGAATTCTACCATACATTCGATAAATGTATGGATTTGTTCTTTATTACACATGTTTTGTGGTAAAGAATGTCCACCACGAGTGGTTTGTCCATTATACCCGTCAAGAGAATCTCCAAGATTACAAACATAGATGTTATTAAATCCGCCATATAAGGCGTTAAGTCTAAACAATTCGTCTGCAATCAATCTCAATCTTCTTCCTACTTCTTCCTTGTTGTAAGGATTAGAATAAATCGAAAGAGGAGAAACATATGCTCCAATGTGCATATCTGACAAATAAATGATAATGTCCTGTTTACCACAAGATTTCTTCGGAGAATACTTGGAAAGGTTTGTCAAATTCAATCCATCCAAATCAATATGGATTCCTTCTTCCAGTTTTCTTTTCAATTCAACATTTTCAAGAGCATATTTCTTAAGAAGAAGTCTATCATTTTTAATGGATTGTTCCTCCATTGTTCTAAGGAAATCATTTTCCTTTTCACGCATTTGCATATTAACTAACTCTTCTTGAGTGTGTTCCTCAATAATATGAGGTGCAAATGGAGCTACAGCTTTAGTAATACTGAATACTCGGAGAATACGTTTAAAATCAATAAGAGAATATTCTGGGAAATATCTACTTACTTCTCTTTGAGTAATAGACATTCCATAATATGAATACATACGATGTATGTTGTTCATTTCATCCCTTGTAAGTCTTCCTGTAAGAGGAGCTTTGTCTTTTCTTAAGACTTTAAATTCATAGAACTTAATCTTCCCATCTTCATCACGGATAAGATTAACACTATTTCTATCGTCGTCTGCTTCAAGTTGCACTTGTTCCAGAGTAGTATCATCTGACGTGGGTTCTTTCGTTGAAGCTGCCGTTTCTTGAGTGAAAGGAAGTTCCGGACATGAAGTTTTACTCCACAATTCATTGATTTTATCCATATCTTCTTTATTAATCATACCTTCCTTATAATGATTACTTATGTTTTCATAAGTGTCTTCAAAATACCTTTTCGGAAGTTTGTTCGATTTAGTAAAATCTGACTTAGATGCTCCAAGTTCAACCAGTTGTGATAAACGCGCGATAAAATTAGTAATTGTTTTTTTGTAAATCATTTTTCAATGTTTTAAGTTAAGCTGTTACGCCTTTAAAGTTTATTAAAATAAAAAAGGAGTCCGCCTAAATTAATAGACGAACTCCTCTGGGGCTGTATTGATACATAGAAGTTATGCTACAATACCAAAGCAAAGGTATGTTCCTTTCTTAGCACTCTTAGATGGAGTATATTCTACCTCAAATGCGATAGGTTCTCCTTCAAGTACTTGTTTTGTGTAAGTGCAAACGATGTCACCTTTATAACCCTTGTCAGTGTAAAGGGATTTTGCAATTTCTTTAGCCTTAGCTTTTGTTTCGCTAGTTTCTGCGATAACAGAGCCAGATTTCTTATCAATCAACTGATAAGTAGTTTTGTACTTTCTCTTACCTTTTTCATTCTTTACGTCATTTACTTTGTAAGGACGTTCACGAGTGTCAGCAGCTCCGGCTTCGATTGTAATCATACAACCTGCGTTCTTAACATTCTTAGTGTGTTTTGCAAGATAATCCAGACAGAACTCTTTGATGTCCTTTTCTGTGATTCCACCTTCGTGGTTTTTCTTCCAATTCTTGTACGCTTGAGTTGCGTCTTTCATTACTTCAAATGGTAATTGAGCCTTTGCTTCTTCTTTAGTAAATGCACATACTTCTAATTTCTGGAAATTCAATACTTGTGTTGCCATAATTCAAAAAATTTTTTAAACATTATTCTTATTAATCATCTTCTATTTATTGTTACAAAGATAGTCATTTTTCTGTAACTCACCAAACTAATTTGGTAAATAAATCTTAATAAAGTATAATCTAATTCTTGAATTATCTATAATGTTCTTCCGAAGAAGTGATACAAAGATACTACATTTTTTCGAGGTTGCAAAACCTCACTTGTTAAAAAGTGTAAAAATAAATTTATATCAAATTTCTTCAATAGGATTTGGAGGAAAGCAAAAGCTGTTATTACACATTTGTTTCCATGTGGTCTCGCTCTCCTCGTAGAATTTATCCACTATTTTATCATCACGCTTTTCTATAAGACCTGCAGCCCATAAAAGCTGGTGAAATCTTAGTTCAGGATGTTGTGCCATCAACTCTGTTAACCTACAGATGATAGCTTTATTATACATCAATGTTCGCGTCATAATTAAAATGGTAAATATTCATGAAGTATCTTTCCAATTTGCGTTGCCATCTCAGCCGGAGTTTTAATTCCGAATGTGGGAAACTCTGTACAGCCATACATAAAGTCCTCACACATAATAGCTAGCCCCTTTATAAACTTCTCTGGAAGGGGGTCTTTGGCAGTAATCTGCATTAGTATTTTATAAGGAGTGATATCTGGTCTCTGCTGTTTGGCTTTCATAGTCAAATGACAGGTCAGAGCAATCACTGCAAATTTATTACTGACATCAGCATTCAGATAGCCGAGCGAGAAGTTGTCGGCATAAAGCTGTTTCATTTCATCATACGTCATATCGTAATATTCCATTAAATAGGTGTCTCCCATGGATTTACAGTATAAAATGCAACCATTCGCAATAGCTTTACAAACTCTGCGAATCCTCTTATTAGTTCTTTCTTACTGACTTTATATACTCCAGCAAAATAATTGGGAACAGTAGATACCAATAGCATGTTTGCTTTCATGTCGGGCTCTTTAAGCCCGTATATATGTTCAGCAGCTAGCATTAGTAACCAACCATACATACCCATTTGCCGATAATAATGATATTGTTCCCAACTTTCATTAAATCGAGTCAAATAATGACCAGTAGTTTTTAAGTCATTTAATGTGATAAGGTTCTCATCTGGACAAATAGTATAATTATCCAGTTTAGCTTTTAGCTTCAATATGAAAGGCTCGTGGTCTGGAACTGTCACTTCGACGTCCAGTATAACGGCTTGCTCATTTAAAGACAATGGTGGAGTCATTATAAATTGAGGATTTAATAGAGACTGTATCTCCTTATTCCTATTTACTGACTGCAAACAAAGCTGTAATTTCTCCCTTGATTTGGAATCCAGATAGATTGGAACCTTGGATGTATTATTTCCAAATTCATATTTCTTTCTGTCAATCCAATATTCTGTGCACTTATTACGTATGGATAAGATTTTCTTATCGTCCATTTTACCCTTGTAATAATCTATCTTGTCAGAAGCGGCTATAATATCTTCATCAGATACTTCACCTTTTATTAAAAAGACAGAATATAGTTCATCTGCCATGAATCCAGCTTTTGCTGTTGGTCTATCGACCGAGTCCACTAAAGTAAATTCATTTGGCTGTAAAACTAATTCATGCACTGCAGAACCAAATACTAACGAATCGGAGTAAGCGGTTTTCAATCCTTCAAAATACTGCTCTGGAGACCCTCCTTGCTCAGGGTTTATATATTTAAGTCTCGAGTTACTGATATAATCTCTATATCCATTCCCAAAATACTCTTCATCAGTAATGTCAAGTACCTTGAGTGTTTCTACTAGGGGATTGAGCTTGATGTCATTCAAGCTCATAGGCATGTAATTCTAATTTAAATGTTGCACTCGGAGTATCTAAATCATCAGCTGATTCATATACACTCATTGTCCCATTCTCATAGTCCATATCAATACAATATACTTTGTCTCCCGCTCTATATTTACCAACGTCCTTGATAAATACACAATTCATAAAAGTTATAAAAAGATTATCGCATAAGTCCCAACTTCCCCAAGTGAATAATTGTTTTTCCATTAACCGTAGGTTTTCATAAAGCAATAGGCATCCATAATTTCGTCCTTACAAAGAGAGAAAACCTTATACATAGGAAAGTCAGAAGTTCTTTCGGTGTGATATACCAATGCAGGCAAACCTGAATTGTGGCATTTCAGTACATTACTGACTGAATCATCAATAAATACATCAACCTTACCTTTAATCATATCAGCTTTATTGCCATGCTGATAGACCATTTGATAGATAGGAGCTTTCGGGAATCCGTTCATCTCCAGCCACTTCTTAGTCCATTCCTTGTTATTTACTCTCTTTGTGCAATACAGAGCTGGCTGGAAATCTGGCATATTAATAACCTTCAGACCAAGCCAGAAATCTCTGTCTTTGGATAATACCTGCTGCACGTTTTTAGTAATTATACTATCTTCGAGCATACGTGGATTGTTTTTTGTGTCAAAATACTCACAATATGCTCCCCAAAAGTCAGCCAGACAATCATCTATGTCTAGACCAATTCTAAATCTCTTCATGTAAAAATTTTAATTTTATTTTTTATAAAGCGTCTATATCAATAACATCGCCTACTTGAGCATTGGCTGCTTCAACGATATCGACAAACTCATTCCAATCTCCAGGATAATCTAAATCCCAGAGATTTACATAAGTTTCAATGATTTTGTCCTTAGCTTCTTGAAGGCTTCTGGCTGTAACTTTCTCAATCCAGACGCTATCAGATGTGCCGAAAGGAACTACGTATGTGTTCATTCACAAACATCATCAAAGGTTTCAACAATATCAATCATCTCTTCTGGAAGAACATCCCAGACTTGGTCAAAAATGGTTTGTGGCATTCTTTCATAATAAGCGTAAGCAATACTACCAGCCATAGCTGCAATAGTATCACTATCTCCACCCATAGAAATAGCTAGTTTTAAACAATCCTCATAGTCTTCAGATTCCAGAAATGCAAGTAAGGCAATTGGAACACTGCCTTGACAAGTAGAGTCAAAATGGTATCCTGGACGAATTTCATCTAAAGTCTTAGATGCATACTCTGGATAATACTTATTGAGAATATCTCTAACAGAATTTTTAGTCCGAAGTTTCTGTTTCATTACATATATTGCTAAAGCGATAGCTTGTGCGCCCTTTACTCCTTCTGGGTCATTATGAGAACATAAAGCAGAGTTCTTAGCAAGTTCCAAACATTCTTCTACACTATGTGCATAAAATCCGACAGGACTAACACGCATAGCAGAACCGTTTCCATAACTTCCATAAGGGACAGGATTATCAATCCATTTACGGAACATTCCACCATATCCTCTGTTGGGATATTTCTTACACATTTCTTGGATGCACTCTCCAAATTGCTCTGGAGTAGGATTTCCGTACTTCAGAATAGCATTTGCTACTCCAATAGTACATACAGTATCGTCTGTAAAACCATTACCTGTTCTTACTAAACGAACCACTTCATACAGTTTAGTTCTTCCGAACTTTGCTTCATAGGAGGAACCGCAGATATCACCTGCAATTGCTCCAAATAGTACATAGTCTATTATCATTGGTAGCTGACTGAGTTTTTAATAGTTATTTCTTCGTTATAAAAGTTGAATCCTTCTGGAGTTCCAAAACTTGCCATTGAAAATGACCTGTCTATTGCTCCTTCGTAGATTTCATCATCTTCAGCTTCTTTAGATACCTTGACAATCATTCCTTTAAAACCTCCACCTACTGGCTCTATTGCAAGAACGATATAGTCATAGCCATTGCTTGCGTATCTGAGAAGGCACGGATAAGGGAGTGTCTCAGACGTCATAGGAAACATGATTTTCTCTCTTTCTGTTTTAGGAGTATGCTTAATCATAATTCAATTATTTTAATTGGATTTAAGTTAAATGAACTTGGGGTTATTTGTACTTTATCTTTTGTAAGAATCACGTTCTTACTTAAAGATTCGGGTGGATAAAGATAAGTAGGAATCTTCGAGTTCTTCAAATACTTGCAAAAGTGTGCTCCAAATGCGACATTAGTTACGTTCTCCTCAAGAATTTTCTCTTCAAGATATTCAAATACTCCTTCGTCTAGTCCTTTTGAACTTCTACCAGAAGGCATTAACGGAAGAAGAACATGATACTTGATATCACTACCATAGCGTTTCCACTCTTTAATAAAATCATCAACAGAGTCTTTGGTAGAAATAATGTGATGGATATTCACATTGGTATCACCCATTGTAATTAAGTTGACAATAGCCATATCAGCATTCCTTTTTAATGCTTTATTGCCAAGACTTACTGCCACTCCACCAACAAAGTTCCGAGTATACTCAAGCAATTCTCTACTAGTTTTAATACTGGACAGTGTAATACCATTAGTAGTATAATTAGGAACTACTCCTGTATTATACACTGTTTCCAAGAACTTACAAAAGTCTGGATGAATGGTAGGCTCGCCAGTAGAACCAATAGCAATTTGAAATGGCTTATTTGTAAATACTGTCCCATTCTTTACTTTAGATTGATATGTATCCATCCACTTCTCCCATGTTTCACAAATATTAGGATAGTTAATTCCCTTTTGTGAAGCACTTACATAGCAGAAAGGACATTCTGCATTACACAATGTGTTAATTCCAACATCATAAAATTCAGCCATATCAGCAGGAAGTTCTTTAGCAACTCCACTACCAAGTCTGATTGTCTTAAGGTTGAACCACAGTGCATTGTAATTATATGCGGGGAATACTCTCTTCTTGGCACCCCAATGTTTAAAATCTTTCATCTTATTCTTTATTTAATTTCGTTCGTTTTCGGGAAGTTTATTCCATTCTGAATGTCCAACAAGTTCAACAATTCTCTTAGTCTCTGGGTCTATTCTGCAATAGCCAGTACAACCTATAACATTGAGATTGTTGATTATCCATTGAATTGTACCTCTTCTTGCGTCATCAATATCAATCCAGAGATGCTTTTCTAGTTCTTCAATCGACTCTTTAAACATAAGAGAGTATATTTCTTTAGTAAAGAACTCTCTTTTATTCTCTGGAATTTCATCGAACTTGTAACGATTGTATAAATCATCGAATGTTTGTATTTCCAATTCTCCACCCATTCCAGAAGAAGAGTCATACTTATTCATTTCCTCGTCGGGAAGTTTTTCCCATTCCTCCCAAGAACCTTTAAAGTAATTCTTGTCAGCAATTTCAGTAATAAGTTGCTTGAGCTCACTGATAGGCATTTCTGCCTTAACAGTGAACACTTCAGAGCTTGAATTTGTAATGATGTCTGATACAGACTGCAAATCTATTCCTATTCTCATACTATTATTGTATAATTGTCTTCACCAAATTTCTCCTTTAGAATCGCTCTAATTCCAGCTTCGTAGAATGTTTCAAAGTCCTCAATTCCATAAGGAACTTCAAGAGATATAGAATATTCGCCATCTTCGGCATATTCCCACACTCCGGGAGACATTTCATAATCATTTCCAGGAAATAGTTCTTGCATGACTTTATATATCTCATTATGAGTTTTTTCGTCTTTAGAATCTATCCTAAGAAATACTTCCGAGCTTGAATTAGTAATAATATCAGAGATTGATTGAACTTTAAATGTTATTTTAAGTTTCATAGTTTTTTAATGTCTTGATTCCCAGCAAATTGCATCACCTCTTGCATCTTCGAGAACTTCACAACAATCAGCAAAGTGGTCTTCGATTTCTACGAAGTAAATGTCATCAAATTTATCAATATGAGGCATTATGTATAAATCCACAAATGCATTCCAGTCTTCAGAGCTAAAACAATCATCGTCTAGTTCTTCAATATTGAGGAAGTTACAAATTAAGTCCTTTTCCCAATAATTGTTGCGAATCCACCCTTCACCAACTGCATCAATGCTAATACACCCATCTGATGGTATGCTATCATAATACTCTGCATCTTCTTGATGCATTAAGAATGTTTCAGAAGATGAGTTTGTGATAATATCGGAAATACTTTGTATTTTTGTTAAAAGTTTCATACTTTAATCTTTTTAAATCTACCACATTTTTTACACAAAAAAGTGATTTCTACCCAAGTAGGACGCTTGTCAGTCTCACTCCAGTATAGTTCACTCTCTTTTATTTGTTCCCATTCGTGGCAACATAGGAATTTCTTTTTAAACGCTTCTAATAAGTCTTTAAACATATTATCCACAACGATAGTCTGCACTGTATAGCTCTTCTAGTGCATTTAATGCACAAGCCGCAAGTTTTGCATCTTCATTGTCCAAACCTTCTTTCACGTTAACATAGAAAGTCTTAAGTGCAGGCATATAATCGTAACTATCATCATTTTCCTGTTTACAGAACTCATTATATGTCATAGCACCATTATCAATTGCAACTTTTTTGATTTCTTCATAGATAAAGTCTAGAGCTTTTCCATTCTCTCCTTCCCAATAAGGAAGTTTGTCGGAAGCCATATCATATATTTTGAGAAGAGCTTTCCCGTATTTGCCTGTATCTTCGTCTTCAATACAGCGTCTAATACAATTATGGCGATATTCGTCTTCCCATCTATCATCAAATTCTTCTTTATATACAAACAAGTCAGAAAAAGTTAACTCACTTTTTGCAGCCAAGAGTATGCTATTTACCACATCTTTAATAAGAGATTCAGCATTATCGGATAGAATTGTGAATGTCTCTGTGGAACTGTTTGTTATAAGGTCAATGACCGATTGAATTTCAATTTTCATTTTTATCCTAAATGATAACAGTTAATATTTAAATAATCTATTTCTATAACTCCATTACCTTCCCTCTTTAATACTGACCGCATCTTCAAGATTACTATCATCATTTAAAAGAGTCTGGAGATTTTTTATTTCTCGCTCATGGTAGTCTATTTCATCATATAAGTCCATAATTATATGGTTATGTTGTTCGATTTGATTTTCCAGAGCTTCTCTTTGTTCGTTTGTCATAATAATAAAAAAGGCGACTATTGTTTAGTCGCCTTAATTAGTTCATAGAAATATTCTTTTGTCATAATGACATACTCTCCAATGGAGCCCATATTGACTTCTTTATTTACTTGATAGTTATGAAATACTACAAGTGGTCTGTCTTTACGTGGGCAGCCTGGGATAATGTCTTGGTACGAGGGCTTATTCTTAGTACATTTACATTGTACATAGAACGGTAACGTGTTTGGAATTGTTTCTGCTATATCTATTTTATCAGCATCAAGGTTCTTAGATTCAGACCTAGAGGATTTTAATCCTTCAAATCCGAGTGCTGTCAGTTCCTTGATAATCTTTAACTCATAGTTGTTACCTTTTCTCTTAGCATACGCTCCTGTGTGTTTCTTCTTTGGTTTCTCTTGTTCTTCTGCCATAATAATTTACTCCTTCTTGGATTAATTCCAAGGTTTTTTTGTGTCCATACTTCTTGTGAAAATCTGAAATATCCTTAGCACCATAGCTACGAGGTATCATAAGACAGACCAAACCAGTTTCTTTTCTAATCTTTTTCATATTAGAAACCCCGGCTAGGTCATTGTCATATAACACACATATGTGCTCAAATCTACTTTTCAATTCATCAAAAAGAGTTTGCGGAATAAATAAATTCTCAGAGTTAGGCGCTATGGCAGGTATTCCACACGAATAAAAAGTCATTACGTCTTTCAGTGACTTAGTAATAACCAACACTTTGCCCTTTTTCGGAAGTTGGTCTAGTCCCTGTATCATTTTAGCAGACCAATTAGAAAGGAATCTATACGACTTGCGTTTAGGAAAATAAATTCTCCATAACTCTAGTCCATCCTTTTTACCTTTATAGTAACCATAAATGGGACTTTGTTCGTTGGAAGAAGCAAAATAATTTCCATTTAAAAAAATGGATTTACAAGAATATACCCTAAACTTTTTCAGTATAGGGGGTGTGATACCATAAGAAGCCCACCACTCAAGCTCCTTTTGAGAGAAATCTTGCATTTCAATTTGAATACTGGCTGGTCCAGTCTCCTCAAATTTCTCTGCACGTTCATTAATTTTGCCTTTGTTCTTTTTAAGATTTGGGGAAGATATTAGTCCAAAATCATTGGCTATGATTTTCAAGGCCTGATGATATGTACAACTAAATTTCCTCATTACAACGCTAATAAAATTTCCGTAGAAATCTCCCTTAAAGTCATTAAAGATAACATCTCCAGACTTATTCACATAAAATGAACAAGTCGGATGGTCATCAATTCTTAGAGGCGATTTAAATAATCCCTTCTTAACAGGAATACCCAAATAGTATTCCATATAAGTTTCTTGGGAGTATTTAGATAACAAATAGTCTTTTGTGATTGTAGGTTCAATCGTGAATTGCATATTAACATACTATTTTATTGAACCACAAAGATAACAGTTTTAAATCTCAATTCCAAATAACTCTTAATGAGATTAGTAAGAGCTAAGGGATATTAGCTTTTACTTCAAAGAGTTAAAGTCAATAGCATCGACAGATGCAGTATCAGAAGCTGCGTCAGCTGCACTATTCTTTTTCTCGATAGCATCAACGTCAGTCGGCTTCTTAGCCTTTAAATCTTCTTTTCTCTTTAAATCATATTCAGTAAAGAATAGATTTTCACCGATGAAGTTATCAGAAACGAATACTTCACCTTGTTTGTTAAGAGCCAAGAAATAAGGAAGACGAGGTACGAAATTTCCGTCTTTGTCTGTTGCCCCTATAAGTTTCAAGTTAGTCTCTGTACCAAATTTTGGTTTAAGAATATTGATGAAATTTTCACAAAGTTCACCGAACGTCTTAAATGGAATTCCCTTTAGTTTTTCGAACTCTTTCGGAGCTATCACAGTTCCTAATTGAGCAATAAAGGACATTGTTCTTTCAAAGTTGCTAGGGCTTTCAACTTCGTGTCCTTCTTTGTTTTGGCGAGTTGGTCTCTTGTCGTCTCCTTCTTTTGGGAAGAAGATGCTTTCTTCATAGTAACCGTCGTTGTTCTCAAATCTCACTTTCAAAATTTCATATACAGCATCAGGGTCTTTCTTTCCCTTTAATGTCTCTACCTTAACGTCTGCGAGCTTAACTCTGTGAATCTCATAAGGTTTCAATCTTGGTTTAGATGTTGATACTGCGGGTGCTGCTGAAAGGTTAAAATTTAATTCCATATTGTAGATTATTTTAATGTAAAGTCGAATTTTGTTATAGTATCTTCTTCTACTGAATCATCTTGTACCATATTTGCAAGTTGAATATCCAATGGAATATCTTCACTTGGCTCTTCATCTACTTCATTTACATCAATCTTATCATCTACTACTTCTGATTCCTCTGGCATACTGTCCCCTATAAGCATGAATAGTCCATCCTTATGTGCATGGGGTATAAGTGTAAATTGGGAACCATATTCACTAAGAGTTTCATTAGCCTTACCTCTACAACTTACAGTTAAAGAGTTAGTCAGCTTATTTCCTCCCTTAGTTCCAAATGCTTCATTAGAACCTATCACAGGCTTTAGAAGCTTGCCTTGCTTTTCGTACTTAATATCAATTCTATCATCAGGACTGACACCAAGTGCTTCTGCAGCGGCTTCATTCAATATATATTTATTATCTTCAAGAACAATTAAAGGTTCTTTACTATCTGGAAGGGAAGACTTAGACTTCTTTTTGGAAGTACTTTTGGTTTCAACCTTTTTCGCACCAGTTTCTCCTTCGTTCAAGATTTCGCGAGACACAGGAGTGTATTCCCCTGTCTCTGGGTCGAAATCGAACACAATCAGCATTTTAATCCTCACCATTATATTCCTTAATACGTTGAATTACCATGTTCAAATCATTATCTATCAATAGTTCATCAAACAATCCCATTGGAGACTTAGCAGTGCAAGTTCCGTCCGAGTTAGTCTTGAACATATAACGAGGTTTATTTTCTTCATCCTTCTCGATTGTAGTGAAAAGTACATAAGTGAACAAACCTTCTAGAGTAATAACTGAATCCAACATCTTACCAAGAGTTTTAATCTTTAGATATTGGTTAACTCTATCCCCAATATTCTCACTATGAGTAGATACTACAATATACAAATCATCACGAAGATTCATTGCATTTTTCAGCACTGAATAAGCATGTTGTGCCATTTCAGTAAACTTCTCATATCCCTTCTCTTTAGCTCTATCCATAGCTTCAAACGCCATGAAATACTGGAAGTCATCAATAATAACGTATTTAATCCACGCCATTTTGCTATTGATTAGTTTCAACATAGTTGCCACATTATCAACGCTAGTTGTTGTGTAGAAGTTACCCAACTCTTCTGGTGTTTTACCAGCTGTGTTTAAGTTACGATACTTCTTTTTTGCACCAGGAATACCCGGTCTTTTACCTGTTGTTGTGATGATAAAAGTTTCTTCTGGATTTAAATTTCTGATTGAAGTAGTCTTTCCAGAACCAGACTCTCCGCAAATACAAATCATTTCTGCCATTATAGTGTAATAGTTATTTGTAAAGGTTTATTTTCTTTGGCATCTATTTTCTTTGGCTGAATCTCTTCATACTTTTCCTTTACATAGTCGGAAGTTAAATACTTCCCGTAATCATAGATTTCGTCAGATTTTGGCAACTCTTTCCAGAGTCCGCACTTTCCATAGAAAGCAGTTCCTACCTCTATATCCGACTCGCCATAACGATTCTTTAGAACAGTTATGCTTCTAAATCTAGATTGTAATGTTTTTATGTCGTAACCCTTATATTTATTCAGTCTTTCTCTGAACGGATTGAATATAGAAATAATGATTTCACTATCCTGAGCTGGAGAACCACTATCCTTTATATCTGAGATTTGCATATTATCAAATCCGGCTTTCTTTCTGTCCATTGAAGTAGAATCTCTATTCGCCTGCATAATAACTAGCGGACTAATTCCACATCTATTTCTCAAAGTCACTAAGTAAGATGAAATTAAATCCATTTCTTCCTTTAGACTTCTTCCCTGAGATTTACGAACAAGACTCAAGTGGTCTATTACTACTAAATGAATCAGGTCTTCGTTATCTGGTTCATAAATAGTTCTAGTTTCAGTCTCAATAAATTTACCTCTTCCTTCCAGTTCTTTCATTAGGGATGAATACAGAATCTCTGCATTTAAAGCCTTATCATGAACTGTAATAACCTTTTCTACATCATGTAGCCAAGGTAAAGAGTTAAGAACAAGTTGATAGTTTTCCTCACTTAAGGTATATCCCTTCTCTTTAGAAAGTAATTCTTTAGTAGACAATTCAACTCCATATTCCTCGAATATGTGCATACATAACAATTTGGCAAATAGCAATTCACTACTCATTTCCAAACTATAATATGTAACTTTGAATTTATCATCATGTAAGTGTTCAACCAGTGGTCTATAAATGTAAGAATACAAAGCCAATGAAGTCTTACCAGAACCAGTTCCACTAAATAACAGAGTATAAGTTCCCTTAGTTACTCCATCTATAATACTTTCCAACTTGGGCATACCCATACTTAATCCCCAGTTCTTTCCACTTCTTCCTAATGTGATTTGATGTACTAACGAATTTGTTATCATAGAGACCTAATTGCAGAAAAGTTCACACCATCATAATCTCCACTCATTAATATTTCTATATCCTTCCATTTCTGGGATATTACAAATTCACAAATACCAAAATTAATAAAGTTAGTATTTTCTAATGCCCAGTTCAAACACTCCAAAATGTGTTCATGTTCAGCTGGGTTGTGTCTTATGGATTTACCATAAAACCGGAAGAAATCTTCAAGACTGTCAAATTTCTTAGCAATATTACGTAATCCATAGGTCACCCCATTGATGTTCGTAAATGCTGGATAAGCTTCAAATAATTCCTTACCCATATCAAAAGAAGCTCTATAAAAAGTCTTTAAGAAGTTTACGGCAAAATCGACTTGTTCAGGATAAAACTGTTCTCCTTTATTAGGAATCTTATAAGACTTCAATATTATACCTTTATTTTGTAAAGAGATTAAAGTACTTCTTAAATCTCCTCTCATTTCTTCTGGTATTGCTAAGAATCTAAAAACGTATTCAGGGTTATATTCTTCTTTCGCAAGAAGTAAAATTCTAATTGTAAATAGCTCATTTGGAGAAATTTGATACTTCTCTAAAATTGCCAGCTCATTGTCTATTGTTAAACTTAATTTATCCAAACAGTTAAAAATTAAATAAGTAATTTATTAATCTCTAACTGTAATCACTTTAATCTCCTTTCAGAGCGTTATCAATTACATACGGTTCTAAGAACTCCTTTAACAGCTCGTCTACCCTATGGTCTATAGCTGCTACACTATAAAGTTGGTCGTCGACGGTAAAAAAGTCCATGTTTTCTGTTGCGTCTAGGATTCTAGCTAACAACAGTAATTCTACTTGTCTTTCTAATATCATTTTGAATTGGATTACAAAGATAATAAAAATATTTGACATTTCCAAACTCAAGTGAGATTTAGGCAAATTTAACCTAAATCACTTGGTCGGTCCTGTCCATGTTTTGAGGAAGGATTCGAGATTTCTTTGACACTCGGCTGGGTCTGCGTAGGTATGTTTACTATCCCAGCATTGATACCCACACTCTACTGCCCAGGTCCATCCCCAAAGCTCCTCAACCTTATCATAGTCATAATACATAGCTATGTCATAGCTCTTTCCTGCTTCTTCTATTGTCATATTAATATCTAAACATAAAAGTCATTGGTTTCTTCTTTATCTCTTCAAAAGGTTCTCTTTTCAATACGTGCATTAATTGTTCTTCGTCTAAAGTTACATACTTTTTATTGGCATGTGACTTATTAAACCACTCTTCTTCAACAGTTCCTCTTACTACAAAAGTAAATATTTCTGCACGCTTGTTCGGGGCAAACCTAACTACTCTTCCAGTTCTTTGTATCATTTTGGTAGGACTCGAATCCATTCCTAGAATTATAGCTACAGATAATCCAGAAACATCCATTCCCTCATCTGCTTTTTTAACGGTATTTAATACCCCAGTATCCATTTTACTGAACTCTTCAAGAGTTATTCTGCTTTTCTTTTTTGAATCTTTTCCAGTATAAACAGACCCTCGTTTTATTTTTTCTGCAATTTTAGTAGTCGCAGAAAATGTGACTATTTTACAATCCTGCCTGTAATCACAAATTAATTGAGTAAGTCTGATTTTATCTGGGTGATTATAAATGAATTGTTTTCTTTGCTGCATAGTTCTTGCAAAACCAACAGCATGAAATGTGATATCCTTTAGAATTTCAGACTTTATTTTCCCATCCTTTATCTTGTCTCTTTCACATATAAAGTCTCTATAAGCCATTCTATATTTATAACCCTCCTTACCAATCATTTGCATGGCTAAAGAGAAGTTATAATCAAAGTAAGAGAAGTGTTCAGTAAACTCTCTATTATATTTCTGGTACTCGGAGATGTCTGCATCAATATACACTTTATATTCAACATAATCAGAAACCCATCCATTCTGAAGAGCTTCTTCAAGAGAAATAGTATCAATAATTGGACAATATTTCTCAATAATTTTATGTCTTCCATCAAGTCTCTCAAGTGTTGCGGTTAGACCAAGTATCATTCGATATTTTACCTTTTCAAATACTTCGCTAAATGTATCAGCCCCCATTCTATGAATTTCATCAATAATGAGAATATCACAAGTCCATTCATGCTTTACGACTGTGTTGATTACCACAACCTCTGCGTTCATGAAAATTCCGTGTTTAGTAAGGTTCATAATCCATTGTTCTTTAAGCAAATCAGTTGGGACTACAACCAATATTCTAAACTGTGGATATTTAGCCAATACACTTTTTGCACATTTGATTGCAGTATAGGTCTTACCTACACCAGTACCATATTCTAAAGTTCCTCTACATTTATTATCAATCCATTTAATTCTACCTTCTTCCTGTCTTTCATCACGAGTTGGCGGTGTAAATAAATCCAAAATTAGATTATAGATGCTAATATTACATAATTATCTACAGGAATAGTAGAAAGTTTCCCCAAAATTAATGAAACTTTAAAGAGAAACAACTCAATTTTAGAGAGTGTATCCATGATATTCAGCAACCTTTTCGATTTGCTCCATTCTAGTTTCCCACTGCTCGATATGATACTTCACTTCTTCTTCAAGTAAGAACAATACTTTATCTCTCAAAGTAGTCAGTTGTTCGGTAGTTAAATCGAAATACTTCTTACTCTTCAAGTTAATCATTGCTCTCAATTGTCCATATGTCAATCCTCTCGAATTTACATATAGTTTAGCAGTAGATTTTAAATTGAGACGTTCCCTTACTACTTCTAATCTGTCTCTGATATTACCGTTCTCGTCCTTTTCAGTCAAGTCTTTCATTTCCTGTGGAGTGAACCATAATCCCTGTTTCAGAATAAAGGTAAGGGTTATATGTTGTTTGTTAAATTTACCTAGTGCATCTAGGCATCCATCCAATACTAGCTCGATAGGTATGCTTGCAAATTCCAACGGGATTCCGTTTGTAAGGGTAGAGATAGGATATTCTTTTAGTTTATCCTTAGTAAGTTGTTCCTTGTTGGCTTCAATGACTTTACTCAAATCATTTCTATACAAGAATCTCGGATAACGCTTTCTGTCTTCTGTTTCTTTCTCAAGATAACGAAGATAAAGCTCAGTGTTACATTTGTCTCTCTGTTCCTTAATAATATCTAACAATACATATCTTCCCGGATGTGCTTTGTCAGTGTTATATAACATAGATTTACAGTGTTGATAAAAACTTCTCAACTGTTCTTCTGTACAGTCAACCAGACGATATTCTGATTGAACTTTTTCTCCACCAAACTCTTCTTTAGCACCTTTCCAAATGAAAGATTTAATATTATTATCCTTTGCTGCAAGCGCTTCTTCTAGCTTTTCTTTAACTATCATAACTTTTATAAACTTTTACTATTCTTAATTTTTCATCATCTCTTTGTTTTAAAAGTTATCTATTGTGTTCTTAGCCGTTACATATACATAACATACTCTTTCTTTTCTTCTGGTTTAGGTATAAACTTAATAAATTGTATGTTATTATAATTATAGGGAATCATTTTACTCCCATCGAACCATGTATCAATTCCGGCTCTAATCTCTTTATACTCTAGAAAGCCTACTTCTCCTAGACGTAGTGAGCGGTGTTCCCAATTCGGGAACTGCACACACATAAGATACTCTTTACTTTCTAAATCCTGAAATACATACGTGACATATTGCTCGGGGTCAGTACTACTCGCAACCAGTTTCGCAAGTATTGTTATCATCCTCTATGATGTAGTCACGAATAAGGTCTTCCTTATCTGTTTCCGTGTCTTCATCTGTGGGGATTGCACAATACTCAATCCAGTCTTCCATGTAGCTATCAAACACCTCATTGGCATATGCTACCAATTCCGGGTCTTCATCGTCTCTATCCCAACCAAGTTCTCTATGAGCTTCTTCCATTGCATCAGCATAGGTACCTAAGCCATTAGCTCCCTCGTAGGAATCATATTCCTCACAAGCTGCTGCCCATGCTTCATGTTCTGCATCTTCATGAGATTCAAATAGGCCCGTATACTGATACTTTTTACCACCAAAGCCCCCGCCGAGTCCGGCGTATATGTTATATTCTTTCATTTTACTTCTGTCAATTTCTTTTACTGCCATAATACATTATATTCAGGAATTTCAATTCCAAGTTCCGTACACTTGTTATATTGAGCTTGCGAGATTCTACCTCTATAACCTGGCACTCCATTCATTACACGAATCCAGCCAGCCGCTTCCATTTCTGACACCGTTTTCTTGAAGTAATAATAGGCAAGGTCATCATGTTGCATCCATTCACAAGGATATGTATGCCCTTCTCTATCAATCCACCCATTATTTTTCCACTCCTTACCGCGAGGGTCAAGATAAGTATTTCTGTAATCGAGGTCCTCAAAATCATCGGCTTCTGCTTCCTCAAGTACTTCAAAACAACTTACTGGACACCTGCCGTAGCTTCCTGTGTAACACAAGACGTCTACTCCATCACGGTAATCCTCAATGTCTTCATCCCGTATTTGTCTCCAACCGGCTTGAGTATGAGGAAATCCGGTTTCTACTATTTTTATAAACAAGCCCATATAAGAATCAGCGTTATATAATACAAATACGTTTTCATTTCTTAAATAACCAATATAGAATTTTATTTTCTTCCCAACCCTTCCATTCAAATTCTATGAAGCTTATTCCTGTAAGTAAAACTACCATAAAAGCTACATTGAGGATTGGGATTAAGCAAACGGCATAAAGTGCTATTTTTACAGCATTGGGAACTTTTATTTTCTTCCCAGTTATATCACTATAAGCATAGTTATTTGCCATTTTTATCCACCACGTTACTAACAAGATGGATATAATTATCGCTATTAAAAACATCATTTTATTTTTCTTTATAATCTACACAACCATACTTCGCAAAGTCACAAATCTTCTTTTCGATTCCTATAAAACAAGGATATTTTACACACTCTTTACAAGTTCGAGCCGGATATTTGTATTTAACTCCGTCCTTATCCTTATCTATTGCCTGCTTTTTTGCCATTAGTTTTTGGTTTATAATTCTCACAGAAATTTACAGCGGCATCTAATGCTTCGCTATATTTCAAATATCCAGCTCTCGGCAATCCATTATTGGAATCTGCCCAATGAGCTGTTGTGACATTACCTACATAAACTCCAGCAGTCCACAACCATTGACCTTTATTTTGTTGTGGAAATATGCAGATTCGGAATCCTTTTGCTTCCCATTGTTCGATTGTTTCAATCATCGGCTAACCACGCTAAGAATATTGCCCAAGCTATACATGTAAGAGCCATAGCTATTACATTGCTTACTAAGGATGATATTACAGCAGCTCCGAGAATTAAACCAATCCAGTACCTTATGTCTTTCATTTTATAAATAACACAGCAAAAAGTCCAGCAGCGACAGTAAATCCACCTATTGATAGATTTCTCCACTTCTTTATCCTTTTCTCTTTCTTAGTCAATTGTAAATTGAGTGAACTAATAACTTGGTCGTTCAAGTCAGCCTGTAACATACACCTATTTAACTGGGATAATCTCAAAGAATCAGCAACAGCTAAATTCTTATTAATGGTCTCCAATCCATTTACTTGCTGAATAAGCAAGTCTACTTCTTTAGAGAGTTTTCTATGCTCTAAAAAGATTAGATTAGTGTGCTTCAACTGTTGAGGAGTTATCACCACCAAAGAATCTTCCGTAACTTTCGGATAGGTAGTCTGAGAAAAACTTGACATCGTCCCCAAGAGGCTGATTAGTAATATCAATATAATCTGCTTCATATTTTTCACGAATTTTAATTATTTTTACTTTAGTAGTATCAACAGCATTACGTAAACTATCGTTAATTTTATTGATACTACTGATGTGATTATTTAAAGAGTCGATGTCTCGCACCAACTCTTTATAATCCTCACTGGGAGATGTCGGAAGGTTTTTTCTGTAGACCCTATCCATAATAGTCATTGTGCCTGCTATGCAGATTAATGCTATTAATAGATAAAGTGCCCAGTTACCTCTCATTACAACTCTCCTCTTCTTTGCAATTCGGCATCATATTGCAGACACTCGCTAAGGATTTCGAGTTCCCAATCCGGAGCAGTCAGCAGATAATCATGAACTTCCTTCATTCTTGGGCTCAGACTTTGACGCTTTTCTTCAAGTTCAAGTTCGAAGAAATATCTTTCTGCATCAGCTTTATAAGCTGCAAGATACTTACCCGGATTCTTTTCAAAGAACTCTGCTTCCTGTTCAAGAACAGCCTGTACCATAGTAGAATTGATAACACCACAAGTGTCAGCGCGAAGGATAGTGAATGGGTTTTCTTTTGCCTTTCTTTCAGCTTCGGTTATACCAATTCCACGAACATATTCATCACCATCACGTCTTACTGCAATACCCAGGCGAAGTTGTTTTACTTCTGTATCGCTTGCGTTATCGTCACCTTCCTCAATCGGGCAACTAAGTGCACAGATTGTATACTCACGTTCGTCACCTTTATAATCAATAAAAGTTCCTTCAATAAATTCAGCTACTTTTTTCATTTTGTTTATTTTTTAATGTTTATTAATCGTCATTTGGGTTTCTTCCCGGATAATCCAGATAGAAACTCAGGATAGTATCCTGTTTAGTTTGCCAGTCAGTGTCCTCATTTGCCATTTCAGCAATAGTACGACTGATTGACTCTTCTTCGATTTGTTCCAGAACAAGTTTACCATGTTCATCATCGTTGCCTTTCAACCATGCTTCTGTAGCCCAATCACCTTCCTGTATAGCCTGCTTTACAATCTTATTAATTGATTCTGTAGTTTCGATTTCTCTGTCTACAGTAGCTTCGAATGGATAGGCTCTATTAGGAATATCTACATTTATAGCTTCAATTCTTGGATACTGAAATTCGGCATCATTATAGTTTAGATACCAAAGAATCCAGTTGTGATGATTATCTTCTTCATCAGCTCTTAGAATAAAGTATTCTTCAAGCTTCGGAAGTCCTTGACAACTAAAATAGTTGGCAAATGTTCTGTAAAGGTTGTGATTGCTCAATTCTGCACCGAGTTGTTTTACCAACATTTCAATCATTGCATGACTAAGAGTACATACTCTTCTGCTCTTGTCGATTGTTTGCTCGGTCTTTGCCATTGTAGGAGCAACACTATCGTTTTTTACGACTGGTCTTTCGCTTTCCTTTTTCTCCATTTTTATCGTATAATTTAAATCCATTACTCTCAATATATGACATAGGAGCGCCAACCCATGCAACACATTTCATATAAGTACATGTCTTGGTCTTTACGGTTTCACACTCCTTAAACTTGCCAATTGGTTTATCAGTTGAGTAGTGTTGAGAGCCTACACATTCAGCTCTATCCTTGAAGATTCTATAAAGATTCACTTCGTAGATAAAGCTGTCTGTCACTACTACTTTAACGTCCCCAGAATGGTAGACTGGTTCCGGTGTAGGTTTTGCCATTCCATGAATAGTTTACAAGGTTGTCTTTGTACTTTGCCAAGATTTTTGGAATATCACTTTGTCCACATTTAATGGATAAAGTGGTCTTTCCACCTTTCGGAACCTTGTGTAACCTTACTATGAGCTTGTCATAGAACGGAATACTCTTTTTCTTTCCTGCCCATCGGGTAAGAAACTCGGTCTTGTCACGAGCCCGCTCACGCTTCAGGATGAATTTTTCGGAAGGAGTCTTAGTCCAAACCGAAGGGTCTCTCGGCACAAGTGGTGGAACACGTAATCCCAACGCCACCATTTCTGCGTCGTTATATACATCAACTCTTAATTCTTCGTCACTCTGTTGTACTCTTTTTGGTTTTTCAATCTTTTTCATGATTATAATTATTTATTGATTTGAATTACTGATACTCCACCCTTATAGCCATTACTGACTATAATAAATTCATAACCTTTATAGGTAAAGGTATGTACAGTGCCGTCGTTTTTGAAGCTAGAACCGAATGTTCCTATACGATTAACAACTACACCATTATAACTCCTGTTTTCAGCCGGAGTTCCACTGCAACCTACCATAAGAGCTACTCCCAAGGCAAGCCCAAGTAATAATTTTTTCAAATTTTCCTGAATAGAATTTTAAAAACTATGCTATACTTAGCCAATGTAGTCCAATCATCACCAGACATATCCGCGACGGCTCGTATAACTAGAACTAAAAACACTAAATTAACAATAGGACAAAGTGCTAAGACTATTCCAATAATGGCATGGATTAACAGCACATCATCCTCTTCCTCTTCCTTCGCTATTTTATAGGTCGCTTGTAATAAGTCTACCCATAATAAAACGGGAAGTATATAAAAGAATATAATTACCCAAATCATATAGAACGCACTGTTTTACAAATGTTGCACTTATAGATTTTGTTCTCATAATCACATAAGGAGTGATTTGTCTGACCTTGACAACGGGCACAGAAGAGATTCTTCACTGGAGTGTACACTTCCTTCTTTTTTGTTTCTTTTTTGGATTGCTTTTTCATATTTATCAAATGCTTTAACTACCATACGTTCTACAGTGGGATTGTTTTTTCTTTTATAAAAGTCATTCCACCTTCCTGTTTTATAAATCCAGTTAATGTCTTCGGAGTTTACATAACTTATTAAAATTACTTCACTTCCCCAACTCGATTCATAGTTGACCAATTCCCCACCTACCATTAAGGTAAAATGGTTGCAATTAACCAAACTATTTCCGTCAACATAAGATTGTCTACTCTTAAGAGCTCTCCTTGCTTTTAGTCGATTGGTTTTACAGAATTTCTTTGAGAAAGTCCAATCCTCTATTGCAAGTTTATACTTTATCTTACGTTTATCAAGTTCACGGGCCACTAAATAAGCAAAATAACAGCAACCTCCAGAATTTATGTTAAATTTTTCTTCACAAGTAGCTGCCACTGCATTTATAGTCTCAATTAATTCGGTATACATATTTTTTCTATTTCCTTCTGAATCTGTTTATAGTCTTCCAAATACTTTTTTAAAGATATGGCACCATCTCCATGTTTGGACTGTATCCTATAGCTGATAATTCGTTTTATAGCAGCATCTAGAGGCAATCCATACCCAACAATTTTAAATTCCTCTCTTGGTTCTCCACCTTTGGGCCTTACAATATGTAAAAGCTCAAGGTCGAACATTGGAGAAGATTCATTTACTGGGGTTAACTTAAAGTCTTTTTCTTTAATCGTCATTTATTATTTCATCAATTACAATGCTTTGTGAGACATAGTTTGGAGCTCCTCCCATATCTTCTCCCTGATAATAGTAACTTCCTTTAGGAATATGACAACGTACCATTACTACTTCGTCGTTTTCTTCGCGGATAGTACTAAAATCCTCGTGACAGTCACAGGAATGAATAAAACTGTGGAATCCTCCATGGTCTATCACGTTAAAGTAAATTCCTCCAACTGCAATATTCGAGAAATCTTCTTCCGTAGTATAACACTTACCTATTTCATAAGGAAATTTCAAGAAATAAGAGGTTAATTGTCCTTCCTTGAAATTTAGAAACTTGTAACAAGGGACATCGTGTTCCGCAAGTGTGGGCTTAAGAGCAGATGTTCCAGAGACAGGAATATACAGACACATAGCTAAACCTCCTCTACTTTATAGATAGAATTTTTAGTATATACCAAGTTATCCTCCATTTTCAATACTTCGGAAGTGTGGAAGTAATCCAGTATTCCTCTATCTCCACTCATTTCCAACATCCAGCCAACCTTTACTCCTAAAAGCCTTCCTTCCATTGTATAGCCTTCTTCGATACCGTTAGGATGCCCGTCTTTATATCTAACGGATTCCAGTTTGGTTAATCGAACTTTCTTTCCAATTAATTCTTCTACTTTACTCATTTGTGTTTTCTTTTTTAATCCAATTACAGGTTTAGAACTCGGCACAAATAGTTCCATAATTAAAACGGATAAATTAAACCTTGATTAACAAATTGTGTCATTAACATATCCTCTGTCAGTCTAGGTTCAAATTCTACTCTATTATCCAGAATGGCATTGAACTCTGCTGCTAAAGCCTTTACATTCAGAACTTTACATAAGTTCGGATTCTTGACAGCACCAGTGATTGCCTTTACCTCTATGGTGTTATTACTATAATGATATTTAATCCTAACTTTAATGACATCAGAAAGGATTTTATACTTTAGTACGGCATGTACATACTGCCCATCCTTTGTGTCAGGAAGTAGGATGAACTTCTTAATTTTCTTTTTAGTCATGAATTAAGTCAAAAAAATAAGCCCCACCCACATAGCTAAGTGTATATGGATAGGGCTTTTAAGATTAGTTTTAGATATTATACTGCTTATTTAGATTTGTTCAGTTTGTCGGCGATATCCATTACCATCTTCAAACCTACTGCATCCATTGCATTACCTCCATTGCTGCCACCCATCATGACATCAGGAACCCACTTAACCTCTGATTTAGACAATGCTTCTGCTACACCAACAGTTGTCTTATAGTCCCATTCAGCTTTCTCCTGTGGAGTCAAACCTGCTTGAACTTTAAGTTTATTAGCTTCTGCTTCTGCTCTACCTTCAGCGATAATTTTCTTAGCTTTCTCATTAGCTTCTTTAGCTTGCAACTCAGCCACTTCAAATGCTTGTTGTGCTTTAGTTACTTCTACAGCCTTAACTTTTTCCTGTTCCCATTTAGCCTGTGCTGCGGATGCTTTACCTTCTTCTTCAATCTGAATTGTTTTCTGAACAGCTTCCAACGCTTTAGCCTTTGCAGTTACAATAGACATATCTGCTTCTCTTTGTTTAGAAATTTGAGCTAAAGTTGCTGATTCATATTCCAAATCGTTGATTGATAATTGAGAAACTTTCAAACCATAGAAAGCAAACGGAGATTCTTCCTGTCTTTTCACACCATTAGGAGCAAGACTATCCGAAATTGCTTCTGCTACTTTCTGTAATTGTTTTTCACCAGTAAGAGGATTGATAGTTTCTACTGTCTTAACACGAGTCTTATAAACACCATAATTCAACTGGTCTGTAATAAGTGCAATTAAGTCAGTTCTTTTCTCACTTACTGATTCCAATGAAGACATAAGAGGGCCACATGATATAACTACTTTACCAAGAGTCGGTTTAACTAAGTCTTTAATAAGTCTCTCCTGTGAACCATAGTGAGTTTGAATACGTTCAAGATACTTTTGCTCTAACGGCATTTCTACTCGAACTGAACCCAATACGAAACCTTTACCCTTATCATTGTAAGTAATAGCCATTGCCGGATTTTCCATACTTACATCCACAGATACGTTACCTTCTTGGTCTTTCTTTACTTCATTGAACCAAATCTGACTGGTTTTGTCATAAACGGATACGTTACCGAACTTCTGCCACTGAAAACCACCATTGGTCCAATATTCATACGTACCGGAGATAGGAATTTGATTGATACCAATCTTACTCTTATCCATATCCTCCATCAACATGGGGAAACAAGCAATTAACACTACGGCAAAGATGCCAACAATAATACCTAAAAGTTTAAATCTTTTCATTGTTTTTAAATATTTAAAAATTATACAATCTTATTTATAGCTCTCTGGATTTGCTATCCAGTAATAGAATGGAATAATACACCTTACAAGTGTAATTTTCCTGTTAGTTAATTTGAACGCACCGAGCAAGTGGAACACTAACATACCGTAATATATTGCCAATAGCAACATAATTACGAAAACCATGACTTTAAATGCTATCACTATTTTTTACTTAGAGTTTCAACAATCCAATTACCAAAATCATCCTGAATCTTTGCAGCTTTATCTGCGGAAAGATTTAATCCTCCTGTGCCAATCAGGTAACCCCAACCACGAATCAGCATGATTTTATACCACTTATCATCCTTTTGAATTAAGATGTAACCATCTTCATGTTTCAAGGGATGTTCAATACTCTGGCTGTCATCACCGTTAAGAATATTAATTATTTTCTTCTGTGATTCTTCTGCCACGTGCAACACATCTTCATCTCCGTTTTTGTATCTACGAAGAAAGTCAAATGCCATGTGCCCATTTGCATGAAACACTTTATCCGTACCTTCATGTTTCTCTAAAGGTAGCTTATATACTTTTTTAAAATCCATATAAAACAAATTTAGCCGACTTTCGGCCGGCTAATATTAAAGTTATCAAATGCTTGTTCGATTGACTTTTTAAGTGCTTCCTCATACGTTGCAAATCCGAACGGAGAAAATACTCTATCAAAGTGAGGTTTCCCTGCTGTGGATTTTTCATCATTAAGGATAAAAGTTTCAGCTGTGAAATATCCAGTATCTCGGCGAAGTCCAACTAAAGCCTTGATGTTGTATTTAAGTAACTCCTGTTGAAACTTAGTAAGTCCATTAAAAGCTACAGATTTCTTATTGGCTTCGAATAAGTCTTTAAGTACTTCAAACCGTCTCTGTGTGTCCATAAAAATCAATTAATTTATTAAACGCATCAATTCTGGCTTTTCTTCCAGCTTCTGTACCAGTCTCCCACCAAAACTCATTAGAGTTACGATTCTTGGGAGCATTAAGAAAATTCCGATTGAATTCCGGAATGAGCTCCCTGATGTCACTCGAAGTGTAATCAGATATTCCATACTCTCTGTTACTAAGAGCTAAGCCAACACAGTGACACATTCCCATATATTCTGGGTGTGTTTCATATAACTGTTTAGCTTTACATAATACTTCTACTATATTCATGTTAATTATTTAGATGTTAAATGATAAGCACCACATTCACTGCAATAGTAGTATCGCTTTTCGTTACGAGAAGAATTGTAGTTTCCAACTCTTCTACATTGGGATAACGCAAACATTGCTCCCAATTTATCATGTTTCTTTTTCTTGCACATTGTTTAAGAGTTTTGCTTCATTTAAAGCATATTCAAGTTTAGATTGACTGGCATGTGGGCTTGTTGCAGTCCAACCATTGTCAGTCTCTTGTCCCATAACATCACCGTAGAAGTAATATGCGTTAGTCGCTTCATTGTAAAGTTTTCTCGCAGTTTTTTCATCAGGAGCTTCTACTATTAAATAAGGGTTACCAAACCTTGGTTCAGGGTCTTCCATAAGACCTCCCAGCAATAATCCTACTAAATATTTCATATCTAATCTTTTAATTGTTAATAAGTACCCCGTGCTGGATTCAAACCAGCGACCCGCACATTAGAAGTGTGCTGCTCTATTCACTGAGCTAACGGGGCAAGTGTAGGTATTTATCTCGTTACACCTACGGGTCCGGCAATCCTGTCTTATATACCGCGTGAGCTAGCGGTCTAATGCCCAGTACAAAGACCTTAATCTATGTGTGGGACTTTTGTCCATTTTAAAGTGCATTACGGCAGGATATACCTACCAAGTGCACTGGTACTCCTAACAGCACTCCTATGGAATTACCCAATGGTCTGTCACCTATTCTAATAGAGATAAGGGTCGAAATACATCTTTCTTACTTATCAGTTTTAAGGTTCAAGGGCTCTGGTTTGAGTACTTTAATATAGCCCTTTATTATTTGGAGAGCAGCCGTTCTCTCCATGTCCGGTTCGTGCTCTACAGAGCATACAAGGTTTCGATATTATCGCAGAGGCCGGCTTCCCTTACTCCGAACGGCTTTCTTGTAATTCATCCCACGGAATATACCAATAAGTTTCAAATTCTTCATCAGACAAGATTACATCAGAATCTTCAAATCCAGTCCAACCCATACTACTTCTAAATCCTACGATACAGTCATTTTCACGACTTTCGGAGTTATATCCTACTAAGACAGCTTCCTGACCTTCAACAATAAAGGTTTCTCCAATGCATTCCTTTATTTCAGTAGGAATGTGTTCTTCATACAGGCTTTCTGGAATCATATAGCAGGGATGCCCATCAACTGCATAGCAGGAAATGCATTCTCCCCATCTCTCGTGTTCCATAAAGTCTATAACTTCAGGAAACCCAACCATTATATATTTTTCCATACTATCTTCCTTTTACAGAACCGGGTTTCTTGTTTGCTGCTTGGTAATCTTTACCTTGTTTATCCCACCAATCTTGGCGAGCCTTTAAATACGCTAGTCTTTTTCTATATTTCATATTTAATAAATTTAATTAATCCCACCAACTTCCCATTCTGTATGTTCTAATATAATAATTATTTTCGAACCTACAAACTTCGAGTTAGAAATCTTATAAACACTAATAATGTGATTAAATTATCCTACTGTTGTTGTCTCGGAGGAGTACGATTCCCCAATTTCAGGACCAAAACCTGACGTGTTGCCAATTACACCACGAGACAGCGATAAGATTAGTGACTACCACTACACTATAGCCCAATAATCAGATGACTTTTCTACATATTTTACCTCTAAGTAGTAGAGGGTTCTACTTATCCTAACTCTAGTATTTGTTGTTACATTGCTGTAAGTCATCTTTGTTGTTTATTTTAGCTAAATGGAATCTGATACTATTTCCAAAGTAACATATTCTTTATTCATGTCATAAGTTGTTGACTTGCATCTACCGCTATTTTATCAGCCCTAGCATTAAATTCATCTTCATAATGTCCTTTTACCCATTCAATATGAAGATTTCCTATAAGACTTCGCTTTTCTTTAACAATATTATCAAGTTCTTGTAAAACATCTAAATTTGTATTTCTCTTATACTTTATACTTCCAATCCGAGAAGTTCCTATTGCATACATAGAGTCACTAATAATAGTCACATCTTCTATATAAGCTGTTATACACTTAAATGCAATAATGATAGCTTTAAGCTCCATTCTGTTGTTAGTTGTATTTTTATAGCCTTTAGATACTTCTGCAATCTTAGTAAGTTTACCATCTACTTCTTTTACAAATACTACTCCTACACCACCTTGGTTAAGAGCACTACTGTATGCACCGTCAGTATAAATTCTATATTTCAAGTTTCGGTTTTTCTACCTGCTTACTTACTAAGAGATAAGAATCTCTTCCCAAGCAAGTTGCAATCCTTAATAAATCATCGTCACTTTCAACAACAATTTTATTTAAGATGAAGGTGTCCATTTCAGAAGGAACTACCATTCTGCCTTTAAGCTCAACAAACTTCTGTTTCCAGAATACTAATTGAGGTTTATAACGTCTAACATTCCATTTTATTGGAGTAAGCTGTTCATCAGGGTTACCTGCCTTGAATCCATCTGCTTCCATCTCTTTACAGACTTCTTCAATAAAGAATCCAAAGTAATAAGCTCTAGCTACATCACCTTTAATGAATCCTTCGTAGTAATCATCATTGGCGTACATTTCCTCCATGAAACGTTGTCTCCATTTATCGCTCTTTTCTAATGTAATCATCTTGATGTAAATTTAAGTTTTACAAGTGGAGGGTGTCAGATTCGAACTGACGGACCCCGAAGGGCCGGCACGTTAGCAGTGTGCTGGTTTAAACCACTCACCCAACCCTCCTTACCATTAACCCAATAAGTCGGTTAACTTATTAAGTGTTTGTTCGTTTTTGTTGGCTACTTCTTCAAGAGCTTGTTTCTCCGCCAAAGCAGCGTCAGCTTCTTGTTGTTTGATTGCAGCTTGTTCTCTAGCTTTAGTAATTACTCCAGACAAGCCGGAAACAGTGTTCTTAAATACTTTCAATAAGTTGTCAGCAGATGATGCTAAATCGGCAGCAGTACTAGCCTTCTTTGAAATTAATGCCATAATCTTTATAAATTTAATTGTTAATATTAAGCGTATCCGAGGTCAGATTCGAACTGACACGAGCTTTGCTCATTGGTTCCTAAGACCAACGCGGCTACCATTTCGCCACTCGGACAAGTAGCAAGGAGTCTATAGTGGGCTGCAGGACGTCTAAATCCACAGCGAACTAAAACAATGGAAGATTTCGGGAGACTCCTTGCGAATATTTTAGTTGTGGGCTCTTAATAGCTCCCCATATTTGTAGTGATTACAATACCTATGTAAGTAGGCAATGTAGATGTACTTATCCTTTATTAAGTCATAGTGCTTTTGTTGAAAACGAAGAACAGAATCTCTGTCTCCATTTAAAAATTCAACATGATACTCTGCAACTGAAGGATGCACAAAGATACTACTTTTAGTCGACTGTGCAAAGACAATCGCTATAAAAAATGTTAAAATTAAAACCAGTATTCTATTAGACTTTATAATGGTCATACAGCAATGAAATTAAATTTGGATTAATCCATTTCTGTGTGTCTATTGTTCTAAACAGATGCAGGAAATCACTCGCTACACGTTCATTGTCAAGATACCAGTCAATTTTATTTATCTCAATTTCAAGGTCTTTAATAGACCTCTCATCGGGAAGAGACTCACAAATTTCATCAATTCTGTTATTAAGTCTCTTGGAACACATCACCAAACAGATTAATACTGTTACTGCTCTTACAAAGTAAATTGCAAGAAATAAACATATAAAAAGGTTCATCATAAGCTCATTAGTTTTTCGTAAGCTGCTGTTAGTTCCTTAAATTTCTCTTCACTACCACCTCTATCAGGGTGATAAACAAGAACCAATTTCCTATAAGCTGCTTTAATTATTTTCTTATCAGTTGTTGGGGAGATTTGCAACATTGTGTAAAGAGAAGCGTAAGGATTAACTGTCTCTTGTTGGCGTTTAGCTTGTTCTCTCGAGAAATTATCCCACCAACTCTGGTATTGATGATTAAACCCTGCAAAATCATCATTAAACTCAAATCCTTGATTACCATAGAATCTAGCTCTCTGATATGCATTTTCTTGCTTAACCCTTTCTCTTTCCCTTCTTTCACGCTCTATTCTCTCTTCCCATTCCCTTTGCGCTTTTCTTGCTGCTTCTTGTGCCTTTCTTATGTTTTCCTCTACTTTAGCGGGAATTTCATAAAATATATGGTCAAGAGTTTTATCAACAACATTCCATAAAATAGTAATGTGAATGGGCTTGCTAATAGCATACTTCATTCCAGAGTCCCAGAGATTTCCTTTCACATTAGCGTATATGGAAATATTTTGCCGATTTTCTTTCAAACCTTTCTCTATAGCTTCTATGACAGCATAGAAATAAGGCTCTTTCTTCCATTCAAGAAGTTTCAGTATAGCTTTAAATTGAGGAATCCTTTCCTTATCGAGTTGGCTACTTAATAAATAAGCAAACCATTTAAAGTGATTGTACTTTTTCAATTCAGAGAAATTACACTTTATAAGAGAATGTTCAGGCTCAAAGTCTGATTCTTCAACAAAATGAGCTCCACTAAAGAAACCATAATATTCAAAGTCAATATTGTATTTCCTACAAGCATATATAAACGCTTTATCTCTACTTGTAACAATGTCTCTTTCCTCTCCCTCATTTAGATTAGAAGAGCCATTAAAGTATTTTAAAGAAATCTTTTTAAAAACATTCATTGTCTCATCTATTTAGTTGTTAAACGTGGGCCTGACCGGACTTGAACCGATAACCTCAACATTATGAGTGTTTTGCTCTGACCGATTGAGCTACAGGCCCAATAAAAAAGGACAGCGATTAAACTGTCCTTTCTTTTTAATTTTTTCTTTTATTCTTCAACGGTTTCTTCTTTCTCTTCATCGTCTTCAACAAGAGTAATACCTAAGCCCCATACTTCAGTGAGTTCTTTCGGCATACTGATTGCTTCATCAGGGAACCATTCATTGTGAGTTTCAATGGCGATTTTCCAATCCACCAATGTGTCACGGAGTTCACTTTTCTTGTTTTGAATTGCTTCCACAAAACGTCTGGGATTGAAATCCTTACTTACCGGAGATAACGAAGTTGTGCTATTGATAGATAAATCCATCAAGTTTGTAAGCTCGTTGATAATACCTTGAGCTTTACGTTTACTGTCAGCAATCAGTGCTTCCTGTTCTTGTTTTACAGTATTAGCAATACCTCTAGCACGGGCTGCTAATAATGATTGACCACTGCGTGATAATACCTTTGCAAATTTCATTTACGTAATTTTTTATACATTAAACATTAATAATTCCAGACATACCATGCCTTGCCTGCATAGATGGCATCGAATACCAATTGTCCAAACTGTGTAGCTACATACAATGCAGTTTCTTCATCCTTACAGGCAAGACAGCCCACACTGGCAGAGGCAGCGCCGACCCCACTATCAGAATAGAAGCAACCAGGGCCGGCAAGACCACCGTTATACGCGCGGCTGCCAAGCAGATAGTATCTTTCTCCTTCTGATGTGAATTTTGCGATGACATTCTTCTTTTCACTGTCAGGCAATTTACTTTGTACATAGAAACGAACCCATGGATACCATACTCTTCCTTCTGTAAGACTGAAATTGTGACCTCTATTCAAAGCCCGCAATACAGTTTGCAATTCATACATTTTACGAACGGAATAAGGAGCAGAGTTAAGCCAATTTGGATATTCTTCTCCCAACACTTCAAAAGCATCTTCCACAGTCTTTACTAATGACTTAACGTCATCATCAATAAAGCGAATTGTGCGAGTGCTTTCATCATATACAGGAATCTTACCTTCTGGAGCCTGCACTTCAATTACATGTTTTTTACTCATACTAAATATTTAATAAAGTTTTTAATTGAGCCCTCTGTCCGATTCGAACGGACGTGAGATTTCTCTACACGCTTACAAGGCGCGTGCAATCGACCACTATGCGAAGAGGGCAGAAACAGATGTGAATTTTTTAAGACGGATTCGAACCGAAATCTCCTAACACAAGGTTAGGTGTAATAACCCTTATACTATACTTCCTTGTTTGGTGGGAGTTAAAAAGTTTTGCTGTTACACATCTTTACATAACCTTGCCAGGTTGCCGAGAGCGGGGGATTCGAACCCCAACTACCACAGTGACAGTGTGGCGTGCAGCCATTACACTACGCCCTCGATTGTTGGTAGATGTCAGCCGTTTCTATTCTACCATTGCGTACTACGGTGCTGACTACCGCCTAAGATTTCCATGTCCTCACGTTATCTCAGGGTGTGTATGATTATTATTGCCTAACCAATTACTTGGCTGGGAGGATTATGCACAAGAGCACTGCCCACGGGATTCGAACCCGTATTAGCATCATCGAAAGTGATGTGTCCTAGTCCAATTAGACGAGAGCAGCAGAAAGCGGAAGACATTTTTATACGTTGCTCTACCTGACTGAGCTAAATGAAGCAAGCTTCACTATGAGATTTGAACTCATGACCGACGGCTTACAAGGCTAGATTGTTATTGCTGTAAGTCTTCCTTTTATTAACTTAACCTATTTTTCTTTTGGCTTAAAAATGAATCTGGCAGGATAGTTTTCACCAAGACCTGGCTTGTCATATTCAACTTCCCAACCATTTTTACGATATTCATCTTCTACATCTAACCACTTGTTTTCCCAAATAGTCTGAACAGTTATGTCGTCAGAAGGACAAAGATGAATAATTTCAGTAATAACTTCACCTTGCAATATTACAGTGCCATAAGCATCATAATTCTTTGCAAGAAGATTGTTAAATGCCTGATACACAAAATCAGGAATGGATGCAAGTTTATGTTCTTTAGCATCTTTTGGTGTAAATATTTTCATATTATTTATTTTTAAGTAGTAATCTTTATTAATCCCAAAACCAAATTTCACGAGCCATAGCTCGTCTCATTGATATTTTTCCTTCAAGAGCTTTAAACCATTTTTGGTGTCTGAAATGTTGAAATCTACATTTTCCACTTTTTCCTCCACAAACACGATAAGTCCATCGTCTTCCATGAGAGCGTTTACCAACGTATTTACTAGCAGTTTTCCATTTCTTTCCGTTGCTCATATTATTAATAAGGGTTAGAGGAGGCTGTAGGAGTCGAACCTACTCAACGAATGGGTACGTTACATCGGATTTCAAGTCCGTTCCATTACCGTTCTGGCAAACCTCCATTTTATTCATAAAATAACATTATTTACGGGTGTAGTATGGGATTCGAACCCATGCGTTTCTTATGTACCAGAATCACAATCTGGCGGCATCAACCACTAGCCGAACTACACCATGTTTATTTATCGGTAAACGAAGAAATATCTTGGAAACTCTCCTCCAAATAGAGTAAGGGCTACATTACATAACCAAATGCTTGGAACAGGGACATCAGAACAAGAAATCCATTCATAAGTTGCTCCAAATTCATCTTGCTGTGGAGTAATATGAAAATAAAGGTCATTTCTCTCTGTCTCAATTTCTGTATCAACTTTCAATGTAACAACTTCTTTATTGTCAGGATATTCGGTAACGTACCATTCTAAGAAATCATCAGCACCGTTTACCATTTGTAAATCATCAATGCTTCCAGCCCAAGGAATATCAACAAACCATCGTTGAGCTAATTTTTTAAATGTTAGTTCAAGTTTCATATTATTTCTTTATTAAGTGGAGCCAGTGGGACTCGAACCCACGACTTTCTGCGTGCAAAGCAGACGTTCTAGCCATCTGAACTATGACCCCAAGTTACAATTGAGGGGAGTGTCGGGTTCGAACCGACAACCTATGGGTTAACAGCCCATTGCTCTGCCAATTATAGCTAACTCCCCGAATACGGATTACTATTTAAATGTGTCGTTATTTTCTGGTGCAATAATTTAAGGTAATTGCTGTAAGTAATCCTTGTAATATATTTTAATATGTAAAAACAGTAGTCATTTATAATCCCTATGTGTAGGAACTTACTCCCCCATTGGAAGTGTTCCCGTTGGTAACCAAGTATAGCTGTGTGAAGCTTGCTCGAAATACCATACAAAAGCTCTTTTTAATAATTTCATAACTTTCATACTTTTAAGGGTTAAATGAATAAATAAATAAATAATCTAAAAACTCTGGTCAACCACACGCATCCCACCAGTTTGTACTTCCCGCTCCTCTTAGTACAAGCGACTCTGTTGTTCCTACAGATTATCTCCTAAGTATCCAAGCGAGTTATCACCTGCCACAGCCTTGTCCGTTGTGAGTTTAGTTTAAAGATATTACCAAGATATAATTCCGGAGAACATACAGGTAGTATCTCTGTAAGAAATAAGTTTTGAATCAATGAATTTAGATTGAGAATGACGATATTCTACTAAATAAGGTTCTCCCCATCTTCCTCCAAAGAGTCTAGATTTACCAGCAACTTGCAAAGTTCCTTGATAAAGATGTTGATTTAAGAAATCAAACATTCTTTCAATACCACCTGCACATCTTAAGCTGAATGTAAAGGACAAAGCCCTTCTTTCGTTAGTCTCTAATGTATTTAAAGTATTAAACACATCCAAGAAACTGTCTTTTGCATTAACAATGCTGTTACAGAAATCACAATCTACCATAGGGGCTTTCACCATATATTGTAGTGTTGCAATATCACCTCTAACAACTTCCCCACCATATCTATGTTTGTCACATAGTAAGATTTTAGATGGATGGATAGTTTCTTCGAGTACTTGTTTATACTTATCAGGACAATCACCTGCCAGACCTAAAACCTTAGATGGCTTGCTAGTTAATGCTTCAAATAACATTCTCTGTGCAGTTCTCTTTGCATTTCTACGTTCTTCAAACATAATCTTTAATTTTTGTGAGTAATCTAACCTTGTGTGCCCTCTGGGTCTCGAACCCAGCGTGGAATTACTTCCTCCGGATTAAAAGTCCGGTGCAGTAGCCAGCTCTGCTCAAGGCACTTAAAAGTCCTATAAAAATAGGACTGACTACTTAAGAAAAAGTAGTGTTTTAAAAACAGAACACTATAAAAGCTGTGTCAAATTAAAAGTTTGATGCTGAATATAATTTGCTGTAAGTGTTCTTTTTATTAACTAAAATTGAAGAGCCCAGAGTCGGATTCAAACCGACGACAGATTTCTCAAACGGTTTTGCAGACCGTCCCCTTAATCACTCGGGCATCTGGGCATAAACAGAAGTCTTTTTGTTGACAATATAACCAATTGTTGTATTAAATTTGCTGTGAGACTTCTTTGTATTTTTGGTATTCTGAAATATTCTACTAAAGAGAACCACTTTCGATAGTCTTCTCACGTACCAATCGAGTTAATTCCCTGTCACACTTACGTGCCTTGTGCAGTTTTTACCTGCTGCCCAGTACACTTATTTCTTGTTGAATAAGTATGAAAAAGTCACCCAAATTTATCGTCACATTCGGTAAACGGTGAGGTCGGACGGGTAGGACTTGAACCTACGACCCTTACCTTATCAGAGTAATGCTCTAACCAACTGAGCTACCGTCCGGATTACGAGACTTGCCTATATGCGTCCATATAAGTAGTATCTCAACCTATCTTCTACTTCGGTCGTTGATAGGACTGATTTCCTCCCACCTTTGCGCATCCATATCCGAATTTGGAGAGGCGTAGGAAGGATATTTGGTATTCCACGATAAGAGGTCGTTACTCTCTCACCACCGCTTGTTTAAGGCGGCTATGCAACTCTACACTATATCGTCTTTATAATTTATAAATTAAAGTTTTATATTTGTCTTTCATTATTTTGAATCCCAATGGAAGTAAAGCATATTCATATACCTTTCTTCTCCTCTCATCGTCAGGATAAACCTCAATAGAGTCTCCTGGGAATTTCCATTTAGCATAATCAATAAAGTCAAGTAAACATTTCTTAGCCCACAACAAAGACTTTATTCCGTCTTTGCCAGTTGTTTTACCTTCTTGATAACCATGCTTCCTTTTAGTGGTTACATAAAAGGCAAAGTTTAAGGTTTCATTGTAAGTTCTGTACACTTCACAGATAATTATTTGATTACATTCGTTACGTGATTTATAAATGTAGTGGTCAAGATATTCTTCACCTGATTCTCTTTGTATATCGTACATATCTTTAACTTTTTTAGTTGCGGAGCTGGGAATCGAACCCAGAACCCAAGCTTATGAAACTCGTGAGATACCATTTCTACGCACTCCGCAATATCATTTGTTTATTCCTTGCATTAATATATCTCCAGTAATATCACCTGCTACATTTAGAAGATACTCTGCAAAATTATTTTCAGCTGACGGTTGGGTATTTTTATCTATCCTCCTTGCTATTTTAAGCAATTCATCTAACTTTTTAATAATTATATCGAGTTTGTCTTCCATAGTAGTGATTATATGTGCGGGTAAAGAGACTCGAACTCTTCCCTTCTGATTGGAAGTCAGACATGCTCAAAACCATTGACACCACACCCGCAGATTAAAAAGGCTTAACTAGCCTTTTGTTTGTTATATTTTTCAATCCATTTGTTACACTTTACTTTGAGTCTTTCTTCAAAGAGCTTTTGAAAATCGTCTCCGTAAACACTGACACCCAAGTCTACTACATTAATAAATGTATCAACCAATTCATCACAAAGATTGAGAGCTTCTGTTTTCTTATAATCAGAAAGACCAGTAATAATACTAACCTCTCCCATTACCTCACCACTCTCTTCTGCCAACTTAATGGCAATGTCCTGAGTTGTTCGCCCGTTTTTAATAGACTTTCCAACTTCAACAACGTGTTCAATTACATCAATCATAATTTATTTCCTTAATTGTGAGTACAAAGATACTACATATTTTTAATGTTACAAAATAGTAACTGTTAATTTCTGTTAAAGAATGGACTACTTTCCCAAGCAATCCATTTATGTGTCTAATTTAAAAAATAAAATTATAGAAACTATGAGAACTTTTTTGCTGAACGGTCAGGATTCGAACCTGAGTGAGCTTTCGCTGATGCTTTTGGAGAGCATTCTCGTCGACCACTTGAGTACCGCCCAATATAAACGGATGCTATTGTTTTTGCATATCAAAATAATAAATTGCTGCATGACATCCTTCATTTTTTAACTACCATTTGTGGGAGTAGTAGGATTCGAACCTACTCAGCCAAAGGCACTTGATTTACAGTCAAGCCCACCTCTCCAACTGTGGCGTACTCCCTAGTTCATTCTATCCACGCGGCTACCAATTACCGGTTACGTGCCCAAGAAAAAACAGATGTGCATTTTTACAACATTCTATGGCGATTGTTTTTAAAAATTTGCTGTTGCACATCTTTGTAATCAATTAACAACTAAAATCAAAACACAATGGTAAGTCTGGATAGCAGGATTCGAACCTGCGGTCTCTTGGTCCCAAACCAAGCATCTTACCAACTCGACTATACCCAGAATTTGGGAGATTAATCATTCTCCCAGTAAGTTTTTAAATCAGCAGCTGAACTTCCTTTATATAAAATTCCAGCCTTAATAGCTTCATTTAATTTTTCAGTAATTACTTCGACAGATTGTCCTCCAAATTTGGAATATACTTCCATACGTTTTTTCGGATTCATGACTTTGGAATATCCTCGAACATTTTTACACACTTCTGTCCAAAATGCAGTCCATTCAGTTCTATCATTATGATTACACGTGTATTTCACAGAGGATGTCTTAGTAGCTTTCTTTGTACTTTTGTTATTAGATATGTTTCTCTTTACTTCTTTATTTAAACTCTTTATCTCTTTTATGTATAAATAATTAGAGATGAAAGTTTTAACTCCCGCTAAATTAAATGTCAATATCTGTGGTCCTTCTTTCACTTGAACCAAATATACTGTTTTAGCATTTAAAGGATTAACAATTCTAACATCACAAGTAATCTTTGAAGCTTCTGGAAAGTGGTCACTCAAACCAATCTTAGCTTTACCAATTGTATAGTATTTGCTATTAGTAGTTTGAGAATCACATATTGCATCCTTCTTAGTCATTAAAGACTCAAGATATTTACTTATGTAAGACATTAGTGTTGATATTCGCGGATTTTACACTTGCAATCAGGGTCATGAACTACTCCCATAGTTCTTGTCTTAGCACTACCTGTGGTAAATGAAATATACGTATGACCACTGTATTCAAACTTCTCGACTCTTGTTGAATATGCCTGAACTTTAATAACAGAGTATTGTGGCTCAACTCTAGTACATCCTACTAAGGATATAATAGCTAGCAGATAAATTACCTTCCTCATAATATTAATCTTTAATTAATAACTTATTTTAATTGTGGGACGAGAGGGCTTCGAACCCCCGACGCCAGGCTCTTCAGGCCTGCGCTCTACCAGCTGAGCTATCGTCCCATTTCCTGTAGACATCACAATCTCTTTTTTAGTCTACAGGTTGCTCTCTATCCTCCCATATTCTGGGATTCCACACTATTGTTTACGGATTAGGTTCGTGTTTCCTCTTACCTTTTGGTACCTTTGAGAGCTTTTCCGTACTTATTTATAGTATAAGTTAGTGCTTTGCTGTACCTAATCCTTGTTAGAAATTACCTATCTACTTAATCTTTACCTAACCGCTGTTAGAGAGTAAGCATATTCAATAATTCTTGATTCATTGCTGCTTGGAATAATTCCAGAGCATTCTTCGGAATACTTTCAACAGGTGTTTTACCAGTAAGGAAGGCAATTCCAGCTGGGTCAAGACCACTCATATAGAAAGTATATGCGTCGTCACAGAGTGATTCAAACTTCGGACGAGGACTTGAGGAATAATATCCGTTAGGAATATCCCATAGAACCATAACGAAGTTATCAACGAACTCTTTAGAGAATCTCGTTCTCAATAGTTGACGGAACGCAGTAAATACTGACTGATTACGTCCAACAGAGTTGAACTCACCATCAGAAATACAGATGATACCACTTGGGAAATCTTCTTCTGCATATCCCTTATCTCTAAGAGATACAAGAAGTTGTGCAACTGACATTAAATTGGTTCCACAATAACCATCACCATGAAACTTAGTGAATTTTTCATAAGGAGTATCTCCCTTCCACTCTTTCATTAGGCATGTATTTGAGAACTCAAGTACAGTATTAGCAAACTTCCCTTCCAGTAAGTATGACAGATACAGACCAATGGATTTTGCTACATGATAAGCACTTACTTCAAGACCTGCGGCTTTATAAGTCATAGAGCCAGATGTATCAAGAACAGCAATAAGATTAGTCTTGCGATTCATATCTTGTTTAGCTGTTTCGATAAGAGACATAAACTGTTTATTGACAGTGTCTATCTGGTAGGGTTTCAGAGCTGTTTTTCTCCCATTATAACAATCGTTATCAGGGAACAGTTCATATACAAACCCAGTGAATTTGGCTACTGGTTTTGCTGCCAACCACTCTTCGTATGCTTTAGTAAGATTGTGATTCTCCAAGAACTTACTACTAGCAAGTTTTGCTAATGCTCTACCAGCAATCGAATCGAAATCAAGATTTTTGTAGTCTTGACGGCTAATTGCCTGCTGCCATTTGTGGGCATTGCCTGATGCTTTAATTTCACGATACATTTTATATGCACGCCACTTACCTCCTTCACCTTCTCCCAAGTCGAATATTTCTTTAACGATTTTCTTTGCAATAAAGTTATTGCATTGAGAACGCAAAGAAGTACACTTCTTGCTTGGCTTTATCTGTGGAAGATACTTTCTCACCAAGTTAGTTTGGTTATCATCAGCCAATCCACCGACAATAAACCTGATGATGTATTTCCAATCAAGAACTTTATTGACTGCACCATGATATTCAAGGTCAAGCCTTAGAATTTCAAAGACATCATCCCACGAACCTGCTGTAACAAACACAGGTAAGTTCTTTTTGAAGATTTTTGGGTGATTGATGGCAAGCCAAATCATCCTCATGAAGAACTCGGATTTAAGTCCTTGTCCTCTTTGAACACCCAATTTCTTGCCAGTAAACAGTTTCGGATTACGAGTAATCAAACGAATGTACACTGCTTCTTTAATAGCTGTCAATGGGTCTACTGCCCAAAGCCTTTCCATAGTCTGGGAAACCTCAGCAAACTCTCTGGGTTTTCTGTAATTACCAATGGCTGCGAAGTCATCGACAAATACATTACCTGACGTATCATACTTCAAACTTCCGTTTCCGGATGTAGTCTGATGTTCCATCTTATATGCTTCTCTCTGGAAGATATTTTCAAACTTGGGAGCTTGTACTCCCGAACCTTTAGTAACTTTAGGAGTTACTTCATAAAGCGATGTTCTTTTTCTGTCAAACATATTCAGGTTATTAATTCATTATTACTTGTAGCTCCAGTGAGACTCGAACTCACACGCCCATTTCTGGACATCAGGGCTTAAACCTGACGCGTCTACCAATTCCGCCATAGAGCCATCCTAATTATTTAGAATCCATCTTCATCAATATCGTCATTATAAACGTAGTCAATCATTGCACCTGCAAGTATGACTAATCCAAATGAAACAAATAGAGATAAAATAAATATTATAACTACTCCCAGTATAAATTCTGCCATACTTTTCCTTTCTGATTAAGTGATGCAAAGATACTACAAAAAATTGAGCCTACAAACCTTTATTAGTTAAAATTTGTAAATTCTTCTTCATTCATTATGAGTTAGATTTATTTTGCTTATTTCCTAGTTATCTTTAAATATTTTAGTTGATAACCAACAAATAAAGCTAAATCCAGCTGCTATTGCTGCCATACAGAGAGTTCCCCGAAGAAAATAAATCATAAAATCCATATCTATATTCCTTTCTTCCATTTAACATACAAGATAGCCAATCCGTATAAAATCGGAAAGGCTATCATACCATAAATAAACTCCATTTAGTTTGGTGTACTAAATATGAAGCAAACAATCAATATCACGCATATTACCGTGAGGAGTCCCATTACACTTCAACAATTTGAGATTTCATGCAGATATTCGGAGTACTGAGAACAGTGTATGCTTGTGCACTACCGACTCCTACCATTTTGACCTTTACACAGTCAGAATCAACAACAATAGGTGTAATATCATCACCATATTGGTCAGTGTCAACTGTTACAGCAGCAACTCCCAATTCAGAAGAGATGTGGCCACAAATATCAGAAAGAACTTCCGGAAATGAATCATTGACCAAAATACATTCGAGCATTCCGTTCTGTGATATAACAGCCACTACCGGAGAGTCGTTGCTTACTTCGATTGCCAACTTATTTTCACCTTCTTGTACTCTTGCAAATTCTAATTTCTTCATCTTTATATGATTTTATGATTAATAAATGTCGTTTTCAAGTTGTGCTGATACACATACTTGTTCCATATCATAGTCAGGATTTTTCTGAGCTATTTCAATGGCTGATTTCACTACTTCGTTGAGACAACCATGTTCTTGGGCATTCTCTAACATTCGTTCAATGATTCCGTTCATAGTTTACAACTTTCAATGATTTCTTTAGTTATAACTCCATTATTCTTTCTGGATAAAGCATCGAGCATATCAAGGTCAAACTCTTCCTTTTGAAATTTGAATTGAATCCATGTTGGTTCACTCGGTCTGTAATCCAAGAATGTTTTACACTCTGTAGTTCCAAGAACCTCGTGTACCATAGCAAGAATACGTTCACCTGCTTTCTTAGTTTTTACGAATCCAGATAAATCATATCCAACACCTCTGGAGTTCCAATATTCTCCTTCTTCTGGACGTTCGTCCTTAGGCATCCAATGCCAGCTTGGAATACCAATCCTTGGATGAGGAATACGGATTGCCTGTTCCATTACATATTCAGAATGAGGATTCTCAGGGTCTTCCGGATAGATTGCATATTCGCAAATCATAGAAACATGACCTCTTACTTCGAATTTAAGTCCACAATGTCTACAAGTTGCAGAGGATAATCCTCCACCAGATACACAACTCCCTTTAGCAGAATCACATCCACAATTTGGGCAACCGAACTGTTTAAAATCAGAATATAATATTGATAACATTTAGTAATTGGATTTAAATACAACTTCTTTAAAGCACACAAATGACTTTCCATCTTCTTCGATAATACAATCGTTCTCTTCCAAGAACTTAGTAATAAAGAATGTAGGAATGTCATAGTTATCAGTCACAAACATATCACGCTCTTTATCAAAGTGATAACGTTCATGTCTTTCAAGCCGAGTAGGATTTCCATTAAGAGTAATTTCACCAGACAAAGGATTATCTTCATCTGGTTTAATTCCCTTTATATAGATTGAGTACTTGGCATCTGGCAAATAAACTTGCTGAATTACACTCACTTACACTTCCTCCCAAGTAATGGTTACAACTTTCTTCAGGATTCTGTAATTTCCGGTCTGCTTAAGGATAGCAATTGCTGATTCAACCAATTCACTTTCATCCATGATTTCAGATTGTTGAGTGTTTGTGGGAGTTTCGGAAGCAGCCATTTCTGCCTTCTTTTCTCTACTACGCTTATTCAGCTCATTAGCTTTTTGTCTGTATTCTTTGAGATAGTTCTCCACTCTTCCAATGTAAACTGGGTCGTTTGGAAGTTTGTATCCTGATTTTGTTGCTTCGAACAGCCCAAACTCTTGAGCAGTTGTGGAATATGTAGGAAGACCAGGCAGGATTCCCTTCAACAAAGTCGAAAGTTCACTAAGGGTAAAGATTTTACCTCTGTTCTCGTCTCTTGCCACATTGTACTTTCTACAAATCTCTTTTGCATCATTTTTCTTTCCCATAATCTTGAAATTTTAGTTATTAATAATTGATTGCATTTTACACCTAAAACTTACTCACGTGATACTTTATTAAGTATTAAAACCTGTAGCGTCCTAATGGGCAAGGTATCGAGTATTGTAAGAAACTGGTGCCCTCAATGTCTTGGGATTGTTACACAACTCCGTAGCTTACGCTACTCCGAAGTTATTGAGTTTTTTAAAAATGCCGGGAATAGATTCTCACCCAGCTATGAGCCTTTTCTCTAACGCTCTTTGAATTGAACGGAGCAATTACGTCGCATTTTATATTTCAATACCCGAAACGCAAAAAGCACAAGAACGGTCTTTCCCGTCTGTCAACCGCCTAAAACTTATAAGGATGAGCCAATGGTGCTATTAACCGTAACCGGCATTTCCATCTTAGACTTATTATAAGAAACTGGTGTTGCAAGACGTCCTATCCTAAGAGGAACCAGACTGTCTTATAGTTTTTTAGTGTTTGTTAGTAGCTCTTGTACGCATTACTCGGCAGAGGAGCCTTACCGAAACCTACAATGTAGGACGCTGTTTAAAACTTAAAGATTAACTTAAATTAAAACAATCATATAGACTCCTGCTTTAACGCATGAAACAGGAACGTTTTAATTTGGGCATTACACGCATTATGTCCATTTTGCATGTAAAGGATTCTAAGCATTTGCAACTACTTAGAAGAGCTAAACCCAGTTGCCAGTCTTTACAGCGCTGGCTCTCTGTTTATTTCTTTATACTTCATAGCTAATTCTTTATTCTCTTCTGGAGATAAAGATTTAATACTATAAGTACGAGTGACTTTACCTAAGAAATAATTATACTCTTCGATATGAAGAGTAAACTCTGTTTCTGTGCAAGTTATGTCTACAAGTTTCCCGTCTAAATGAGTCTTAGAATGCTCAGCAATTTGATGTAAATATGCAAGAGCTTCTTCAGAAGTGCGGAACTGCTTACCATTGTCAGTTCCACTTGAAATGAATGTGTATATCATAATTGTGCGCGATTGACCTACATCACAAGGTTTTAATTGTTATTTTACTATGTAAGGAGCTACTGTATATACGAACTTGAACGCACTTTTTGCGAAGTCCGATTCCAGTTTAGCTAATTCTGCTCCAAATGCAGCTTCTGCTGCCTCTCTAGTATCATATAACACAGAGAAATTATTAGTTACAATATATTTCTTCATTGTTGTATGTATTTAAAGATTGTGGACCTGGGCGGAGTCGAACCGCCGTCCAAACAAAGTCCAATAATAGAATTTTACGTGTGTCTCTATTTTATTACATCAGCTGTTGAGTTCAGCATGTAGATAGTTTTATTAGAAGAGCTAGATTCTTTACAAGTGGGCTCATCTAGCACCTTCCCACTTAACTAATTAGCAAACTACCAAATTGGGCTTGACCGAACGGTCGCTCCACCACTCCATTTACGTTGGAGAACGGATGATATTTCAGAGATTCGTCACATCTCATGGACCACATCTTCCATCTGCTTTATGACATTAGGAGATTTCAGCTTTACTAACCTTTGGCTTTCAAGTTAAGTGGGCTGCTCTATATGCTTCTTCCCACACCTCTTCTGTTTCTAGGTCTCTCCTATTGACCCGACTTAGAGCTAATTTAATAGATAAGCCAGCAGCTTAGGCTGCCATTCTTACATCGCTTCTTTCAGCATTTATTGTTTTCCTTCGTTTACAGAGATTGCGCTCTACACGTTCTATTACCTTCTCTATGCTGTCAAAACCATACAGGCCCTTAAAAGAAAGTAAGCTTAGACACAGTAGTTTGGATAGTCACCTACTGTGCCATACTTACAGTGTAATCCGTCTAATGTCTTTTAATAACTTCTCTTTCATTTCCTTGTGTTTTTTAATTTTACTTCGTTCCATCTGTTATTTATAGAGGCTTTGGACTCTCATATCTAAGATATGGCTACATTAAACGGGTGATTTGCCCTGTATTCACATACAAGACAAATCTTTACTAATTTAAAAAAAAATGAAGTAACAACATGAATTTTTGAGGGAATGAAGAGATTCGAACTCTCAACCTTACCGTTCGTAGCGGTATGCTCTAATCCAATTGAGCTACATTCCCGACCAGCGGATTTCCCCGCTTTTGTCATATTAGTTTTATAAAAAATGGTTGTAATGGTTACCAACCCGGCTGGATTTCGTCTTGGCCTTCGACTACTTGGAATATAGCAATTATTCCTTTCTCATTACCACTATCTTGGATAATTTAAGTACACTGCTTTCATAACACATTTCATCCATAAACATCGTTGTTTAGCGGGCTGCATTATTAAATAGTATGATAGTCAGTTCTTATCAGAGTGTTGCGCACCACTCAACAGCGTACTGGAAGCCACACAAGGCCTGACTCCCTTATTGGCACAATTAATAAATATAATATATGACTAAAATCAATTATTCATAAGATTGGATTAAATGCCTTCTGCTTCGAGAGCAATAGGCAACGACTGTGCAACAGTGAGTTGCAAGTCAAATGTGTTAATACCATTGTTACTGCCGCAGAGGTAGAGTTCGTCAATCAAATTCTTACACTCATCGCGTTCATTTGGGTTGTCGACTTGGGCGAGTTCCATTTCTGTATCAACTATACCCGAAAACAAAATACCCGGAAGATAGATTTTCTTATCCTCTTCTGATAATGATTCAATCACTGCATTTACTGGAAGTTCTTTCAATTTCATATTGTTCTAAGATTTGAGCTCTATTAGTGACTATAAATATCCTTTATGGAATCTTAACGGTGTTACAGTTCATTAACTAATGCTGTAATTTCATCCTGCACATCGTCAATACATTCGCGGAAGTTTTCGACAATTGCAAGATTTTCTTCAGTTGGCTCTTGAGCCCATGCGAGTTCAGCCTTCTCTAAGTAATCTAAGAGTTTACGGCGACGTTCGTTCAACTTCTCTAATCTTTCTTCAGGATGTTCTCCTTCCAAGATAAGAGCAAAAAATACTGATGTTATAACTCTTCTTTGCATTGTTTAAAGAATTTATTACGGATATAGTTAATGAATAGGAGAATTGGAGATAATGCAAGTATGTTCATACAAACAGTATCGAACAAACCCCAATTCCAGTGAGTGATTTCGTAGCCTGCAATATACTTGATTGCAACTCCAGTTGTAGCTAACAGAATTAAGGCACTGATTAACAGACCAAGGCAAACAATCCCAACTAAGATTAATGCCACTACATTCTTTATTATATTCATCTATGTTTATTAGTTAAAATAAAAAATAGGATATAAATAGGGTTAAAAAATACAGAATGAGCGAATTAATTGTAATTGACTACATCCACTGTATTTCTGGTGAGTTTTTGAAAATTGGAAAAATTGGGAAAATAGTGGGCGATAAGCAGAGTCCTCTCGCGCTCCTATCTACCTTCCTCACACCGGCAAGACTCGAATTATTTCCCAAACTGTTGCTTTACTTTGCTTAAAAAGAAGTAAATACATTAAGGGAGTTGTGGGATAACATTGTGAACAAGGGAGATATTCATTTGTCCGCATGTCACGAATCCGCTTAACCTTTTCATCTGTAACATATCCTAGAACAGTTTTAAACTGTCCAGTCTTTTTTCCATAGTGCTTCGTTGCTGTGTACATGGCTACATGCTGCTTTAGATTATAGGAGTGCTACATGAAGGATAATAAAAAGGATAGTCATTTCTGACTATCCTATGTGTTTACAGATTAACAGATTAACGGGTAAACGGTAAATCCATGTTTGCAGCCGCAAAATGACTTTTCAAATTTTCATCTTGCGACGGTTCAAAAGATTCTTTCATTATTTCGCCAATTTTGGCAAAAATTTCCTCTTTTACTTTCGGTTCAAAAGTCCACCGTTTACGAACGGTTGCACCGTTAATTGTTGGTTGTCCGTTTTCAAACTGCAAAGAAACAACATTCTTTTGTTCAAGAGCTTGCAAAACTTGTTTGTTATCAAACCATCCTTTCACTGTTTCGTATGCGCTTTTTCCGTTTGTGCGCGAGCTTCCTGCAATAATTTCAATTTGTGGCATTGCGCGTACCATATCAAGCGTACACCCGTCCGGCAAATTTTCAGATTCGCAAAGGTTTGCGGTTCTTTGCACTCCGGCTATGGAAACACTACCAAATTTCACGAACTCCAAATTTTCGGGATTAAATAACATTGTCATAAATGCGCCGAAAGTCACGCCGTTTGTGCGGATTGTCTTTTCCTCAATGATAGGCAAAACGACTGTTAAATAGTTTGCTGAAAGTCCGTTATCACTTCCCGCACTTGCTGCCGTTTCCATAAACTTTTTTACCTTGTCACTGTTAGCACTCAAAACGTTAATTTTTGCTTTCATAATCTTTTTTTGTTTAAAATTGTTACTAAATAAAATTTCTATGTTTAGGCGGAATTTCACCGCCCTATTTTTTACAGGTTGTTAAGCATATTACAAACCGCATTTGCACCGTACAAACGTACCATTTCCAAATAATTCGGAACGTTCGTTTTAACTTTGCTTGTTAAGTTTACGCTTACTTTCTTTGTCTCTTTGTTGTTTTTAACTGTTTTCATGACTGTAAATCTTTTTAAATTAGTAATTTTTCCGTTTGGAAAGAATGAAATTATTTTCATTTTTCTCCAACTACCCTCGGGGGGCGTTAGAGGGTACTGTCCATTCGCTCGCATAGTTAATATACTTAGTCACCCAAAAATCATTTCCCAAATTTCTCTATATACATCACTATATATTATTTGAGCCTCGATTGAGATAGGGGGGGGGGACTATATTTAAGTACCTATATATAATGTACGCGCGTGCCTGTACCTAATTATATAATTAACATCTATTTAACTATTTTAAATACATCACATTTGGTAATGTGAAAAAATAGTATTAATTTTGTAACATCAAAATGAAAAATATGATTTATTTAATAAAGAATAGAAACTACTTAAAAATCGGATATTCTAATAATATTGAAGAACGGTTAAAGAATTATAACATACATAATCCTAATTATGAATTATTAGCTATCCGAGACGGAACAAGAGAGTTTGAAACTTTCCTACATAATAGATTTAAAAACTTACAAGTAAAGGGAGAATGGTTTCTATACTCAGAAGATATAGTAAACGATTTCCTTAACTATACAGATTCAAACTTTAACTTCGCTGTGGCACATTCTCAATCACATATAAAGATATATGATTCTGGATTCAAGATGTTGAAGAAGTTAAAATCAAATACAGCATATAATATATTAATTTACTTACATAGTATTTCAGAATATAATGAAGGAATAGTATATTTTAATAATGTTGAAAGAAAAAGATTAATGTCCTTATTAGGAATAAAAAGTAATGCAATTACTAACGCTTTGCGTCTTTTAGAACAAAGTAAATTCTTATTAAGGACTCCAGAATATATATTACTAAATCCTCTTCCTGTTTGGAAAGGAGATGCAAAGACAAGAGATAAGATATTAAAAGAAACAAAAACTACATTTTATATTAATAATGAATTATAGTGAAAAGTTAACACGATGGATGCTAGAGGATACTCTTACTCGTTATCCAGCATTTGATATTCAAAATGAAATTAAAGAACTTCTTGACTTAGGAGTATTAATGATATTCGTTTCTCCTGATAAGAAAAAAGTAGAATTGAAACATAGAAATCTAAATCTTAAATATGTTCTCGAAGATGGAACAATAAGTAAGATTGAGACTTTGGATGCAGGAAGTCTTACTAAAAATCTGATTAGCCTGTTAGAAGGAAATCTAAATCAATTTAAGGAAGAAGATGAAAATATTTATACATCCATTTATAAAAAGTATATCTCTGATATTGCAGAGATTTATAAAGGACTGGAAGATAAATCTAAAACTCCCAACGAGCTTAATGTAATGATGGGGAAACTCATGCAAAAAATAACCTCTGATTTTATAAAAGCCAAAGATAATTATTTAAAAGAAGTATTTAAAAATAGTGGAATACCTCTAAATCAAGAAACATTAGATAGAGTTAAAAGAGTAATAGATACTACTAAAGATAATAAAACAACAATAAATGATTTAGACTAATGAATCCAATTATAATTATGCAAGTAGACCTTATAGAAGAACAAGAATTTACTTTTGACAATTTCGATGAATTAAAAGGTTATCTTAAAGGTAAAACAATTTATGTGAGAGAGGAATCTTTACAAGAAGTTAGAGACATACTAGGGCTATTGGGCTTTAGACATGAAAAACAAATGGTAGAATATCGCGAGGATACCAGTAGAGTAATTGAAGTAGACAATACTACTTATACGATAGACTTTAGTAAGAATTATGAAGACTACGATATTAATGGAGAGGAGCTTATTGAGGACTATTATAAACTCAAAGAAGAACTTATCTATTCTATCATTCCTTGGCCCATTACTATCTCGGAAGCAAGAGAAATGAATAATCTTAAACTCTCTAAGATTCAAGCACTAGCGGAGACTATGGTACAAATAGTACATAATCTTGAGCTTACAGAAGACGATATGGAAGTAGAATGGATGTTTGGAAAGCATGGAATTAAGGATGCTGCTCAATTCCTCGAAGACTTAGATATCCAGCATGATAATCTTAAATATATATGGTAGAAGGAATACGTAAGTGTATTATTGAATTAAAAAATCTTGAGCAAGGAATTGAATATGCAGTGGCTGACATTAATAAAAGAAATGCAGCCCTTGCATCTCAAGAACAGAATATAATTCAATTAACATCTGAAGTTGAAACTCTTAAAAAAGAGAATGAATCTTTAAAGAAGGAAAACGAAGAACTAAAGAATAAAATAAAAGAATTAGAGAAAGATGAATCAGGAAATCAACCTAGTTGAGGAAGCTTTATATATGGATGCATACATAGTAGAAGAATGGATTTATTACCTTCCAGACATGGAAACAATATTTTTAAATTATGATTAGAAATTTAAGAGAAATTATACTTAATAGAATTGCTGAAATAATCAAGGGAAATGATTATGATGAAATATACGCAACAGGAAAAAGACCTGCATTAGAAGAATTAGAAGTATTAAATAAGTTGTTACAAAATATCTCTGAAACTGATTTAGTAAATGTTCCAGATGAGGACGTTGCAGAAGGAGATGTATATAAAATATCTGATGGCAATAGTCTTATTGCGGGATGTATTAGACTTCCAGAAGTCCCAACACCTTGTAGTAAATGTTCTAACTATCTTGAATCTTTACAAACAGGAAAAACATTAGTATGTAATTGCACATTAGGATTGCCATCTATAACTTGTACTTATGAGTATAAAAGTAACATCGAATAAAGAAATAAGAGACACAGTTCTCGCAGGACTTAAAAGGAACAAGGATAAATATGGTAAGAAGTATTGTCCTTGTTCTTTAATAAGAGAAGATGATACAGTATGCATGTGTAAAGAGTTTAGAGAAATGGAAGAAGGAACTTGCCATTGCCAACTCTATATAAAGACTAAAGACTAATGAGTTACAGTAGTGCAATATATCCAAGTAAGTATCTTGAAATACAATTTACTTCTAGAAGACCTAAGAAATATGAAGTAACTCTTACTGGACTTAGAGGATACGGAATTGATTATGGCATAATAGAACTCTTTACTAACCAATCAGTAGTATGTTCAGAGAATGACTTAGGACAAACCGTATTGGATTTATTAAAGAAGAGTCCAAGTTTATGGGAGGATTCAATTATAAGCGTAAGACAAATATAAAATAATGCAGACATTTGAATTAACATATCCAGTAAGTAATATAAATGGAGTATTTATAGAAGAGGAAGATTTTGAGAAAGACCCAGCAAGAATAGCTTTAAATATAGGACATGTTTCAGTAGTATTTCTTCCAGAACAATATAAGAGTACTTACATGAATACAAATCTTTGGCATAAACTAATGCCTTGTGTAACTATTAATGGAGTCTTACATGCAAAGATATTTTTCTATTCACCCTCATTTAATCTTGATTGGGAATGAACGAAGCAATAAACACATGGAATGAAAAACATCCAAATCAGTTACTAGTATTAAATAGATATGAAAATATATTTACCCTATGTCTTTATAATAAGAAGGAAGATGGAACTCATGAAAAAGAATTTTCAGTATCAGGAGATAGCTTTAGAAAGGCATGGGATGCATTCATTGAGGTAACAGAATAATGGAATATGATATACGCGAATTTGAAATTCTTCATGAATTAGAAGGAGAAACTAAAATATTTGAGGATAAATATCCTACATATTTTCTTGTTATATTATGTGAGAAAGATATAATGTTTCTTGGTAGATATACAGGAAAACTATTTTCTGAATTTAATAAATCAGAACCTATAGGTTATATAGGAAGAAGAAATTCAGCACGAGAGGTTAGAGAAAGTGCAGAAAAAATGATGATACAAATAAAGGCGGGCACCAAATAGGTACTCGCCTTTTCTATTATATAAGAACTAATAAAAGTCCTGTTACTATTCCAATTGCATCTGCAAGGATGTCATACCAATCCCATTTATTACCCGGAGCTTTACTATCTCCATACTCTTTACCTAATGATAAACCTACTGCTAGACCTATACCTAGCCAAATATTAATACTTCCAGCAATTAACATTACTAAAAGATTAACTAAACAATGTTTTAGTTTATCACTTTGTTTTAGGAAGTTTA